AGTAATAGGAGTAGTATTAGATCAAATTGGGGAGCATGATAATATTAAGTCTTATTATATATCATTAGGCCCAGAAAGATTAAAAGCATTAGGATATAATAGATACGATATAGAGAAAGAACTTGGAATAGTAACATTTTCCTATGAACTGTTAGAATCTAGCATTTATTCAGAGTTTAAGGTAGGAGATAAGTTAACATTATCTAGTATAAAGGATAGGTTAGGTTATTTATATTCTAATATCAATTATGATGCTACACCTAAGGCGAAAGATCTAGAAAATTATTTTGAAGTTAAGCCCATAGTTATGTACGAGAGAAAAGAAAATGGATCTAGAAAACAGATTAAAGGTTATGAATTATTAAGAAGAAAATAAATAAAGTTACAGCGTTTAATTAAAGAATTATAAATATAGTATGTTAAGTAATAATTATCTTCCTAGGGAAGAAAAATATCCTAATATTTCACAAGAAGAATTTATACCTATCAAATATATTCATCCAAGTGGAGTAACTATTCCAGGCGATATTTATGTAATTAATAAAATCGGTGAAGTAAAAAATATAAAAACAGGAAAATTTTAAAAATCACTGTTAATAAGAATTATTGTAGAGTATTTTTAAAATTTTCAGATAAAAGATATAATATATTTCTTCATAGATTGGTTGCATCTACGTTTTTAAAAAATCCAGATTTAAATATTTATTCGGTAGTTAACCATATAGATCATGATCCTAAGAATAATAATCTTTCTAATCTTGAATGGGTTACTTCAGCTGAAAATAATAATAAAGTTAGTGGTAAAAGTACTTCAATCGATATTAATAAGTTAATTCAATTTATTGCATTGAATGATAGTGGAGAAGAAGTGTTTAGATTTAATAGAAAAAATAATGGGAATTATGTTTTAGAATCAATACGAATTGCTATAAAACATAATAGAAAATATAAAGGATATTATTGGAAAGTAGAGAACAAAAAAGATCGTATTATTCATGGATTTTCCGGGAATTTAAATGATTATGAATGGTATGAACATTGGAAATATCCTGGATTATATGTATGTAAGGAAGGATTTTTAAAATATAGAGAAAGGTTATTATATAGTCTTGATAAAGACCAATATGTTAGAATTACATTTAATAAGGATTCGCTAAGAGTTCATAGAATTATTATGGAATTTATCTTAAAAAGAAATTTAACTGATGGTGAAGTAGTAGATCACATTAATACAATTCCATATGATAATCGATTTTCTAATCTTAGAGTAACTAATCAGAAAGGAAATATGAATAATCAAACGACCAGAGAAAAATTATTTAAGAATATAGTACTTTGTAATTTATATGGAGATTTTTTAGATTATATTTCTTCAGAAGAACTTAGCAAAAAAGTATTAAATAAGTCAAAAGAAAGTAATAAATTTAATAGAACAGGATTTTTATATTCTAATACAGTAAGTAAACGATTTATATGTATTGAGGTAGGGGATAGTTTCAATTTATATAAGAAGATGGAAACTATTGTATATGTTTTTAATAAAGATAAGACAGAAGTTTTAGGGGCTTTTACTTCAGTGGAGTCAGTAAAATCCAATGATAATTTAAAAGTTTTACAAAAAGACGCAATAAGAGATAACTATTTAAATAAGAATAAGTTAGACAAATATGGAAATTACTATATGCGTGGACCTAGAGCAGTTGAACTAGTTTTATCTTTAGGTCATGGAACAGCAAAAGATTTTCTCATAGAGTAATTTTATTAAGGAAGAGAAATAACTCTCTTCCTTTTTTACCTTCAAAACGCGCTAAAACAAGGGTCAATCCCTAATAATTGAGAGGAAATTTCAGGTCCTCTCAAGGTTTATACTAATTAATTAAATTAATAATGCTAATAAAGAATGGAAGACGATTATTTGTTAGATGAAGAAGAAGAAGACCTAGAAAATCAAGGATATCTAGGTCCAGACGAAACAGGAGATGATTCTGACGACGATGACTCTGAAGGTTCTGATGAGAGTATTATTGGAGATGACGAGGATGAGAAGAAAATTAAAGTAGATGAGTCTCAGTATGAAGGTAAGATGACTAAGGACGAACTTTGGTTATCTACAGCATACGATGACATAATAGCAGCAGGAAAATTGGATAAAGATAATGCAATTGAAGATGCTGTTACTACTATAGTTTGGGCTAATCCTAAACATACTTCAGTTAATACAGTCGGAAATATTATTAAAGATTTGTTTCATAAGCAAGGTCACTCTCGTATGGTTAATAGCCTCTATACACCTGATACTCCTTTACGCGGAGAAGATGTTGATATAGACTTTAAAGATGAGGATGATTCTGGATTTAATAAGAGATATGCTGAAGAAGCGAGAAACCAAATAGCAAGATTCATAGAATTTTTGGCTACTCGTGATATTAGCAAAGACTCTATTATATCAAAGCGAAGAAAACAAAGACAAATTCCAGCTTTTATTATTTTCTTATTCTCTTCTGGTATGTATGACTTAATTGTTGAATGTCCTACTATGCCCGAAGAATATGCAACTCAGATAAAAGAAGCAATGAGAAAAATCCTAAAAGCTAAGTATGATATCGTCGAAGAATTAGCAAAGAAGTACGAAGAAATGGGTAGACAGGCTGTGGCAGATCGAGTTAGAAAGTTACAGTTATCATGGTTTAATAAAGAACCAGCCGAAATTAGATCATCAGCCGAATACTCTGATCTCGAACTTACTTATGACGACGTATTGGTTTATCGTGAATATAGATCCAGATTTACTAATACATCAAGAGCTATTACTCAAGATATTATTTCAGATATGATTGAGGTAGTTATAGATAAAGAAGCAGGAGTTTATGAAAGATTAAAAGACAAGACCAGATCAGATGCAATATCAGATGTAAAACAAGTATATAAAGATTGGTCAAAAAATAATCCTGACGATTCTGAACTAGCTACTAAGATAATTTGGAAAGATGTCGAAGGAATGGTTAAACAGTAAAAATATTAAAATTTTATGTCAGTATCTCTTGAGTTACTAACCGATGAAGCTATCATCGATTATACTAAAAGTGATGGAAAAGATCAAGTCCTATTTAATCATAGAGACTTGGACCTGAAGTACAATGGAATACAACCTATCGCCGGTGGAGTCTATGATGTCGATATTTTTGGCTCACCCATGGAAGATAGATGTATTTGTGGAAAAATTCGACAACCCTCTGCTGAACCTTGTCCTCATTGCGGGGCAAGAGTATTTACAAGAGAAGAGGGATTGAGAAGATTTGCTAGAATTGAACTTCCTTTCTATTACTTGAATGATTTACGTTTTGATATCTTTAAAGAACTTTTCGAAGATATTTTTAAAGATAGTAAAATTGTGTTAGATTTCTTTGGAGACGATCTTCGAAGAAATGGTTATAGTGCAAGAGGAGCAAAGAAATTAGGTATTAAAGTTTTTGATACCTGCCAGTTCGAATATAATCCAACAACAAAAGAACTAAAAATATCAGAATTTATTACTGATGAAGCTCTATGTTCTTACGAAGGATTAATTAAAATTATTGAAGAACATTTTCCCGCTCGTCTTACAGAATTTAAAAAATTAATTAATCGGTATTACCTAGTACAACCTGCTATGATGAGACCTTTTACTCTCGGAATTAAAAACGGGAAAAAAGTAATGGGATCTCATAAACTTAGTATTTGGTACTCTATTATTATCAGACTTTGTTGCGTAGAAGATAAAAAATCTAATGACTTGAACTATGAGGAAGTTACATCTAAATTTAATACCCCTGGAGAAAGAGTTAGATATACAGCCCTTCTACGTGCTCTCCTAAATGCTGGAAAAAAAGAAGCTACAGCACTACTTAATACATCTAAAGAAAATCTAGCACGTGACTTGTATTCTGTCCGTACTAAAAATTCTGCTAGATGCCCAATTATACCTAGTACTACATTAGCTATCGATGAAATCTCTGTTCCAATACATATCGCTTATGAAATATGTCGGGAAGGTTTCTTAGATTACTTAATGAAAGAGCTGAATTTTACCAAAAACGAAGCACTCAAAGCAACAAAAGAAGAATATAATAATCCGGAAACTCTGAAAATGTTTAAAGAGTATGCGGAAAAACAAATCGTACTAATGGTTTCCTAATTGGTACGTTAGGTGTGAATCCTAGAATATTACAGTACCTGAAAACTGTAGTATTAAATTTTGTGTATTGCTGGGAAGAATCTTATTTCTAATCAGCAGTTGAAAGTTATATTTACAAGAAAACAAAACCCTAAAAAAGAAGAGCTTATGAAGATAAAAAGAAAATTATATTCATCTTCGCTATCTTCTAACAGCCCCTGGAATCGTTCCGAACATATGAAAGCGCTTCACGCACAAGGACGATATACCGGAACTTCTAAAATTGGGCTGTGGAATTCTAGCGAAGAGAAAAGATTAAGAATGGCTCAGATTATGACTAAAAATGCCCTAGATAAAAATGCTAAAGGGTATGGATCTGAATATGCAATGAGAGTAAATAACCGAAACCTCCTTTTTAATAAATTTCAAGGAGAACAAGGATATATGTACTTCGTTAAATTTCCTAAGTCAGTTAAAATCGGATTCTCTAAGGACTGGGATCGCAGAATTAACTATCAGTTTCCACACATGAATCATATCTTGGGTGGACAGGTTATAGCAATCATCTCTGGACCTACAACCGAATTAGCTGACCTCGAATTTGATACACTTATTAAATTTCAAGACTATACGAAACTTAATGAAACCGGAACAAAATATACTGAATTTCTAGATCTAAAAGTCAAAAAACAAGTATACGACTTCCTAAAACATAGAGTTTCTGAAAATAAAGACCTAGAATTTTTAATACAAAACTCACTGTAAATATAAACTATTCAACCCAACGACTATGGACAAAACCAGGCTAGTGTTGTGATAACCTAGTTTTAACCATGGAAAATATAGTCTTTGCAGGGTAGAAAATATCCTGGATAATCAATTATAATGTTGGCTAAAGTATTGATTATCACAGAGTTAATCGCCAACCGAGTCTTCATGAATATTCGATTTTTGCAATGCGTCTTCGAATTCATGACGATTATACCATATGTAAAAGTGTGGCCTAATAAAAGAGATATTAGGAAAATATCAATAATTGCTAGAAAGAGATAATAAATCTAATTAGCAGGGGAAATATAAAATCCCTTCAACGACTATAAATGATATGGATTAAAACCAATGATATAGTCTACTTAGTAAATGAAATATTTTATATAAAAGTGACACTTTCCCATAAATAAACTTTGTGGGAATAAAATCTCACAAAATGCTGGAAATCTAATAAAGAAATCAGCATCTTGGAAATTTAAACCAAGTTCAACGACTAAATATGAGACTAAGAGAATATCTTAGATGATATAGTCTGTCTATATATTAATGTTATATAGATTAACGACAAGTTTGTGAACCTTTAAATGCAGATTTTTAATAAAGTCTGAAGTTTGAGATATAACTTAAGAATTGTTAGAATTGCTAGAAATTATGTAAAAATATAACTAGCAGTCTAGAATATAATATCTAGATTCAACGACTATGTGAACAACTAAAGATGGTAAACTATCTTTGGAAGATATAGTCTAATATTAAATCAATTAGAAATAATTATTAATATTGTTTGATGGTGATACTGTTTCTATTCGTAAAAGAGTAGCTTAAGGTTAAAATACTTTAAGAAAATTCTATTAAAATGCTGGAAAATATAAAGTATATGAATCAGCAGAGGATAGTAAAATTATCTTTTCAACGACTAAATATAGAACTAAGTTTGAAATATGGTTTAGATGATATAGTCTATCTTATAAAAATATCTTTATAAGATGTCAATTAGTACCACCCGAAGCCGCTGAAGAAACATACGAGAGAATGAGTCCTTTGGAAAAATCTGGGGTCTCTAAAATTTCAATAATTGCTGGAACTTTCAAAAATAGAAAGATCAGCAGGGGAAAATAAAATCCCTCCAACGACTATAAATGAAATCTCTAAATGAAAAAGAGAATTATATAGTCTTTCTAATATATAATTTATATTAGATAAAAGCGATATGTTACGATTTATAAAAAGAATAATTTTTAATAAAGTTACTTAGATATTAAATTATATCTATGAAAAATTCTATTAAAATGCTGGAAAGATATAAAAATATAAATCAGCAAAAATCATACTTAGATAAATCTAAGAAAAGTGATTTCTCAACGACTAAATATAGAACCATACATATAATATGGATGATATAGTCTAAGTTTATAATAATGTTATAAATTTATCTGGAACCTATTTATAAATTTAATCACGAAACGCTTAACGGATTTTCTAATAAAGTCCGAAGTTTGAGATACAACTTAAGAATTGTTAGAACTGCTAGAAAGGTTATTAATACCCAATTAGCAAGAGGAATTATCTAAAATTTCTCTCCAACGACTATGTGAACAACTAAAGAAGATATAGTCTAATACTAAAAATATTAGAAATAATGATTAGTATTGTAGCGGTAGCGACGGAATATGTATTTGATGATCAGGAAGAGTTAAAGAGTCCGAGATATTTTTATACAGATTATGTCCAATTACTTAAAGATGCAGAAATAGATAAGAAAATAAAAGTAGGTACACCAATTGTATTTACTGGAAAAATAGGCAATGTGGAGTATCAATCAAAAGTTACTTCTTATGGTCGCCTTAGAATTTCGAAGATTATTGATGCAGATATAGATAAGATTGGAATATTCTCTAACGAGTTTGAACGTATCGGAGCAAAGAGCGCAACAAAATTAAGCCTGTACCTAAATCAATTCCCTGACGGAGTTGAGAAAAGAAAGGCTCTTACAAAATTTGCGCTTAGAGTCGTTACGTTAGCAGGTGTCGTAACTTTTGATTATAAAACGTTATATGCAGATTGTGACACTGAAACTTATAAGAGAATTTGTAATGTTGCGGATTCAAAAGATCTTACTGATAAACAGAAACTTCTTATAATGACAGAGGAATTTAAAAAATATGAGAAAGAAGTTTCTGAAAGTTTTAGTTCAGACTTAAAGAATGAACTAGCACGCGCAAATCGTGTAAAACTAGCCTCAATTGTAGCTATGAGTATGCCCCAATTTATTACGTCAGGGGTAGATGAACGTCCTGTTATAACTCGAGGAACTTTACTCTCGGGATATACAGAAAAAGATTATCAGCTTCATGCGATCTCTTGATTTGACCTGATCTTGGTCGCATTAAAACTCTAAAAAATGCTGGAATAATAAAAATTGAATCAGCATCTTCGGTTAAATTCCGAAGTTCAACGACTGTAACTAGAGGTAAAATGATACAGTCTACTATTAAATTCGTTAAATTTAATTATAAAAGTGAGAATAGGTCACTGCAAAGTATCAAAGTTAGTGGAGTTAGAAATAAAACCTGAACTTTATGGTAGCCCACTATAAATAACAAAGAAATGCTGGAAATAATAATAGACAGACGAAGTCAAAGTTTTTTAAAATCAGCAACTTATCAACGAGAAAAAGATGAATTATTAGTACTTTTTAAAACTTAATGTGTAGATTTGAAAAATTCTTAGAAACTCTAAGGCTTGTTGGAAGTATAGCAAGAACTATACTCTCTGGAATTGAAGAATATAGAAAAATTCAAGAAACAAAAGCTTATCGAGAGAATAAGAAAAATAATGTAAAATATCTACCAAGACCAAAAAGGTATAATAGTAGAAGAAAACAAAGATAAGATCAACGACTATGTATTGTTAGATTAAGGAAACTCTTTAATCATGATATAGTCTAATCTTACGTGAATAAGCGTAAGCAGGATAAGAGATTAGAAGACGTCTTTTAAAAATTATAATATCTAATCTCTTTGAATGGCCTAGTTCAGGATATTTAACACGACAAATTTCATTCCTTTTAAATAGTTTTATATATCATGAAGGAGAAGATCCAGAAAACACAGGATTACTCATTCCACGATATAAAGCATTAGGAAGAACAGCACCGAACGGAAAGGTATACCCAGACAAACCAATAGTAAATGGTTCTGAGGATGATCTTGTTCCAGTACGTTCAATTGTTACAAAAAGAACTGGAGATTTAAGCACAATTACACCAGACCTGATTGGAAAGAAATTTAGTTTTACTGATGGAGCAGCAATAGGATAAGTTTAGAATTGTCCATAAAAGTTTGTTATAGACTTTTATTAAACTTCAAGAATTGCTGGGAGTATTATCGCTATTTATTCTTCGCCTTGTAAAATAAAAAACTTAAGGCGAAAATTATATAGCGAGAGATAATCAGCAAAAGATATAGAAAATATATCTTCTTAACGACTATGTGTGAAGGAGAGATTAAAACACTCTTAAGATATAGTCTAGTAATCTATATAAAGTTTGTATAGGTTTAATCGTATCATTTGCTACATCATTAACTGAAGGTACTACTCAATTAAAATTGGTTGCTATATAAAATAGTATTATATAGAAAATCTTTGTAAAATGCTGGAAATTAAAAAAAAAATAATCAGCATCAAGGAATATATTAATAACTTGTTCAACGACTATAAAAAAAGATCTTATTAATTTAAGAATGGTATAGTCTAAATTCATTCTAAAAGGATGAATAATCTTGCAGCATTAGGTCTGAAACATGGTGGCCATAGATTATATTTGTGGCGTATAATTTCAATAATTGCTGGAAATATTTGTAATAAAATAAATCAGCAGGGGAAAATAAAATCCCTTCAACGACTATAAATGAAACTAGATGAATTTCTGGATGATATAGTCTAACTTATAAATTATATTATAAGAGTAATTGGAACGTGTGCTTAACTTAGAAGGCTTATTGAAAGCACCAAAACAATGTGAGTTTAGAGAAGAAGGTAGATGGATTTACCTAAAAGTTAGAGGAGGGGAATTAAAATATCCGAGACCTAATAATTGGGTAGGAGTAGGTAAGACAAAATTCGAGAAAGGTGACTTGATCGGAGGAGCTTATAATACTACCTCACCGATAAATTATATGTCGGAAATATAGGAGAAATTCTTATATGACAATTTCAGGAATATGCTAGAAAGATAATAAATCTAATTAGCAGGAGATATTTATTATATCTCTTCAACGACTATAAATGAAATGGAAGATAATTATTCCAATGATATAGTCTGACATATTAAGAAAAAATTAATATGAATTATCGATATAAACTCAATGCCTTAAAAAATTAATTGAGGCTTAGGAAATAAAAACCTAAGAAAATACCCATTATAATGCTGGAAAACTGTGAAGTAATCAGCAGTGTGTAAAAATAAAATTAATTATGACAGAATTGTGGTATTATAAACAATATAATAAATTAATTGATAAATGTATACAAATGGAGTCTGAAGGTTATCCTGAAGATGTGTATACGGAGGTTCATCATATATTACCTAAGTGTATGGGTGGAACAAATAAAAAGAATAATTTAGTAAGAATGCCTATCCGATATCACATATTTGCTCATATCTTTTTAATGAAAGCTTTTTCTGATAATAGTAAATTATCATATGCAGCTAAAAGAATGTTATCCACTAATAAAGATCAATCTAGAAAGTTTGAATTAAGTAAAATTTCTATTAGATTAATATCTTTAATTAGAGAAGAAGTTATGATAAATACAAAAGGAAAAAATCCATTTAAAGGAAAACATCATTCAGAAGAGGCTAAGATGAAGATGTCAAATTCTCATAAAAATGTATTTCCAAGTAAGGAAACTAGAGAAAAGCAATCTAAGGCAAAATTAGGAACTAAGAATACATTTTATGGAAAACATCATTCTGAAGAAACTAAAAAGATAATTTCAGAGAAAAATAGTGGTCCTAATAACCCTAATTTTGGAAAATCACTTCCTAAGGAAACGAGAGATAAGATATCTAAATCAAAATTAGGTAAAAAGAGAGCTCCGTTTTCTAAGGAATGTAGAGAAAATATGTCAAAATCAAAACTAGGTGGGAAAAATAATAAAGCAAGAAAAATTATAGATCCTGATGGAAGAGTATTTGATACTGTAAAAGAAGCTGCACATTTTCATAATATCTGTACAGATACTTTAAGAGATTGGTGTAGACGGAAACCAGAAAAAGGATTTAGGTATTTGAATTAATTATAAAATTTTACACATTCAACGACTATATATGGGACTCTTATTTTATAGGGATGATATAGTCTATCTTATCAATCTAAGTGATTGATTATCAGAAAATTAAGCTAATGCGTGCCAAAGGTGAATATAAAATTGCCGTCTAAGGAAGTAATTCTCTAGATTATAAGTAAGTAAATTTGGTGAAGCTAGTAACTAGTAATACCAAGCCTTGGATTAATAATTAGAATCTTAAGGTATAACGAATAAAGACTTACCAACTTTTTTATAAGTTGAATTTATATTCTAAACTATAATAAGAAAATTATAGATAAATTGAGTGATGGCACAAGATATTTTGAGAAGGATAATGTTATTGTATCTGATTGTTATGCTTTGAATGATGGGGTTATTCATTACAAAGAGACTAAGGAAGGTGATATTGAAGTTTGGATTAGTGATACTCAGTATGATTATAATCCAGATTGTATGTATTATTTTCCTGATGGTACAGAGGTTAAGAAGTTTCAAAGAATTTCCAGCGGAGTTTGCAATATGAATCATGTTATTGCAGAGTTGGGTTCTAATCTTAATGATATTTACTTAATCTTCAGAAAGCAATTTTACACTTTAACAGATGGAGGTTTTGTATCAACTGGTTTATCAGATCTTCATGCTACACAGGAAGAACTTATTGAACTTTTATTTACAGGTTTAACTGATGTAAGTGTAGATCCAGAAACACAGAAGATTGAAGACATCCAATATCTAGGTACTCAAAGTGGTGTTTTAAATAAGAAGTCATTCTATACTGTTTTGTCTTACGGTTATAGCTCTAGAGTTGTGCCTAAAGCTCTCAAAGGGGAATTAAATCTTTCTGGTGACGTAATGACAGAAACTATATTAGGATTACTTTTAAATAATAAACTTGACGAAAAACAAAAGTAAAAACAAATTATGGGAACTATTAAATTTGAAATAGATCTTCCAGAATTTGAAAAAGAGTTGAGTATTAATGTAACTATTCATAGAGACGGTGAGGTGGTTTATACTACTACTACCTCATCTTCCTCTGTGGATAAATCTAATAATACTAATCTTTTATCGAGCCTTGGAAGTAAACCCGAGCAAGAAAAATGTATCTCTGTGGATGGAGATAAACAAAAAGAAGAAAAACCCAAGAAAGCATCAACTACATCTCGAAGGGGAGGAAATTTGATGAACTTGGATATATGATGATTAAAACCAGAGAAGAGAATTTTTTGTTATGAACGATAATTATTATAAAATTATACTATCATATGAAATTCCATATAACATTTTAGACAGTCAAGATCCGAATATTATACAGGCGAGAGAAATATTATATGAAAAACTTAGAGATGATATTTTTCCGAAGTATGAAAGATTTTCGGTAAAGCTTACATTACATCAACTTAAAGATAACTTCAATTATCTTGTTACTTATGAAGCTTTTTTTAGATCTCTTGATGGTAAACCTATGGGAGAATATGTAGAGGCTCGTAGCTTAAAAGATAGTATTAAATCAGAATTAGAAACATTTTTTAATTCAGTAGATTGCGAATATAAGCAATTAAATATAAAACCATTAGTATAATGAGTAATTTTAATCAATATTTCAGAAACACTGGAGCAAAAATTATAGTAGATCGATTTTTTAATAAAGTTGATGCATATAATCCTAAAGTAAAAGTTGGAAAAATTGGATATTCATTTATAGAAGAACCTCCTCAACCAGCTTCTTACTATATTGAAAATGGATTAACTGCTACACATAAAGTAAGAATTGAATATACAACTATAACGGATGGGAAAGAAGATCCTGAAATGAAGTATGCAGAGTTCGAAGTTCCTAAAGAAATTGATGGTGCATTTATTATAGAAGGCGCTTATCGTATTTCAACTAATCGAATGGGATCTGATTATGACTGTCGTATTAAAATGTCTGGTACAGGAGATTATAAAGTTAATTTCGACTATGATAGAGTTTACGATATTCAAAAACAGATTCTGAAGATAAAAAGAATTAATCCGGAACTTGGAATTGCAGATAAACCAATTGATATAAAGTTTGAAGACATTGATAAATACTTGGAAACTGATAAAAAGGAGATCTTGAAGTTAACTGAAAGACAAACCAAGAAATTAATGATCAAACTTGACTTGGATTATAAACCTGAATATATTACACAAAAACTAATACAGGAATGTTTGGCCTTTGGAGATGATAGACTAAAAGACTTAATCATTGATAAAACATTAGAATCAGTTCCTAACAGTTTTATGCAATATATTTTTAGGAATAATAATGGACGTAACTATTTTGCAGCTAGACGAAGAATTACATCATATTTTACAAAGTATGGTAAAATTCAAGATCAAGTAACTGCAATTAGTACATTAGCATTCCGTTATTTTAAAGGAAGTAGTGATAACAAAGGAGACTCTAGCCTACAAGTTCCCCCCGGAGTAAATTCCATTAACTTAGAGGCTATTTCCCAAAAAATTGTTATCCCTGCGAGCGTAGCATTTAATCAGACCTTTACGGATTTAATCGATATTTCAGATACACCTATTAATTTATTAGTAGCAATTTATTAAAAGTGAATTGAAAAATCTAAAAAAATGCTGGAAAAATCAAAGAGATATATCAGCATCATAAAATTATATTTTATATTAAAAATAAAATGGAAAATATAAAATATAATAAAAATGGAAATAAATAAAGATATCAACTATCATAATAGAGTGCAATATTTAAAGATATATGAGTATTTAATAAAGAAAGCACTATATTATGAAATATTTAATGGATACTCTAAGGAAGAGTATCTAGAAACTCATCATATATTACCAAAATGTATGGGTGGAACTAATAATAGTTCTAACTTGGTAAAAGTAAATGCTAGAACTCATATTATATTGCATATGCTTCTTGAAAAAATGTATCCAGAAAATAAATACTTATCTAAAGCAGTATTTATGTGCATGTTTAGTGGAAAGGGAAATGGGAAAACTAAAAGAAGAGAGGCATGTGATACAATCTCTACAAAACTAATTGCTGATGCTAGAGAAAATTTTAGAAGAAGTAGATACATTAAAGTTGTTTGCTTTTTAGAAAATTTTAAAGTAATTAGAGTATATGATAATATCAAAGATGTAGAAAGTGATGGGTTTAGTAGAACAGCAGTCAGCTCTGTATGTAATAACCATAGAAAAACTCACTGTGGATATTATTGGATGAAGTATGAAGATTTTGAAAAAGAACATTTAAGTGAGTTAGAGGAATTTTATAGTAATGAAATTCTTCCCAACTTAAATACTAAATATATTTCAGAATCTACTGAATATAAAAGAAAAAATAAAACAATTACTAACGAAACAAGAACTATACTTTCGAAAATATCTACTGGAAAGAAGATGTCAGATGAAACTAAGAAAAAGATATCTGATAAAAATAAATCGAATAATAATTTGATGAATAAGAAAGGAATAATTCTTGAGGCTCCTAATGGAAAAATATATAAATCTATTAGAGAGTGTGCAAAAGATTTAAATTTAAGTCCTAGAACTGTAAAGAAACGGTTAGATAATAATTCAGCAGGATTCAAAGTAATAAATAATGATTACTCTCAAACAAGAAAAGTTTTAAATGAATCTTCTGGAAAAATATATAACAGTATAAATGAATGTATATTGGATTTAAATATAAGTAGAGATTGTTTTTATAGATGGATTAAAAATCCAGAAAAGAAATTAAAATTAATTTAAATTATTTCCATTTTATTTGTTAAAAATAATTTTATGTTCAACGACTATAAAATAGAATTAAATATCTTATTTAAATGATATAGTCTACTACTTATTTAAGTAATAAGTTAATTAGGTAATAATAATACTAATCTTCAGAACTCACTTACAGTTTCATGTCATATTACAGACGATGATGTACTATTTGATGTATATGATACAAATTTCGTAAAAATAACAATAAAATATATAGACTATCTTAATAAAAAAGTAGCTGCCAGTGAGTATGTAGATTATGAAACTAATACTTTAAAACCTGATAAAGATGGTCAGGTAGAAGTTAAATATAGGATGAAAAGAAAAATGGTTCCAGTCGAAGAAGTGGAACTAATCGATTTACATCCTGATTATAGATTGTCTAGCACAACTCGAAGAATTCCTTTTGTCAATTATACAGATAGTGTCAGAATAAGCATGGGTACTAATTTATGTGCCGCTTAAAGTAGTAATATTTTAAGTAACCAGTAAGTAAATTCGGTGAAGGAATAATTAAAATTCTAATACCGAGCTAAAGATAATAGATTTCTTTAGTGTAACGAATAAAGACTTACTAACCAAAATAAAGGTTAAATTTATATTCTAAACTATAATTAAAAGTATATTATAGAAGATTTGACATCAATGCTTAAACAGAGTATACCTCTAATTAATGCGGAGCGTGCACTTGTTGACACTGGAAGGAATGAAGAGTTGAAAGATAATATATTAAATGAAAAGTTCAGTTATCCAGAGGGTAAAGTAAAAGAAATAACTAATGATGAAGTTATAATTGAATTGCCTGATGGAACTGAGACAAATATTTTACGAAGAACAGCGATTCAGAGTATAAATGACGTGGCGGTATTTACAGAGCCTAAAGTAAAAATCGGCCAAAAAGTAAAACAGGGAGATATTATAACTGGTGCAGTTGGACATACTCCTGAAACATATAAGGCCGGCGTTAATGCTCTGGTACTTTTCCACGCCTATTATGGTTTAGTAAATGAGGATGCTTTGGTGATATCAGAATCATTTGCAAATCGTATAGCATCTTATAGTATAATTGACTTAATGATTAATGTTAAGAGTACTAGTGCTATTAAGTGGATCGCCCCTATTGGAACAAAGGTTAAATCAAAAGATGCAGTAGTGACATTATATAAAGCTGTTCGTCTTGATGCTGTAAATCAGGCACTACAAGAAAAACTCGGAGGACTTTTCGGAGAAGGACATGATCTCTCCGAATATACTATCGAGGATCATTTAGTTGTGCCTAATAATATAGACGAGGCGGTAGTTTCTGATGTTATGATACAAGAAATGAAAAAACCTAAAATTCCTAAATCAGTAAAAGCACCAGATTATTCATTTACACATACTTCACAGGATGTTATAGATGAATATGAAAAAACAAAAGATAGAAAAATTATCTACGAAAAATATCCAGAGTATATTGCGGCAGATACATTAGATCCTATTAATATGGATCCAGATGCATATAAGATCGTATATACAGTTCGTGTAAGACTTATTAAAAGAACTGTGGGAATGATCGGAAGTAAAATTACCTCTAGATATGGAGGCAAAGGTCAAATTACAAGGCCGTTTAAGGTAGTAATATCTTAAATAATCAGTAAGTAAATTTGGTGAAGGAAGTAAAATTCTAATACCAAGCTAATAAAATATAATAATTTATTAGTATAACGAATAAAGACTTACTAGGTTGAAATAATACCTAAATTTATATTCTAATTTACTAGGATAATCTAGTAATAGTAATGGTTGTAAGTGCTGTGAAACCCGACGATATGATGCCAATAATGGTAGATAAGGATGGGAAACAAAGACGAGTAGAGGTTGTGATTTAATAAAAAGTCACCTAAATTAATAAAATATTATTTAGGAAAATTATACTAAAATGCTGGAAAGAGAAGTAAATCAATCAGCATCATTGAGCGAAAGCGAGATGTTCAACGACTAAATGTATAACTTTGGATGTGAAAACCGAAGATGATATAGTCTAAATCATATAGTGTTAGTATATGTTAACTTTGGAACCCCTACAGCACAATAAATCGTAAAATTCCGAGTGTCCTTATGGAATTACAACTCGGAAATATAGCACACAAACTGCACGATCTTGTAGATAATTATAAGAAAACAAAAACAGGGCAAAAGAAGATTAAGCCCCTTCTTGAAACATATTACCCCGGACGTTTTACTAGTATGGATGTAGAAGAAATTATAGAACGTCATAATACTAGTAAAATCGAGGATATGTATTATTTCAATGTTGGCTGCTTCTCTACTAAATTTACTCCAGAACTTGTAAATCAATGGGCTGAAGATTTAGGTGTAGAAAGTCAGAGTAAAATTCTTATGCCTGAGACTGAATTAACAGATCTCGATGAATTAAAAGAAAATCTAGAACCAGAAGAATATGATAAATTAGTTTCTGGAATGTCTGGTAAGTTTAGAGAAGTAGATAAACCTTTGCAGGCGGGATTCATGACCCTTGAAGAGTTATACCATATACCATCATATAGTAATAAGGTTACATCAAGTCTATATGGCGTAGATATTAATGCTAAACGAGATGAACCTATACTTGGAAAGGGACGCTATAGACAGACAGGACAGAAAATTGGTGAGATGGAATTGGCCGTATTACTTTCTAGAAATGCGGATCAATTTATCAGCGGTGCTAGAAAAGACACTGCGAAGGAAGATAATCAAATATTTTTAAATAATTTACTTGGTCTAGGATTAACCGTAGTAGATGATAAGGGATTTAATCAAGGTGGATTAAAAATAAAATGGTCCAAAGTTTGAGATATAACTTAAGAATTGTTAGAATTGCTAGAAAGACTTAATGAGAAAGTTTAATTAGCAGTCTAGATTTATAAAACTAGATTCAACGACTATGTGAACAATTATAAATTGAAATCTAATTTGTAAAAGATATAGTCTAGTACTAAAATTTATTAGAGATAATAATTAGTAAGCAAGTCTAAAAAAAGAATTAAATGATTTAAAGATTAAATTCCGTCGTAAAAATAACCTATTAAATATGGGAGGTAATTGATATGGAAAATAATAGCTGTTTAATGCTAAATTGCTCGCTCTATCTTCCAGTATCTTTATCTGCTATATTTAGTAGAGAAGATCTTAAAGATACTGGAATTGAAAATGAATCACATATAACATTATTATACGCTCAAGGAAAAGAAATCCCTAGGATGAATATTCTAGGAGATATCGAAACTATCTTAGGAGAACCCGAATTTGATAATTTTATTGAATATATAAGATCTGAAAATACTGAAAGAATTTTAAATAATTTTGAGATCGGATCTTTTGAGAATGATAGTGATTATATAGTGTTGAAAATGAAACAAACTAGTGAATTGTATAAAACACTTGGATTAATCAATAAAGGATTAAGAACGAAGTATGAAGTTGTTTCTGAGTATTCTTATACACCTCATATATCTCTTGCTGAACTTCAACCAGGAACAGCAAAGAAATATCTTGAGGATCCTAAAATTAGTTTAATACTAAATGAAAGTTTTGTATCATTTGAAGATCTTGTTATTTCCTATGGACCTAGTAATACGCCCGTAGATAGATTGAGATATAACCTAACTACATTTAATGCTATTGATTACTTCTTTCATACAGAAAATATGAGAAAAGAAAATTCAGAATTAGATTAAAAAATATATGATTCTCATTAATATACTATACTAATAATCTAATTCTAAATAAATCATTTAGGGAGGGAATTGATTCCCTCCTTATTTTAATTTATTATTTTATGAATTGGAAAGAATTTGATTTTAATAAAACACAAAAATACATAATAGACAATGATATAAAAACCAGAAGAGAATTTCAAAGTTCTCCTCATAGAGGTTTATATAAAAGAGCTAGATTAAAAGGATTTCTAAAAGATTTAAAATTTCAAAAAGAACAAACTAATTGGTCAGAAAACTATAAAACCATAGAAGATGTTCAAAATTTTATTGATAAAGAGAATATACCTAATCCAATGTATCTATATAATAATTTTAGGGGATTACATAATAGATGTTGTGAGAAAGGGTGGATTAAGTATCTAAAATTTCCTAAAAAACAAAATAATTGGGAGCATATTAAAACAATTTAAGATGCACAAGAATTTATTTTCAAAAATAATATAGAGTCTCCCAAAGATTTTAGAAATAAATATCCTGGATTAACTAATTTGTGTACTACGAATGGATGGATAAAAGATCTTAATTATATAAACTATACTAAACGTGAAAAAATTTCATGGAAATCAATTAACTCTATTGAACTTATGCAGAAATTTATTTATGATAATTTAATTACAAAAAGCGAATTGCATGATAAATTTCCAGGATTATGTACTAAATGTTATAATAATGGATGGATAAAATATTTAAAGTTTATAAAGAAATCAGTAAATATGAAAATATCATCTTGGGAAAAATCTTTAGTAAGTTTTTTACAGGATAAATTAATAGTAAATACTCAATTAGATTCATATTCATCTTATTCTAAAATAGATATATTTTTGCCAAATCTTAATATAGCTATTGAAGTACAAGGTCCAAATCATTACAGTAAACATTGTAGAGGTAGTTTTAATTCATTTTTAAAAACAAGAAAATCTGATATAAAGAAAAATAGATGGTGTAGAGAGCAAGGAATTACTTTGTTATACTTTAGCTATGATAAACTATTAGTAGAAAAATATGGATATCCCTGGTATATTTACACATCAGAGAAAGAATTGTTGGCAGAAATAGAACGAATCAAATCCTTATAAGTGTAGTAATAAACAAAATATTAATATTATGGAATCAGAAATTAAATTACCAAAGAAAGGAATTGTTGTTGGAGTTGAGTTAGAAAATCTTAATGAGTTTTTTAACCGAACTCAGCATTCGATAGGAACTACAGGAAAGTTTGAGATTTTGAGCGAACTTGAAAAGAAAGTAAAGGGAGAAAAAATACGACACTTAACTGAATATGTTCCTATAAAATATAAACCATTAGAAAGTATTGTATTTAGAATTTCTCGCTATATAAAAGGAGAAAATCAAGAGGAATACATAGTTTATTACAAATTCGAGGGATTTATTTCTTGAAAATAAAATTAGAAGAAGGGATAATAATTAAATCCCTTCTTTTTTCATGTCAAAGCCTTATATGTGAATAAAAAACTTAAATATAGAAAATTTATGAAAGCAGGAGGAGTAATAGCAACTATGATTGCTAGTTATTTAGCTGGAAAAGTTCTTTATGGAACAGGAAAAGCTATAAGTAGAGCTTTAGGTGGTTATCCTAGTAAAGAAGTAGAAAAGAAAATTGATGCTCTTCAACCAAAACTAAATGTAATGTTTGAATTCTATGAATCAAAAAATAATACTTCTAAAGTATCAGATCTTGAGAATCTTAATAAAAGACTCTCTAATGTTATTACTGAAGAGGATTATTTAGAAGTAGAGATTGAAGTGGAAAAGTTTTGGAATATTTATAAAAAAGAGCAGAAAAATTAAAAAAGAGAGGATTAATTTCCTCTCTTAATTTTTTATTTGTTTTCTATTAATTCTTTTGTTGCCTTTCTATGATAACCTTTCTTCTCAAATGCTTCAATAAAAATTCTTTTATGTATTGGATTTCCGGCCGTATCTTTTCCGTAGTATTGATTTCTCCAATGACCTCTTACACCAAAGGGACAATCTATATTTATTTCAGTATCGTATAGTTTATCTACTATAATTACTCCTTGATTTCTTCGGCCAGTATTAGGATCTTCAAATTGTGTAGGTGGATTTTTTACTTTTCCAGATAACACAGATTCAAATGTTTCAGTTTTTATTTCAGAAGTCATCAAAAATATAAAACTTTTAAATGATTCATAGATAAATCTGTATTTTATGCTAAATGATTCCTTAGCTTCAACCGAATATAAAGTTTGATTATAATTATTTTTAAAATATTTAATAAGATCATCTATAGTTTTATTATTTGATAATAAATCTTCTTGACTATCTATTACCTCTTTATAGTAATCTTCTAATGTATCTGACCATCCTAATGAAGTAAACTCATTCATCATTTTTGAAGGAATACTTTTAAAAAATTTATCCAAACAATTAAACTGTTTACAAAGTTTGTATGAGTTAACAAATTCATCCATGCTATATAAACAACCTTCTAAGTTTAATTCAGAAAAATTTAATAAATCACTCTTTTTTATTACTACACTTCCTAATGAATTAAATGTTTTTTTTATCATTGCCCATAATACACTTTCCAATAAATGCATATAGTATAATATATTCACTTGTTATACAAAAAATAGAGTGGGCATTATAGTCTGTTTCCTGTTTATCTTTCGTACTAGAATTATATATCAATCCAAATTTAGCTTTCTTTTCTGAATTTCTAAATAAGTCTTCTAAGTTCTTTTTACTGACTATATCTCTTAATTTGCTAGAAAATAGCCGTTCTTTATTAAGTGAATAAAATCGAATATAGTTTTGTATATTACTTGAAATTTTATATTTTCTTATAGGTCTGGGTTCTTTACTTACAACTTCAAAAAATACATTTTCAAATTCAGTAATATGTTTACGGTTCTTTCTAAATTTTTCTAAAGCTCCTTCTTGTAAAACATATTTTACTGCAAATAATTTTTCATAATCTTTTTCCATAATTTTCTCTTTTTAGTTTATTAATTATTTTTACGTATATAAGGTTTTTACTGGAAAAATAAAAAAAGAATATTCAAATTAATGAATATTCTTTTAAATTAGTGGGCCCAGCCAGGCTTGAACTGACGACCTTCTGATTATGAGTCAGCTTCTCTAACCAACTGAGATATGGGCCCTGTTATAATTGTGTCTTGTACCCTCATCCGAAGTCGAATCGGAACTTTCTTTTCAGAAAAGCAGATTTTAAGTCTGCTGCGTCTACCTATTCCGCCATGAGGGCTCCTCTTTTGTTGTTATATTGTGTCTTTTTTGATAGATTTTATTTATAATAGTTTCAGGGTCTATTATAAAAATTAGATCTCCAGATTCTGTAAATAATATCTTTCAATCTTCTCTACCATATATAAGAATTTGAGGCCCTCAAAAATTCCTTTTTTTCTTACATACATTTGTAAGAATTAAAAAAGAATTGAAATTCCTTTTTCCATATATAAGAATTTAGGGGTTTTCGAGATTCCTTTTTTTATTTTCAGGTTTAAAATCTCCAGCTGTTCCATGTCCTAACGATAGTACTAACTTTACTGCCTCAGGACCTCTCATGTAGTAATATCCGTCTGGCGCAGGTTTTTCAGAATTTAAATTTTTACTAATACTTTTAGTAGAAATAACTGATTCCTTCTTTGCAGATGTAATTGAATTATATGCTCCAAGAACTCTTAATTTATCTTTAGAAAATTTATATATTATATTCTCCATCTTTTTATGTAATTTCTCTTTGTCTCCAAGTTTAATACAAATATATTTTGTAGAAATTACATTACTACTTAATAACCTATCTACTCTGGATCTTTTAATATTGTCTTTTCCAACTAGTTTCTGGATATCTCTCGAAAAACCAAAATTTAAAAAGTCTCCATATAGATCTGCTAATACTATTTTTTCTGATAATTTTTCCAGAGTATTTACATTATTCATATTTCCTTTTTGATCAGTAACTCTAAGATTAGAAAAACTATTATCTGTTTTTATTGTATTAATGTGATCAATTATTTCTCCCTTTTTTAAATTTCTTCTTAAGAGATATTCCATAATAACTGTATGCGCTTTAGTACTATTACTATCAACTATAATATATCCTTTATTATTAAGTGTTCCTATTAATTTATTAAATCTATTTGATTTAATAAATCCTTCACTACACACAGACCATTGAGGATATTTCCAGTGTTCATACCAAGTATAGTCATCTAAGTTTCCAGAAAATCCTATAAGATCAAAAAACTTTTGATTATTTAATGATTCTTGTCGTTTCCAATAATATCCTTTATAGCTATATTGACTTTTTTTAGCAATCGAAGAAATGTAACGTATATCATATCCTTTACTATCTAAAGAATCTATTGTAAATAATTCATTTCCCTTTTTATCCATTGCAGTATATTTAATTCGTTTATCTTTATGAACTGGTAAGCGTCTATCTGGACTATTATTTTCACTTTTAGTAACCCATTCTAAGTTAGATAGGTTATTATTTCTTGGATTATGATCTATATGATTAACTATATTATATATTTTTGGTTCTGAATTATTATAGAAAATGGTAGCCATTATTATATGAATAGATTTTGCTTTTCTTTTATGCTTTTCTATATATTGTGGAGAGATTGTAGTATATCCAAATTCATCTTGTTGTTGTTTTAATAGTTGTTTAGTGTATTTATTTCTAACTTCAGATTTTTTATTAATCTCATATATATCCTTAATACCTGGATATACTAATGGAATAAATTCATAGTCAGGGAGATCTGGATATTTTTGATCTTGGCGATTAAATGGTTTTTCTTTACACATAACAAAAATAGTTTCTAAATTAAACATCTTTTTCATCACACATATAAGAGAAAAAACTTAAATTTTACGTGTTTTGTAAGTTTCAAGTTTTAATAATATAAAATTCAAGTATATAAAAATAAGAGAGGTAGAAAATGTATCTAACCTCTCTATGTTATTTTACATAAAAATATCTTGACCATTAATCTGTATTCTTATGTTTCCGAAGGGATTGCCTCCGATTATGCCACTAGTTCCAGGGATTTCTTCAGGGATCACCTCTTCTATGACATCTTCATCATTACTAATGATAGTTGGTAATTTTTCTTCGTCGATTGATTCTATTATTTCCTCTTCCATAATTTATTTTCTATTAAAACAATCCAAGTAAATTAGTAATATCTCCTATATCTGTATTACTGATTTTTGTTCCTTCTACTTCTACTACTTCACCTTCTTGATTTACGTATCTAGTGCCAGGGAAAACTATTTCTTTTTTCTGAATTGCTGCCTTGTATTCATAATTTTCAGTAGATTCTTTAAGTTTTTTTACCCAATATTTAGCATAGTCGCCTTCTACTGTTTCAGGATCATATGGTTCTTCAAATAATCCTTCTTTTGGCTGGGGGCATTCCATTTTTACTTTAATAACTGAATCTTCATTTTCAGTATCAGTCATTTCATATTCCCAATAAAAGTAGTTTTTCTTTTTATTACTTTTATATGTACCTTCTGTCTTAAGGTCATCCCATATATTTTTAATAAGCTCCACAACATTAGTAGTACTTGCTTGTCCTGGAGTTAGTAAAATTTGTTCTTGAACCAAAGCATTTTCAATAATAAATGCTTGTCCTTTAATTATCTTTGATTTACTCATTGTTTATCAATTTTTTATTTATTTATTTATTTTCAGGTTCAAATTCCCAAGCTCTTCCATGACCTTGAGATAATATTAATTCAACTGCTTTATCTCCTCTGAAATAATAATTTCCATCAGGTGCTAACTTTTCTGAATTAAGATATTTATTAATAATAGCCCAACTTACTTTAGTTTCTACTTTCTGTTTATATAGTTTAATATTAATAAATGCACCAATAGCTTTCATTTCATTATTAAAAACATATGTTACTGTTTTCATCTTATTTAATAACCCTTCTTTATCTCCAGGTTTTATAACAATTATCTTTTCTCCTGGAGTTTTCAATTTTACTAAAGCACTTGAACTGTATATTGTTGATGATAAAGATAGTATATTTTTTGAAATATATTTTCCAGATTCATAACATATAAAGTTGCCAAATAAATCAGCTGCTACTACTCTTTTAATTCTTTTCTCTATAGTTAAAGGATTATTCATATTTCCTTTTGCATCGGTTACTCTAAGATTAGAAAAACTATTATCATATCTAATGCAGTTTATATGATCTATTATCTCTTCCTCTTTAAGATCTCTTTTTAGAATATATTCCATAATAATTCTATGAGCTTTATACTCTTTTCCATGACCTTTTCCAATGATAATATTAATATACCCTTCTTGACTCATCGTACATAAAATTCTATGATTTCCTCGAATAATTTTCTTAACAAATCCTTCCTTACATACAAATAATCCAGGATATTTCCAATGTTCATGCCATTCATAATCATCTAAATTACCGGAAAATCCTATTAATTTAAGAGTTTCTTCTTTTTGGATAATTTGGACTTCTTCCAGTAGTATCCTTCATATTTATATTTTCTATAAATAGCTGTAACAATAAGATCTACATTATATCCTTTATTATCTACTCTATTAACAGTAAATAATTCTTCTCTGTTATCATCTAAAGCAGTATATTCCATTAACTTATCTTTAGAAATATATCTGCGCTTTCCTTTTACTATACTATTATTTATTGTTTGTGTTGTCCATTCAAGATTAAATAAACTATTATTTTCTGAATTATAATCTATATGATTTACTACACTATAAATAATTGGATTGGGATTAATTAAAAATGTAGAAGCTACTTCTATGTAATCTTATACCTAATCTTTTCTTATCATCACTATTACTAAAGAGATGTATTGAATAATAATTTCTAATTTTAGAAGATTTTAATAATTTTCCTGTTTCTATGTTTTTAATCTGTCCTAATTTATTAATATAGTAGATATTTTTTACAGTATGTCCATTAGAATGAGTATACTCTATTGGGATAAATTCATTCTCTGGAAGGTCTGGATATTTCTCTATTCGTTTCAGAAGAGATATTCCGTTTGAATCTGTTTCATCAAGGTATAAGCTACTATTATTCACTTCATCTTGATTTTCTGTTGTGTGATGTTTCATAAAAAGTTTGTTTAATTAAAATTATTTAATTATATTTATATCATAAAAGTTATTAATAAAAAGGAGAGATTTAGAATGATAAAGTTTGCAACCTTTATTAAACTTATCTCCCCTATAACTTTTATGAAACAATAAAAGAACACTAGATCGATCTATAAATATTTCTTTTATAAATTTTTCTAATGTTCTTTCATATATTAGGTTTTAACCTTTCTCTAAGTGCATTTTTATCATTTCATATTATCACTAGCTACTTTTTCAGCTAATCTTAAGTATGATATGCAATTATAGTATTCCGAGTCTTCCTCTGGATATACTATTTCAGATACACTAAATATTTTATCTACTTCTTTTTCTACTTCAGGATCATGGAGATATTTTTTCATAAAATAACTTAATCCTCCTAAAACAATAATACCATCATCTAAAGCATCAAGTACCTCTCCATAATTTTTATCTAAATATTGAAAAACTTCGATAATATATTTTTTTGAAAACTCTTCAACTTGTCTAGATAAATCTATTGTTTTTCCTCTGCGTTTTAAAACTCCAGTATCTAAAATTACTTGGCCTTCTTTAATTGAAATTGATATCGAATAATTTTTATATAGATAATCAACGAGATCGTAAACTATTCTAATTACGCCAGAATCTTTTACTCCTACAGCAGCACCTGCTGAAGAAGTACCGTTGATAATACTACAGAAATCTAAAGTTTCAAATCCTCCATCAAGTATTAATGCATTTCTTAACTTAACATCATTACGTCTAGAAGCTTCACGAACATTTAACCCATATTCATTATAGGTATATTTACATGATAAGCCTTGGCAAAAACAATATATATAATCTTCTTTATTTATATTTAATGTTTCATATAAATAATCTAATAATTCATCTACGTTATCATTGGTATTAAAAGCCATTGATAAACCAATAGCTAATTTATCAAATGCATTTATTCCTTCATCTCCGCCATATTTTTTTATTAAATATGACAACCATGGGGCATAAACTGCTTTTAAATCTTCAAAAGTTTCGAGTTTAAGTAAATAAGATCTAGGTACTTTTAATGCTGCAGGTCCTAATACATAATAATCCCCTCCTAATGGAAATACCATATCATCATCACTTTCAAGTGGTTTTTCAGGGAGTTTTGCTGTTGCACTAATAAACTTTTCAAATTTTATTAAACCGTTGGAATCCTTAAAAGAACACTTAATAGCAGAGAAACCAACATCAACACTTAAAATTCTCAAATTGCTCATCTTTTATAATTTTCTAAAATTTGTTCGTAAGCCTTTATTATATTCTTATCAACTTTATACTTTTTAAGATCTCCTAGAACAGTATTAGTTAGGTAATCAAATGGTACATGTGGGAGAAGTGCAGTATATCCAGATGTAACCATACCAACTGAAAAGTGTTCTGTTGGTTGATTAAGTGCTACTATAACAATTTGAGTTAATCCTGACTCTCCTGTAGTATCTTTATAAGCAAATACTAGATCTCCAGCAAGTAATGAACTATGAATACTAGCCCATAAATCATTTGCTACAGACATTGCATTTTCCCATCCCCATACTCTTCTTTTTTCTAGAAGTTCATAATCTTTTTCCGACATTTTTTCACTCTCCATCGGATTCGAGTTTTTCTTTGTCTTTTCCATCACTTAAAATATAAATTAGTATATAATAATAATCTGCTTCTTCACAATCAACTTCTTGAATTCCAACTACATCAATATTAGAATAATCTCCCCAGGTCTTTACTACTTTTGATAGTGATCCTAGAATATGTGCTAAATACTCAGGAGTATCTTGATATTTTCTAGCTTCGAATAGAATATTATAATAAATCCATTCACCAGCCTCTCGATTTCTTTTCTTTGTTTCTAAAAATCTCAATCCTATTCCTGGAGTTTTATCTATATAATCATATTCTAAGATTCGTTGGGTTAATTGATTTTGAATTTCTAATCTAGTATTTCCTTTTAATCCAAGAAGTCGTTTTATATCGTTATTGTATTCCGGAACTGCCATAACCTGATCCTCCTCGTTCTGTTTCATCAAGTTTACTAACTTCCTCTAATTCCATATGAGTTACTTCTGCACAAACCATCTGAGCAATTCTTTCTCCATGTTCTACAGTTACCTCTACAGGACTAAGATTAACTAAAATTACTCCAATTTCTCCTCTATAGTTTGAATCTATAGTGGCTGGTCCATTTAAAACTCCTAATCCTTTTTTAAAGGCTTCTCCAGATCTAGCTCTAACTTGGATTTCAGTTCTAGGGGGAAGTTGAACATATATGCCTGTAGGAACTAATTTTCTTTCTAACGGTTTTAATGTAAATTCTTCACCGATATTTCTAAGGTCCATTCCAGAATCTCCAGGCTTTGCATAACTTGGAAGTGGAAATTTTGATTTATTAATAATTTTTACAACCATGATACTGTATTACTATAAAATGTTTTATTACCTATACCTAAAAAATGTTTTTGTTCACGAGAATCAGTATATACATTTACATCCCCAATAAAGTCTTTAATAATTGTATAACACCAATCTCCATGTTCTACTAAAAAATCTGGCTTATATTTTAAAACTTCGTCAAGATAAAATACTCCAAAAGTCCCAGAATCTACACAATATCTTCCAATAGTTTCCCTCTGATTAACTAATTTTTCAAGATTAATCTGATTTTCAATTGAAGGATTATTGTAAAGATTATAGTAAGCTTCTTCAATATCATCTATGAATTTTTCAAGCTCAAGTAAGCCAAGAATATTTTTTAGTTTTGATACTTTCCATCTTCCATCTCCAACTCCAGTATCTTCCCAAATATAATTATCAGAGAATCCTACTTCTTCCGAGATAGTCATATTATTATAATTAAATCCGTTTCCCCAATCCTTATTTTCTGCAATATAGCAGGGATCTGTGATAATAATCGTTCCGTTAAAATTCATAATTTATACTTTTTTCTTGTTCTAAACTTAAATAACCAAGATGTTCCAGAAATAAACTTTACTTGTCCAATTACATCAGGTCCTTTATACATTTCATTAATATTAGTTGAATAAACATTAAATCCATAGTTTTCAGGGCCAAGACAAGTTCTAGGTTTTATCAATTCTCCAGATGCTATTAAAGATTGAAGAGTTGACATTAGATAATCATAATCTTCTGGTAATAGATAAGTCGGTTTTTCTAAGTCCTCCAGTGCTAAACAATAATAAACTGGGAGACCTAGATATACCGTTTTTCCTTTCTGTTCAAATATAAGTAATCTAGTTTCTTTTTCATATCTTACTTTAATTGGAATCGGAAAGTTTGTTTTTACTGTATTATCAGAAAACTCTACTAAGGAATTATATATTTCTAGAATATCATTTTGTAGAGTAGTCATTGTAATTAATCTTCAGAAGTTGCACAAAATACTTTAATACCCATCTGATCTAAAAGATTATAGATCTGAGTAGTAATAGCTGGTGATACAGATCCAGTAGTATTCTTAATTTTATCCATATTATTTAACAATAATGTAAATGGATTTTTAACACCACTTAATTTATTAGGATCAAACAAACCAGACTGTTCTACAATCTGCCTAAGGATAGCTGGAATTTCAAGACCTTCACCAGGAATAATTTTAGTTGCAGTTGGGTAATCATATTGCATAAAGTTGTAATCGATTACATTCCACTCTACTACATCACCTGTCGGGATACCGGTTGCATTTTCTTCATCATCAGCTACATTTTGAATCTGAACAAGATAACCAACTTGAGCTAACCAATAATTAATGCAAGAAAAATCCTTAGTACTCATTGTAGTTTCTGAATTAATAAAGCTTACTAATTCAGCGTTACCAATACTATTTTCGAAATTTGCTAAATTATTCTTTAAAAAACCCTTAACAAATTCCATAACACTTACGCCCATACCTTCTTTATCAAAACGGCTACGAGCAACACAACGGCCTACCATAGAATTCATTTCTTGGGCCGGAATAGAATACAAATTTACTTCAATCATTTTAATGTTATTTTATATAATATTTAATTCGGGGCTATCAACTAATAAGAAAATAGCCCATAAACGCTCTTCAATCAGACCTGACTCAAACAATTCTTTTTCAGATGTAGTAAAATCTCCAATAGTTAAGATAGCTTTATATATTTCTATAAAATCTATCTCCTTACCATTTTTCCAAGATATATACTGATCAACTAACCAAGATTCGAAGGGTGCATTATTCATTTGCTGATAATCAAGAATAATAAATTCATTAATTCCAAATGCATCCTTAAGGAGTTGAAAAATATCTGAAATTCTTGCTCGGTAGGAATATTTAGATACTAAGATTTTATATACTGCTTTCACTGTATCAGTATAATCTGTATCATTTCTTGTTTTTATATAATTTTTTCTTTGCTCTAAATCAAACATTTTCTATCTCTACTTCTAATGGAAATAATCTCTTAATTTCAAACAGTTTTAAATATTTATCATTATATTGATCCATAAAATCTTTCACTTCTTTATAATGATCAAATACCCAATTTCCATTAAGACTATTTAATACCTTTGATTTATCTTCAAGTTGAAATAGGTAAGTTTCAATAGTAATATCATTTCCTGAACCGTGATAGGATTTAGGAGTACTACTTATCCTTTCAATATCAAATATATCTCCCCAAATTGGATCTCTCCAATCTATATCGAGTACGTAAAATATTAATTCTCGAAGAAAAGATAATTCGAATAATTTATTAAATGAGTTTCCTGATCCTTTCCATTCATACTTAAAAGAGTTAACTTTATCTTCCAAGCCCCAAGATTTTATTAAGTCTAAGAGTTCAAGATAAAGTCTATTTCATTCTTCTTTTGGTTTTTCTACAATTATTGCTTCTTGTTTAAATTCCAATAGACTTTTCATAATAACTTCTTAAGATTGTATAACTTGCTTTCCAAACTAAATCTAAATTTCTCACTTGTAAATCTGTTTTAAGGTAAGATCTTAATTGATTATAGTAACTATTAGGATCATTTCTTTCAACACTTCCCAACAATTGATCTATATTAATCCTAGTACTTTCCCACTTAAATCGATCTATAACAAGTAATTTATTAAGATCTAGTTGTTGTTTAATATTACTAAGAGATCCTATATAATTATTCATTCGATCTAGTCTTTCAGTACACATAGGATTTCCACATTTCAAAAGACTTCCATAAACATCTTTTTCTGACATATTATAACCACAGCTACAAGTTGGCCACATAAAATCTCCATTACCTTCAGTAAAAGAATCCCCTACCATTGGAATAGTTGAATTAGCCATAATAATACTTACTATTGCTCCAGGGGTAATTTTCTTTTTTACCATTTTTCCCACACTTCCAGCACTTGGTTTTCTTACTGTACATCCTTTTACTTGAATTGGATCGATTAGAATATTAGCTGACCAAGAATCTTTTCCTTTAGCTACTTGAGAATTCCATTGTATACCTCTTACTGTAGTTTTTAAAGCTTCAGTTCCTGATCCAGCACCAGCAAATTTTAAGGCGCCGAGACATATTCCAAATTCATCATATACTACCCAACCATCATTTAAGAAGTAACCAGTTGAAGTAACTGTTTTATCTGTTTCTGTATATTCTTTATTTCCGGCGCTCATAAGTTCTTCTATAGTCCATACATCGGCAGGGGAAAATAAGATATGTCCATCAGTTTTTGAACATACAGTTTCAAACATTTTTAAAACTTCACGATAGTCTGTTTTTCTTAGTATTTGTCCTTCTATTGAATCATCAGTATAATATCTATAAGCTCTAAGAGTTAATAAATTATTTACCTCAGATTCACAATACTTAGAATTTATTAGTCCATTGGCTCTTTGTCTAGCAGTTTCAGGATCAGTATCAGAAAGTCGATTAATGTCAACTAATGCCTCTGCCTGAATTGCTACTATACCTTTCGGAAATCTTTTTGGAAGGAAGTTTATTAATTTCCAAGTTTGATCTACCCCATAGTTATCCAAATTTAAATTTCCGACTGTAACTATTCTTTTTGGAATACCAGTTGAAGAATCTAAATAAATTGCTATACTAGATCCATCATACTTTAGATCACAGTATTTTCCAGAGTTTTCATTCACAAACTCTGAAAGAGCACTTAACATAGTTTTTTCTTCAACTTTTTTCTTTTTAATTTTTTCTATATAAGAATTTTTTGTCTTAGTTCCTTTTAAGTATGTTTGATAAACATAATCTCTGACAAAAAATCCATCTTCTTGCGCTGCTCTAGCTTCTAACATATCATATACAGCATCATCCATTCCGGTAGGTACTGAATCAATATAATAGTTTTTACATGCAAGAATAAGGTCTTTCCATTTTTCTAATGATTTTTCTGTAATATTATTTGTAACGCACATAAGTTTATTTATTTTTTAATAGCCATCCAATCATTATATCTTGGACTTCTGAGTCAAACATTTCTTTAATATTACTAAAGTCATCTTCTGGTATAAAAGATGAATTAGGTTTTATTGCAACTTCATATTCAACTTCTCGACGATCAGAATATCTAGTAATTATCTTATATCCAAGTTTTACTAAAAATTCTTTCATTTTATCATAATCCCAGTGTATTCCGAAAGGTTTAGACATCATCATATTACTAATAACTAAATCAGTAAGAGGACAATCTGGTAAATCTTCCGGTTCAAAATCGAAATCATCTTCTTGTTCGTCAAAATTAATATTTCCTTCCTCCCCATCATAGAGAGGAAAGTCATTATCATCTTCTTTTTTCATAATTTTTTTTATTTTATTTAACCTCATTAATTAGAAAATCAAGCTTTCTCGGCTGCGTATTAAGCATATAATTTATAATATAACTCACTCCAAAACGATCGATCATATCATCTTTTGTTTTTGATAATATATTTTCTATAAAATCAGGAAAACTTATAGAAATTTTATCGGTTAATTCATAAGCTCCTTGAATTGTTCTATAGTAATATATCTCAGATTCAGAAGAAATTCCATTAAAGTTGTATAAATCACTTTTTAAAAATTTATTAACAAATTCCACTCCAATTCTTTTATAATTATCTCCATGAGTAATTGTATAAAATAATTTCTCTCTTTTAGCTTCAAACCTATAACCTCTTAGGGAATCTTGAGAATTAATTAATTTTAGAATTTTCTCAAAATTTGGAAGTTTTGAAGTATTTGATCTATATTTTTCTCGATAAAGATATGCTAATCTAGATATATAACCTTGATATCTACCATCTGCTAAAGACATATATAACCATTCGTCACTAAATCCAATTGAAACTGAATGGGTATCACTAATTATTATCTTTGTCATAAAATAATGAAACCCCACCCTGGAAATGAAAATCAAAACCAGGATGAGGTGTAGTATATTATGTTTATTAACCTTCTACTTTAGTTTCGGAAATATTATCATCAATGATTGTACAATCAATTAAGAGAATCATTGACGCTGCTGAAATAGAATTTTCAAGAGCTACTCGAAGAGATTTAGAACTATCTAAGATCCCCTCCTCAAGTAAATTACCATACTTTCGAGTCTTAGCATTATATCCAATTCCTGGTTTAGATGATTTAACCTTTTCTAGAACTACTTCTCCAGAAACTCCTGAATTGTCTGCAATTGTTTTAAGAATTACTGGAAGACTTGAGAATACAATTTCTGCACCCTCTACTTCATCTCCAACTAAAGATTTCCAGAATGTCTTATCTTTCTTCACTTCTAATGATCCTTTGTAATAGATATAACCACTTCCTAAAGAACATCCTTCAGCAATAGCACTTTTAGATGCTAGAATAGAATCTTCAATAGTTTGTTTAAGGTTCTGTTTTTCAGTTTCAGAAGCTCCTCCAGCTCTCACTACTGCAATACCTCCACTAAGATTTGCTACTCGTTTCGCAAATTTAGTTTTATCATAATCTGATATTCCAGGATCTGTAAGTTTGGTGCTAAGAATTTCTACCCTTTCAGCAATCTCTTTAGAATCACCACCACCTTCATAGATAATACATGAATCTCTAGAAATTACAACTTTCTTAGCTACTCCAAGATCCTCTTTTGTTGCTTGTGTGACTGATAATCCGTTCTCAGGAGAAATATATTTACCGCCAGTTAAAATTGAAATATCTGCCATAATATTTTTCCTTGAATCTCCGAAATCAATACCTTTTACAACACAACATCTAATTGCACCTTGAAGAGTATTCATAACAAGAGTTGTATTTACTACTTCATCAATATCATCTACTATAAATAAGAATGGGCGTCCAGTAGGTACAAGCTGTTCCATTAACGGAAGAATTTGCTGTACACTAGATAATCTTTCTCCTACTACAATTACATAAGGATCTTCCATTACACAAGTTCCATCAGTAGGATTTGTAACATACTGTGGAGAAGCCCAACCACGATCGAGTTTCATTCCAGTAGTTACATCAATAGTAGTTTCAAGACCACTAGAAAAATCAGCTGTAATAATACCAAGCATTCCAACTTTCTCCATACATTCAACTACCAGATTTCCAATGGCCGGATCATTATTGGCTGAAATAGTTGCCACTTTTCTGATCTTTTCCATATCATCATTTACTGGAATTGAATTATTTTTGATATACTCAGCCATCCATTTTCCGGCCTTAAGCATACCAGATTTCACCTCATTTACATTAGCTCCAGTTCGTAATGCTTTTTGTCCTTTTTCACACATTTCTTTGATTAATAGTGAAGTTGAACTTGTACCGTCACCTGCTAATCTTTCTGTTTGAGCGGCAGCATTTTTTACAAAGATAGCTCCTGTATTCTGAAGTTGATTCTTAAATGAAATCGACTTAGCAACAGTAGCTCCATCTCTTGACACCTCTGGACCTGTAAATCCTGAAATACATACGGCTTTACCTGACGGGCCGAGTGTTTTCTTAATTGCCTCTACTGATTTTTTTACACCTTCAATAATTTCGGCCTGAGTTTCAAAGCCGTGATTAATAATTTTTCCTTCCGACATGTTTCGTTTTAATTAAAGTACTACAATAATTTCATTTAAAGTTATAACACGATATTCTGTTCCATCTTGAGTAAATGATTTTCCTGTGTTTGGATAAATCAAGATAGTATCACCAGGTTTTAATACTCCCTCGCTAACTTCTTCACCTACTCCAATAACCTCAGCTTTTTCACATTCACTCGCAGGAACAACAAAATTTCCTATCTTTTGAGTCATAGTATCTTTTTTATCTACTATGACCAATACTTTAGATTGAATTACTTTCATTTTTATTAATTTTATTTTAAATTTTTACTCATATATAAGAAAATCACCCTTAGAAATCACCCTTTTTATTGATTTGGAGGAGAAAAACCAACTTCCGTCTGTGAAATCTTAAAAGCCTTATATATGAAAGAATAAAAACCCAACTACCTATAACACAGTAGGTAGTTGGGTAAAATTTTTAAAGGAATTACAACAAATCAGTAGAAAAATTTGAACATTAGAAAAAGTATCAACCCTTTAAAAATTTTCAGAAAATGAAAAAATTTTTAATTGTAATTATCATCCTTATATTAGGGATGATATTTCTAGGTAAAATTTTTATAGTAATCCTAGAAGTTTTTGCACTATACTCAGCATTTAGAATGAGTTATGATGCATTATTCGGAAAATAAATATAAAATATTTTCATGGAGAGATTCGAAATAAACGAATCTCTTTTTTTTATTTCTCCCTAAATTCTGGATGATCTTTATAATATTCTTCTAATTTTTCTGGAATATACTTTTTAGCATATTCATATGATAACCATCCATAACCTTTATAGTGACTTGATTGATTTTTTATGACCTTATTAACCGAACTATATAAAAAACCATCCTTTTCAAGTTCTTTCGGATCTTTATACATTTTTATAATCTCATTTGTATTGAAATCAATACATAAATATCTCCAGAGTTCTGCCTTTACTAATATTACTTCTTTATTATTATAAAATTCATTTAATTTATTTTGGTCTAAATCAGAGTAATGTTTCCAATAATATCCTCTATAGAACTCTTCCGTTCTTATAGCAGTTTTTACAGATTCTCTTATAAATCCATCTTTCTTTACTCCAAGAATATTTTTGTAAATTTTTATAACTTTATGATTTACATCTAAGCATACTATTCTTGTTTCTTTTATATCAGGTCCTTTATCAATAATTTTTCCATCATTTTTATAAAATTCTTCTAATTTATCTTTGTGGCTTTCTTCGAATTTAGCAAATTTATACCAATAATATCCTTTAAATTTTACTTGATTCTTTGAAAATATCCTACAAATAGATTGAAAATTATAACCATCTTTTCCAGCATCATGATAGTTATTATAAATATTAAGAACTGTAAAATTTTTATCACATCTAACTATTTTTTGCGGAGGTAAACAATCAGGATCCTTCAACTTTAGTATTGGTAAGGAGTCTAAACATTTATATTTAATAATTTCATCGTTATCTAGCCAATCTATTAATTTACACCAATAATATCCTTTATAATAATTTATTTTCTTTCTTCTAATTGTATTAGAAATAGAACTTGAATTAAATCCATCCTCTTTAAGTTGAATATCATTAAGCCCAGAATATATTCTAACAATCTTCTTATTTTCTGTATATGCTATTATACTATTTAGACTTATTCCCCAAGTTAAAAATATGCTCTCTTCATCATTATGATAATAATTATCTATTTTTCTTAACTCCTCTTCTGATGTCCATGATGATAAATCGTACCAGTAATATCCTCTAGATACTCTATTATTCGCTTTAATAGAACGTCTTACGGTAACTTCAGAAAATCCATCATCTTTCAAGTCCATCATTTTATTATATATTTTTAGTATATTTTTATCTTTATCACAACAAATTACACTATTAGATGAACATTTAGAACGTAAATTTCCCAAATATTTTATAAGATTTATATCAGCCTCTTCAATTAATTTAATAGCATTTTTTCTTTTCACTGTAATACACTCTCTATTAGCCACCATAAAAGATGCAGCACTGGCTAATTTTAAATTATCTGGTTCAATATAATGTAGAAGTATGTGAGCTAGTATATGTTCTAACCCAGTCAATAAAACATAATTATTCTCTTCATTTAGTCCACCGCAACAAATAGGTAATATGTGATGACATTCAGTATAATAACCTAATGATTTTCTATCTAAACCTCGGGATAGTGCATTATCTATTAATTCACAATATTGATTTAAATAAAATTCAATATCTTTTCCTAATTTTACGATATTAAGAATTTTAATGTTATCTAGTGAATCTAATTGATCTCCTAGTTGTAACATTAAAATTCTACTAAAACTTTGATTTTTTAATACTGCCATAATTCTTATTTTAATAGGTTTAATATAATAGATTATTATTTTAGTAGAAACTAAAAGTAAGATTTCTGGTAGTAGGGTTTGCGCAATTCTACTACCATACTTTCTTACAGAACCTACTAAAATAATAGAAGAACACTAGATCGATTTATTAAAATATAAATTTTTCTAATGTTCTTTCATATATTAGGTTTTAATCTTTCTAAAAGCGCAAAAACTCACCTTAAGATTTATTAAATGGAGTCGGTCCTGAAACAACTTGCTGAACGTTAATATTATTTCCTTGTCTCTGCGGTCCAGCCCCTCCAGCTTTATATACACTCTGTTGAGCTTGATTATATTGAATATTATAGTTATTAATCATTAAATCAATATCTGCCTCAGAAAAATATCGTTTGTCTTGAATCATCCTTATATCATCATACACTTTTTTTGGCAAACTTCTAAATCTACCATTTTGAAGTCTTATATTGTAATCAATCATATTTGTTTCTCCACGCCGATTTTTTGTGATCGTTGATATTCCAAGATTATTAGGATTTGGTCCATCCCCACCTTTAGAGCGTGTGATAATAAAGTCACAAACGTCTACTTTGTGACTACTGCCCGCGATGTAGCTCATATCCAATATCGATTGGCTATATGCTCCAATTTTTAATTGAGATAATATAAATACTAATTTCCCTAATCCTGTTAATTCCGTAAGTTTATCATAAATATCTCCAAATGATTTATACATAGAACCATCTTCTCCACCATTAGCTCCACGGAAACCCGCGTCATAATCGATAAATAAAATTTTATAATCTTTGGTTTTCATGAATTCTATATATTCATCTACTGAAATTTTTCCAGCTGGTAGTATAGTTATACTAAGATTATCTCCAATCATTTGACACATACTATTGTATATAGGTCCTATGTTTTGAGATACTTCATTAAATGACAATCCTGTAAATTGAGCTCCTAATCTGATAATCATTATAAATTTAATTTTCATTAAACTATTAGACTATATCATCTATATTTTTATAGTTCTATATTTAGTCGTTGAACTCTATCTCTTAGATAAAAGATAGAGATGCTAATTCTATTTTATTCTAATAGTTCTAGCATTTTAATAGAATTTTCATAGATTCTTATATCTATGCTTCATTCGTTTAAAGTCTTTCATTTTAAGATCTCCAAGAGCTAAATAATGTACTTTATAACCTTGTAAACTCATGTTCAATGCCTCCTGCATGGATAAAAGAGACTTTCCAACTCCTGGAGGCATTGCGATAAGTCCGAGTTGTCCAAATTCATAAGCTCCGCATGAAAAGCAATTATTTATCCATTCAAATTTACTAGGTACACCACCTTCTGCCTGTTCAGCGATGATTGAATTAATATCTATTTGTGTAAATCCAATCTCACTAAAATTATCTAGATCAGCAGTAGTTTTAACATTTATATTTTTCACAAACTTAACATATTCTTCTGGATTTTGAGAATAGAGTCTGTTTGCTTTTTGAAGATTAACTGAATATATTACATCAGTTAAAATCTTTCTGGCTGGTTCAATTTGACTTTTTGTATATCTTTTCCATTTTATAATTTCATTCATCACCTCTTGGGTCTCTTGTGGAGTTTTCTGAGATCTAAATAAGATACTCCTAAATAAAGGCTCATCTATATTTTCTAGAGGATAAGTCTTTATAGCATCCACGAGTTGAGAGACCATACCATTTCCGGCTGTTTGTGGATTAGTCTGAAAATAATATTGAAGATCTAATATATTATTTTTAGCATCCTGAAATAAATATTGATTAAAACAGCTAAAAATCAAATCAAATACACTACCATTATCCATACTATATTTTTAAAGATTTTCTTCATTAATAACTATATCTTGAATATCACAATACTTATAGTAGTTATGTAATAGTTCATCTCTTTGTTCGAATCCTTTTGTATATACCGGGATTCTTTTCGGTATTTTAGGTTTTAGTGCAAGAACGTTCATATTAGTTCCTCTTGCTGTTCGTCCTAGTTGTTGAAGAACCGATCCAGCGTTGATATTAGAAACTAGTAATATATTTTCTAATCCAGGAAGGTCTAGTGCTCTAAATCCTGCGGCGGTACTAGGAATTATATCTACCATTCCATTTTTAATATATTCGCATGATTGTTGAAGATCTAGGTTTGTTTTATTTCCAGACAAGTCATAATAAATATATCCTTCGCCGCAAATTAAGAGCACTCTAAATACTCCAATAAAAAAGTTATCTATCCAAGTTGAAATAATATTATTTAAATTATTTATTGGGATATATAATTTAGGATATTTTTTTGCTATCTTTACAATCAATTCACATACTCCAGGATCAACCCAAATTTTTGACATTATTGTATTATAGACATTATTATCCTCATTAAAATCCTCTTCTGTAAATTTAATATTATTTAAAGCGATAGTATTTATGTGGATACTATTTATTTTCAGACTAGTAGGCATTCTATAAACTAATGCTGGTCCGAAATATTTAATTAAGTCCTTGTTTCTTACTACTGTTTCCGTAATTCCCTGTGCAAATGTGATCATAACTCCTGAATCTCGATCTGCAGTTCCAGAAAATCCGTACATAACTTCAGCATTCACTAGTCTATCATATATCCATTCACCAGAAGGATTAATAGTATATTCTACTTCATCTACTAGAACCCAATCGAATTTCTTAAGTTTCTCTTCCTCTAAAATACATAGGTCTGGATCTTTTATTTTCTTTTGATTTAGAAATCCTGAAGTAATTATACATCCAAGATCTCCATCTATTGATGTAGGTAATTTACCACCAAATCTAGACTCGTATCTTTTTACAATTTCATCTTTCGCTTTTTTTCCTGGAGTTATAACTAATACTTTCTTTCCGAGTTCATTATGTGCATAGTTTATAAGAGTTGCTATAGTTTCAGTTTTACCATATCCTGTATTAGTTTGAATAATCGCTCTCTTATATTTTAACACATGCAACATATCTTCATTTTGATAATCTCTGAGATTTGGAAATGGATAGGTTCGATAATAATCTGCAAATATTGTTCTAAGAATTGTATTATAATCTGTATCACTTAAGATAGGTTTAAATACATTAGCAATATAAGCTGCCCATCCCATTCCTAAGATAAAAGTATATATTCCTTTCTTAGGTCCGCATGATCTAGGGTTATCATAAAGTTTTGTTATTTCTTCAGTTGTATTCCAAGATTTCAACCAAGGGGAATACTTAGTTACTTTTCTTTTAAATTCTAAAAGACATTTTACACTAGGGTCATCAGTTTTTATTACTATTTTATTTATAGTATTATCTATCGATGCTGTTATCATTTTATTTAATCCATTGTAAATTATTTCCAGCCCTAAGTTTTCGTTTCATACATTCTTCTGGATCTTCTCCATTAGATTTTATGATATTAATAGGGCAATAATCTATTCTTTTTCTTATTTTTTTAGCTACACCCATAGATTTTTCAGTATCATCTAAGTAACATAAGATTTTTTCTGGAACGTACTCACTAAGAAAATCTAATTGATAATCTGATATAGAACTTCCCAAAACTGCAAAAGGTATATAATCAGGTGCCATAATTAAAGCAGCTATAGCATCATATACCCCTTCCACTACTATTATTTTTCTTAGACCTTGACCATGATCTATTACATAAGGAGGCTTTGCTGATATTTGTGGGAAAAGATATCTAATTTTTGTCTTTCCAGAAAATCTAATCTGGTAATAAAATACTTCCCCATGATATTTAAATGGCATTACTACATTTCCATCAACAAATTTAAAGTCTAGGAGTTTATAGATGTCGTTCATAAAAGGATGTCTACTCATTAGATAATCATAGCCTCTTTGATCAAAATTATCAAATTCATTCCAGTATTTATCTAATGTCCATATAGGATCTTCTGTAAGTTTAACTACATTTGGATGACCTGAATATCCATAATACAATGACATAAAATCAGGTACTTTAAATGATGTATCAACTTCATCAGACACATGTATATAGGCTCGATTACATACAAAACAAGTACCAACAGTTAAGTCAGTTTTTATATATAATTTATGTTTTGTATGTCCAGAATCTCTACAAAATGGACAATGAATAATATAGTGTCCTGTTGAATTTGCATGAGGTTCTACTTCTTCCATACTAGATACTCCATAAAAATCTTTAAGAAGTTCTTCGAAGTTACAAAACACTAATACACGTCCATCTTTTAATTTTACTTCTTTATAGTCTACCATAATTTTTATAATGAAACTGACATGATAAAATACTTTCCTTTCTCAGTCCATCTTCTTTGATTGTGAGGTTTTCCATCCTTCCCAACAATCATTACATCTTTTGTTAATCCAAGAGTATCGTAAGGAGATCTTAGGAACCATTTATTACCTTGATGATATATAATATTCTTTGCTTCTAGAATACTATAAATATCTTTGCTAGACTTACATAAATTTAATCCTTTCGTAATTTCAGTCATAGTATATAGACTTTCTGAGGTAGAAAGAACCAGATTTGCAAAGGTTACTAAATCCTTTTGGGAATCTAATATATTCTTAAGGTAAATATTTTCGTTATTAGATTCAATTAATTTTTGTTGAATATCCATATAAGCTCTTTCAAACGATTCTCTAGATTGATCAATAATAGAATATCCATTAATCATTATTTCCTTTATTCTATCATTACACCAAATAGAGAACATAGGATTTAACCATCTAGCGAATTCTAGGGCTACGTTTTCATGTAGCCAAGTTCCCTGAAATTTTGGCACACCTCCTTGAATTTTTACAATTAAATCCGTTATGGGAATTCCCATAACGCTTTCTAATGCTTTCAGAAATTCTTTTGTAGATTTCTGTCTATACCAATCAGCAAATAGCTTCCCAAAAGGTTTAGCCATTTCAGTTGCATTAATCATTGTTCCCTTACCATCTCCTCTTAATGAAAAATTAATTTCATTGTTATCAAATTTAAAGATAAAACTTCTATCTTCCATGATATTTATACTCTTTAAATAAAAATGGAATCCCTTAGATAAAATTCTATGAGATTCCAATAGTTTATAATACTTTATTTATTTTTTCCTCTTTAGTTTCAGGTACTGATTTTTCTTTCTCTTTTTCAGCCGGTTTTGTTGGAGTTGCTGCCGGTTTTTTATCTACTGGCTGCGGTTCTTTTTCTTTTTCCTTATTACAAACACAAGGATCTTGATTACACTTCGGACATTCTTTTGGTGCAAAACGTTCAATAGCTTCATCAAGGGATTGAACTACAAAACCTACTGATCCTGATACTCCTGCACACATATTTATTTCAAATGGTCCTGATACAATTAATGCTAGTTCATTGTAATCATAAGAACTTACTAGTAAACTTAGAAATTCATTACTAGGCATAATATCACCAGAAACAGAATGTGCTGGGATAGTAATTCGTTGAGTACCTGATAAAGGTAAATTAATTTGTGATTTTGTTCCGTTATAAACTCTCATAATTTTTATTTATTAATGTTTTCTATTTTATTTTCCGGGGTACACAACTAACTCCGGATTTTCTCAATTATTAGGGTTTGAGTTCTCAAGGACTGTGTTTTTATCATCGGGCTCTTCTATAAATACTGGAAGATCAATTTTAGGAAGTGCACAAAGAAAATGTTTAGATTCAGTTTTTTGAGAATTTTTCTTTTTAAAGAATCTTTTCTTTTTTTCTTCGATTACTCTATGCACTAAAATTCCAGAGATTAGTTTTCCCGTATTTACTATATGAATATTCCATCCATCAGTTTCCGGAAATTTCATTCGAAGAGCTGATAAAACTTGATACCTTACTATAGCATATTTAGATTGAAGAGTAGCATCTTTCGGAAATTCTGTAACCTCCAAAAGATCATCCACAAACATTTCTAATTTCGTTCTTAATTTCGGATCAACTCCATCAACAATATTTACTGGAGAACCTAGATTTATATTAATATCTTCTAAAGGAAATAAATACTCAGGAGAATCTACACTTAAAACTAGATTCTTATTAAATATCAACGAAGTATCTACAACTTTCTTAAGTGGTTTATGAAGTCTAGACACATTCTTTTTTAAGGAAAATTTACTTGAACATTCAGATCCAATTATATTATCTTTTATATATAACATTGATTCTTTAGATAAAATCAAATCACGTCCAGATAAAAATATAACAGAACAATAGTTTCCAGCAAAACCAAGAAGATAAGGAATGGTAAAGCTAGATATTACAGATGCTGAGTTAATATATCCGCCGAAAGGATTAAAGCCAAGCAAATCTATTGTATTTTCCTTACAGTAATTAACAATATCATAATTAAAATTCAAAGGACATAAATCAAGAGAAACGAATTTAATTTTCTCTTCAATAGCTTCTTCCATGGCTTTGAGATCTTCGGCGGTCTTAGGATTTTTTACTCCAAACTCCTCAATTATTTTATATTCTCTAAGCTGTTTAATAGTTTCCTTAACAGTTCCTAGGTTTTTAAGAATTACTTCAGAATCTATCAATAACAAGTCTACTTTCTTTCTTCCAAGTTCAAGAAGATGTCCAAGGAGTGCTCTTTCAGGATTATCTAAAAAATCAATAGAAGTGATTAAGTTACCTCCTGGAAAACTCTTTATAAATTCAGAAATCAAAAAATCATTATTAGCTGAGATAGATGTATGAAAATAATCAAAAGAGTATTCATCTTCAGAATCTACCCACGGTTTAATGGTCATATTTGAAGTATCTAACCCTACCCCTTGTACTTTAAATTTTGTTGATGTTGTTGTCATAAAATAGATATATTAATTATGTTATTAGATAATGTTTCATTTTTTTCAGGGAGCCAAGAGATATTAATTATTGGTTCTTTTTCAGAATTTAAATTAATACTGTTCTTAAGAAATACTGAATCCTTAAATACTTTACAAGCTCCAAGTAATTCTAAGAAAATAGAAAATACAAATCTCATATAATTCTTATTTCTTAGAAGAATCAACTTTATTATAGTATAATCTTGATAACTTATTTCTTTTAGATTTACTGGCTCTTCTGTTTTAGTATCAATAACTTTAAATATTGATTTTGTATCATAACCTTGAGTATTGAAAAACTTAACACAATTAGGAGAATTATCTAATTTTAATCTTTTTGTTTTTCTATTAGAATTTAGATTAAGAATATTATATCTACTAAAATGTTGTTTATCATAAGGAACAATTTCAGGAAAAAGAATCTTATAATTATTAATTTCTATATTATTCTTTCCTGATACTACTCTATACTTCTCTGATAGATTTACTATTTTTATACCAGTCAAATTCGGAATAGATATAATTTTTGGATATCCAGGTACCCAATCTAAAAACCATATATCATTTCGACTTGGAAGATCTAGTTTACTTAAGACTTTTTTAAATTCCAAGTAATCATGAGAATAAGTAGCTAAATGGTAAATGCTATCAATTAAGAATAGTTGTAAATATCTATCACTAAGAATATAATCATAAAAAGATTTTATATTCTTTATAATAGTCTTAATTAATTCTTGTTTTTCTGTTTTCTTTGTAATAGAGTTACTACATATTCTACAAGGAAGATAATAAAAATCTTTAATTAATGTAGATAATGGACCTCTATATTTATTACATCTAAAGCAAAAATTATCAAGATCTTTTTGATGTGTTAATTCAATTTCACAATACTCTTGATAACTTAAAAAATGCTCTTCGGATAGATGTTTTTCAAATTCTATTGGATCATTACTTTTGAATCCACACCAAATACATTCCATTTATTTTAAATTATATAATCCTGTATCAATAAATTGTTGCTTTAAATCATTTGCTAAAATTTGCATATCTGGATGAGCATCTTTAGCACACCTTAATGAAAAGAATCCAGCTTTTTCAGGAGTATCTTCAGAAGGAATATATGTAAAATCCTCAATGTAACCAGTCATACATAGTTCGGTTTTTATATCATTTGGAAGTAATCCTCTAGCTTCTTCTGGTTTTAGTTTTTCTCCTTCGTCAGTAGAAGTTGCATATAAATAATCGATCTCTGTATTCCTCCATGATCTATCAAAAGTTGCAATAGTTCTATCCCATACTGTAAGATCTTCCCATAATTCCTGCCCATCTATGTCATGAATATAACTTCGAGATAATCCTGTTTGAGAATCTATAGTTGATGCAATATCTTCTCTAACTCTATATATCCACTGAGGAAGAATAAAGGTAAGTTCCCCTCCAAATCTATCTTTTGAATAATTTACATAACGTTGAGATTCTTGAAGAAATGAAAACGCTCTCATTACTTATTTCTTTTTCAAGAAAAATTGGACTATATCATCATCTTTTATTATCAATAAGATGTCTAGTACTTATTAGTCTCTGAACCATTCAATTCTATTGATTGATTTGGATGCTGGTTAGTATAATCTAATACTTTTCAGCAATTCTCTAGATTATTCTTGTAGTGTCTCCACTACTTGGCACAAAACGTTCTATGCCGAACAAGTTCATGAGATATACCTCTACTACAGATCCATCTAGTTGTGACTCTGTGATAATGGTTTTCAGTAGGTTCACACCAATATTTTTTCATAACTCCTTCTAGATTATGTTGATAAATAATTCTTAGATCTGTAGTAACCTCATAAGTTCCAGTTACTGAGTTATGATACCATCTAGTGTAAGGAGCAGTTTTGAAAAAGATCTCCAAGTAGTATCTATCCTCTTCTGGGATACTGAGATATACAGTTCCTGAGTTAAAAACCGCCCAATGACCTCTAGAAAAAAGCATGTTGTCAAACCTTTCCCATGAATCTTCTGTGATTTTATCTTCAGATTTATAAGCCAATCTTCCAATTTTCTCTACATGTTTCATTAATCCATCCACCCCAGGTTGTTGAGGGAGAATGGATACACTTGATTTTACGATTTTCATATTGTTTTTTATTGTTTAATGATTACATCTATAAGTTCTTCAAGGTTCTAGAAGAGCAAAAAGAAGACCTAACACCTATTTCTAAGTGCTAAGTCTTCTGAGTTTTTAACCTTGGCTACTGTTTAATTCTGCAGTAGCCTTTTGAATTCTCTCCCTAATAATTTTCTTATAATGATAATCGGGAAATCTCATACTTGTAATCTGAGTTCCTCCCTTCTTTGTAGTGGATATAACAGCAACTGGTTCCATATATCTTGTCATTACATCGATACATTGTTTGTAAACACCAATTAATTTCTTCTTTGCCTGTTTTTCTTTTCTACTCAATTTCATTTTTACAAATTTTTTAAGTTATTATTACATTTATAAGATTTTTAAAGGTTTTGAAAGAAATCAATAATGCTTTTAGATTTTCCCTGAGATTCTTATATATGATATTATTAATAAAAATAAATTTAAAACAGAAAATTATGGATCCTTTATTTGGAATGATTTTTTATTTTAGTATAGCTATAACAATTAGCTTTATTTGTAGTGTTCTTGAGGCGACGTTATTAAGCACACCAACTTCTTTTATTCAGTCCAAAATCGATTCTGGTTCTAAGGCAGCAATAAAATTTATGAAGCTGAAGAATGAAAGGGTAGATGATGCTATCTCTGCTATTTTAACACTAAATACAGCTGCTCATGCAGTAGGTACGAGTTTAGCTAGTATAGAGGCAGTTGAGATTTTTGGGATGAAAAATTTTGCAATTATTTCTGGAATAATGACTTTTTTGATATTAGTACTTAGTGAATTAATACCAAAATCACTCGGAGCACATTATTGGAAAAGAATGACCTCAATTACAGCTAACATATTAACTTGGATGATTTATATAACATATCCTATAGTTTGGATGTCAAGATATATAATGGCTATATTCTCACCAAAAACAGAAGAAGCTACTATATCTCGAGAAGAAATATCTAGTATGGCAACAATCGGAGAGCGAGAGAAGATATTTACAGGAAGAGAAAGTAAAATAATTAAAAATCTACTTGCTCTTGATAAATTAACTGTTGGAAATATAATGACTCCTAGAACTGTTGTAAAATCTTTTGATGCTAATACTTTTCTTAAGGATTTTCCAGATGAATTTGAATTTTCTAGAATACCAATATGGGAAGATACTGAAGATAATATAGTCGGAATAGCATATAAGTCAGATATATATCAAGATTATGATGTTTATCAACCAGGATTAACAATAAAACATACAGATTATGATTCTGATATTATATTTATTCCAGATTCATCTAGTGTTAATGTATTGTTCGAAAAATTTCTTAAAACTAAACAACACTTAGCAATAGTAGTAGATGAGTATGGAACATTTGTTGGAGTAGCTAGTTTCGAAGATGTTATAGAAAATTTACTCGGAATAGAAATAGTAGATGAGACTGATACTGTAGAAGATTTACAAAAATTAGCAAAAGAAAAATGGGAAGAACGAAAAAGATCTATGAATGGTTAAAGGATATATTATGGATAATAAATCGCCAGAAAGATAAGGATTATATTAAAATCAATGAAAAGATTAATATCATCAAGAAAAATATATCAACTGGAGAGATTGATTTTTATCCACAAATAACCTATAGGATTGGTACTAAAGTTAAAGTATATATTCCTATAAATGATGCTTGGATGTTTGATTGTGCTGAATTTATTGGGACAGTACTTGGATCTTATATTTCTAGTAAGAAAGAAGCAATGTCTGATAACGATATAACGTACTTAATTTATGCAGAGTATTATGAAGTTGCTGGACGTCGTAAATACTTGAATAAAGTTTTTCAGATTAGTTCTCAAGATTGTACAATTTGTGGAATCAATGAAGAAAAGAAGAAAAAAGGAATATATACAGTAAAAGATATGTATAATGATATAAAAACATTTTGTAATAATAGTTGCATTTTATCTGATGAATGTAGCGAAGATTGTCCATTCTACCATTATGAAGCAAATAAAACTAGGAAGAAACATTTATCCTGATATTGAGTTATCTGAAGTTGATAAGTTCTTATTTCAGTATGGAATAAAAATGGGATTCTTATTTGATGATGGAGTAGAATTCTTTATTCCAGATCATATAATGACCAAAAATTATCCAGGGGACTTATCATTTTATCGGGAAGGTTTTAATAATCCAGATCTAATATTTGTAATATCTTTTGGAGAATTATTATTTCTGGATGGGGTTACAGAAAAAAGAATTATTTAAAATACCAATATATGATTAGTAAATGGTTTGAAGTTAGTGTTGATTTATTTAATATAATTTTTGATACTTACTGGAAAAATAAAAAATCTTGGACATATGATAATATTATAGAAATTCAAAATCCAAGATCTATCCTAAGTGATCAACCATCTGAAAGATTATACTTAGGATATAAAATAAATATAGAAGATTACAAAAATGTTTTCACTAATTTTCTTAAGATACATACTATAGAAGCTCTTAAGGAATCAGGTTGTACAGTTCCTAATACTTACATGTCTATATGTATGATAACTAGTTTAGGACCTGATATTATACCTCTTCAACATGTGGATAAGCACTATAAGATTGTACTAGATACATGTTATGGAGAAGATCCACATCATCAACTTGAGAGTTTCTTACAAAGACCATTAACATCTTGGTATGTAAAAGAGAATGATAAATATATAATTGGAGGAGAGTATCCAGTAGAAGATAGGTTTATAAGATTTAGGTTAATTGATTATACATCATGGAAAGAAATGATTGAAAAATATCAAAAAGAAGATGTATTATCCTATCTTTATCCAGAAGATGATATTCCTAAAAAATTATTAATGTTATCAGATCAGAATCCCTCAAAGCCTTATATGTGAAAAGATAATAGATCATAAGTGAAATGTCTACTCGAAGAAAAACTCGGGTAGACTTTTTATTTAAAAAAAAATAAGAATATGGAAAAAATTATTAGAAAAATTAAATTACAATTAAAGGCAACAATAACTAGGTTTATTTGTTGGTTAAGTTATGGAATGGGGTGTTATAGAAGTGTACCAAATACCCTAGAGATTTATAGAAGTTATACATTCGACAACTTAAAAAAAGAATTAAATATATTACTGGAGATATATAGCCTTACCGAACTTGATTGTGAATATCTTAAGAAAATAGTATCTGTTAGGGCGTCTTCTGGAATTCTTAGATTATTGGAAATGCATGAAAATAAGAAAATGCAAATAACCTATAATCATCTAGAATTAAAGAAGATGATTGAAGACACTTTGGGTATAAAAATTGAAGAGATGGATTGGGGTGAATATAGATATCAACAGAAACTAAGACCATTGTTTTTATGGAATATAGGAAATGGTGAGAACGAAATAAAAAGAAAGCTTGAATTGTATAACATAGTATTATTAGTAATGGAGGAAGACTAAGGTTTTCCTCTTCATTTTTCTCCTTGAAATTCTTATATATGAAATTTAAATTAAAAAATATGAAAAAGAAATTATTAACATTATTAGCGTTAACAACATTATTGTTAGTAAGTTGTGAATCCGTTGAAAAGGTCGAAGATGTTAGTTCTTCAACAACAGTAACAATTAATCTTCCTAAAGGCGAAAAGTTTATAGATCTTAAACCAAATAACAACTCTTTAATAACTTCTGATACTTTAGGAAATATTAATGTATACTTATATTCTCCTACCAATAAAAATTTAATATTAATTTATAAAATAAAACAACAATGAAAAAGAGAACATTAATATTTTGGGGAATTATAATCATAGCTGTAGCATATATAGTATTTGTATTTATTTTCCCAGAGAATAAAAGAACTGTATTGTTTGGAGGAACTATGGAAGTAAAAGTAGAACCTGGCCAAAAAGTAATAACAGCTACATTTAGAGGAACTAGTTTATTTTATATGACTGAACCTATGGACTCTGGATATATACCTAAAACAAAAACCCTCCATGAAAAATCCGGCCGTGGTATAATCGAATCTGAAGTTAAATTTATAGAAAGAAGATGATAACGAAATATAATAGTAGAAATCGAGTATTTAGTATAACTCTCTCCCAAGAAATAATGGAGAACTACTTAAAGAAACGCGGATATCAAATTTCTACATTCTCACAAGTAGCTAAGGATTTTGGATATACGGCTGGAGAACTTATGGAGGAATTAAAACTATATCCTAGTACGTTTGATTATAAAATAGCATACCTCCCAGAAGAAAAAGAGGAAGTATATCGAAAGTTTATAAAAATTATAGAAGAACGAAGAGAAAGAGAAGATACTAAATATTCTTCTGGAGGAAAATGGTTTTGGTATAACTGTGCGGAACTTGATCTCTTAAATCATATAGTAGATCTTAAAGCGAGAGCAATTATGAAGTCTGAATTTATAGAACGTATTATAAATTATGATTGAAGCTATAGAATTATTAACAAAACTAGAATGTGAAATTGATTTATTAATTAAATTATTAGGATATGAACAGAAATAAAAAAGCGTTAGTTATCTTTCATAGGGTAGATTTTGATGGAACATCCAGTATGTGTATAGCAGTAAAATCACTAAACGATGAAGGGTACCAAGTAGATAAAACCGGATATAATTATGGAGATGAAATTCCAGAAATGTATGTAGATAAGAATGGAAGACCCTATGACCTGATCTGTATGGTTGATATAAGTTTCCCTCCTGAAATTATGTTACAGGTTTGGGAACACTATGGAGATAACTTTATATTCATAGATCATCATGTATCATCCATCGAAAGTTCTATACAAAATAACTACACCGGAATTAAAGGTATTCGTGAGATTGGACCAGCTGCTTGTGAATTAACTTGGAGATTTTTCTGTCCAGGTCAAGATATTCCAGAATTTATTCGACTTCTTGGAGTATATGATACTTGGAGAAAAGATGAAGTTGGGGAAGATGATTGGCAAGATGTAATACTTCCTTTACAGAGTGGTTTGAAATTTAAATATGGCTTAAATCCTGATACGTGGCTCTATGAATTTCCTAATCTATGTTTCTGGGAAGATAGATTGACAGAAGTAATAGAACTTGGAACTATTCTTAAACAAAATCAGGATAAAATTAATAAAGGAGTAGTTAAATCATTCTCATTTCCCGTTACTGTTGCTGGAAAATATAGAGGAGTTTGTGTAATAGGAACTGCATTTTCAAGTACAGTCTTTAATTCTGTCTTAAATGATTATGATATTTATATAGTATGTAATCGAAGAGATAAAGGAGTATATAGTATATCAATGTATAAAGAACCTGATCGAATTCCAGAATTTAGTTGTGCTGGATATAGAGGCATTATTTTTGGACATAAAAGTGCTGGAGGTGGTACTTTAAACTTTGAACAATTCAAGACTTTAATAGAGGATTGTGAAATTTAAAACTTATAAGAACCAAGGATTTTATTTCCTTGGTTTCTTTATTTTTATTGTAACTTATTTATGAAGACACAGGAGCTTCCCTTATATTACACCCCTTATCGCTACCGCTAGGGGTGTCTTAGAAAAGAAACATTGAATAAGATATATAGGAATAAACTCAGAAAATGAAGATATTTATAAAGATTTTATATTATTGATTTTCGCCTCTCCAAGGAGGCGAATCTAATCTAAATATTAAACAGAACTTTTTTAAATATATTTTATTATATTAGTATATGGTTAAAATTACTCTATTTAAAGTTCTGTTTTGCTCTTCTTATCCTTTCAAACTCTAATTAATGAAGTTAAGGTATCCTTAGTCTTCGATTTTATGTAACTGGATTCTGTATTAGAATTCAATATTAATATGATAATAAACTTAAAATATTAAATAGTATGATAAAAAGATTAAATGATTATGTAGTTCCTAGAGGAATAAGATTTATATCAGAATTAGGAACAGACTTTAGATTTTACAAGTTACCTGTAAAATGTATTATTAATAAACAACTCCCTGGGTGTGGATTTACTGAATATTGCTTAAGAGGACCTGAGAATGTTATACTTTGTTCTCCTAGAAAAATGTTGCTCAAAAATAAGAAAGACCAGCATGGTAGGGATGTTTATTTGGTTATAAACGAACTAGAAAAGGAAGTAGCTATTGATAAGGATCTTTCTAAAATAGATAAATCTCAGATATTTATGGAAAAAATGGATGAGATAGTTCATGGAAAGGATACAGTTTATAATAGATTAATGAATGAAATAAAAGACTACCTAAATGAAAGAAAATATTTAGGAGATAAACCAGCCAAGATACTAGTAACATATGATTCTTATAGAATTGTAAAAGATATCCTAGAAAGTCTTGGTATATTCCAATCATTCTATACTATTATAGATGAATTTCAGACAATCTTACATGATTCTAAGTTTAAGTCTAATACAGAACTAGACTTTCTTTATCACCTACATCAATCTCATTCAGCTTTATTTGTTAGTGCTACACCCATGTTAGAGGAATATCTTAATATGTTAGATGAGTTTGATGGTTTACCATATATTAATATGGATTGGGCTTCGCAAGATCCTACTAGAGTATTAAAACCATCTCTTAAGGTGTTAACAATGAAATCAGTAGGTACTAAATTACCTGAGATAATAGATTCTTATAAATCTGGGAATTTTGAAAGAGCTATTAGGATGATTAATGGATATCCTAGAGAGATAATATCAGATGAGGCAGTATTCTATGTAAACTCTGTTAATCATATAGTTAGTATTATAAAAAAGTGTGATCTCCAACCTGAAGAAGTAAATATTCTATGTAGTGATACTCCTGATAATCAAAAACGAATACAACGTAAATTAGGGAAGAAATTCGTAATAGGGGATGTTCCACTAAAAGGAGTTAAACCTAAAATGTTTACCTTTTGTACACGTACTGTTTATTTAGGAGCAGATTTTTACTCTACTTGTGCTAGATCGTTTATATTTAGTGATAGTAATATTGATTCTTTAGCTGTTGATATCTCTGAAGACTTGCCTCAAATATTGGGAAGACAGAGATTATTTAAAAATCCTTGGAAGAATGAAGCTATATTTTATTATAGATCTACTTGTGACTACAGAAAAATTAGTCAGGAAGAGTTTGATAAGGAAATAGAAAGAAAGAAAAGATCTACTAATAATTTATTATCTGCATTTAGTACAGCCTTAGATGATGCTAAATATGATTTAGCTAAAACTTATCAGAAAAATACTAAATCTTATAATTATAAAGACGATTATATAGCAGTTAATGAACATCGAGGAGGTACTCTAATTCCTGTACTTAATAATTTAGTATTAGTAAATGAGATTAGAGCTTTCAGGATTCAACAAATAGATTATAAAGATAGATTTACAGTATTTAGTACTATTCATAATACTTTATCTTCTGATGATATAATAAATCAAAAGGTATCTGAATTTCTGAGAGAATATCAAAAATTAGGAACCTTTAAGAGTAAGTTGAAATATTTATGTGAATATGGATTTTCAGATGAAGTAGCAGGAATAGTATTAGATCAGATAGGGGAGCATGATAATATTAAATCTTACTATATTTCTTTAGGTTCACAAAAACTTAGAGCTCTAGGGTATGATAAATATAAAATTGAGAAGGAACTTGGAATAGTAACATTTTCCTATGAACTATTAGAGTCTAGTATTTATTCAGAATTCAAAGTAGGGGATAAATTAACGTTATCTAGTATAAAAGATAGACTTGATTATTTATATAAATCTATTTCTTATACTGCAACACCTAAGGCTACTGATTTAGAGAAATTTTTTGAAATAAAAAACTCTAGTATATATGAAGATGGGAAAAAGATAAAGTGTTATACGTTATTAAAAAAGAAGGAAATTTAAATTATGATATATTTAATTAAGAGTGCAGGTTATGGAAAGGATAACAATTATATAGATTTGTTAAAAATTGGATATACAGAAGACACAAAGAAAGAAGGGAGATTTAATGCATATAAACTTCATAATCCAACCTGTAAAATTTTATATGAACTTCCTGAATTGACTGAAGAAGATGAAAAGAATATTCAATATAAGTTTAGAAAATATTTGTATATAGATTATGGTAGAGAATGGTTTGAATATAATGATGAAATAGTAAACTTTTTTAAAAATCCAGAAGTAGTGAAGAATATTAAAAATCTTCCAATAAATCCATGTATTATAAATAAAGAATTAACTGAATTTAAGAATAGTGTTAAAGAAATTTTAGGAATTTTGCTTGGAATATCCTCTAATCTACCAGGGAAGGGTAGAGACAATGTAAAATCTGTGTTTAAAGAAATTTTAGATAAGAAACTTAGAGATATAGATTCAGTATTTGAGTTCTTAGAGTTGAAATTTGATAAGAGCATAATAGATAAGTGTAAGGATCTTTTGGAATGTAGAAAAACAGGTAAATACTGTAATGATGATATAATAAATCAGGAGGTATCTGAATTTCTGAGAGAATATCAAAAATTAGGAACCTTTAAGAGTAAGTTGAAATATTTATGTGAATATGGATTTTCAGATGAAGTAATAGGAATAGTGTTAGATCAGATAGGGGAGCATGATAATATTAAATCTTATTATATATCATTAGGTCCTCGAAAACTTAAAGCTTGTGGATATAACAGGTATGACATAGAAAAAGAGTTGGGAGTAGTAACATTTTCCTATGAACTATTAGGGTCTAATATTTATTCAGAATTTAAAGTAGGAGATAAATTAACATTATCTAGTATAAAAGATAGGTTAGGTTATTTATATTCTAGTATTAATTATGATGCTACACCAAAAGCAAAAGACCTAGAAAATTACTTTGAGGTAAAGGAGTATAAATCTACTGAAGTTGTAGATGGAGAGAAAAAAAGAGTAAGAGGTTATGAATTATTATCTAGAAAGGAGGTGTGTTAATTATGAAGTTAGGTAAATTAATTTCTAAAGCAATATCTTGTATAGATTCTTATATTAATCCACCAACAGAAAAAGAATTAAAAGATAAGCATAAGACTGAGTTTTATGTCTATATATCCCAATTTCCTGGATTTATGGCAATGAATATATTAGATGAAATTGAGGAACTCGAAATGGATATTTTATCAGAGGATTATTATAATATAAGAGCTGGAAAAACGTGGAAGGTTCTTATATTATATCAAGGAACTTCAGATTGTTTGGGAAATATAAATAAAGTTCTAAAAGAAGATTTGGAATATTTTAGGAAACGAGTGATAAAATTAAATGAAACGTACTTAAATGGGGAAGTTTCAAGTATGGAAAATTATGATAGAAAAATACTTAGATGGTGTTTTCAATCAGAAGATCCAGAATTTAGTAGTAAATTTTTTAAATATTTAAATAAGTTGTTAAATGGTAATAAAACGTAAATTATTCTCTAAAGAAGTAGAGAGAAAGAAATCTGATAAAGGATGGGATGCTGCTTTAGGAGCTGGTATTGGTGCTACAGCTGGAGTTGCTGGTAAAATGAAGCTTGAGAAGATTAATTCAATTAAGAAATTAAAAAATGCTACTAATGCTAGAATAAATAAAGTTCATGACTATCGAACTGAGAAAGTAGAAACAGAGATGCAAAGGAGAATTAATGCTTCTGTTGATCCTTTTGAAAAATCTGTAATAGATGAGGTTAGAAGAGGTAAACATGATATAATTAATAATAGCCGTAAAAATATGATAGAAACAGTTGGAAAGAAGAAACGAAAGCTAAAAATTGCGACAGCTGCTATCCCAATTGCTGGAGCTATTATTGGTGCAGTTTATGGTCGTGATAATAATCTCAAGAAACAAAGAGATAAAATAGAAGATGCTGCAGGAGATAGAGTTGCAGATATTGTTAGAGGAAAGAAAGAAAAATAAATATAAAAATTAAATTATTATGTCAACAAGAAGTACTATTTCAGTTAAGATACCTACTGAAATGATTGGAAAGGTATACGAGAACATTCATGGACATCAAGTTTATCTAGGAGGAGAGTATATGGTTATTTACTGTCACTTTGACGGTTATTTAGATGGTGTTGGAGAGATTTTGCAGTGTTATTATGATTCATTTGAGAAAGCTTTTGAGTTAATTCTAGGTGGTGATATCAGTTCCATCGCAGAGTCTCTTGAGGGTTGTGACTATTATGTTCGAAGAGGTGAGAGTTGGGAGAATAGCAAACCAGCTTTTTCAGATAAACCACCTAAGAGAGTTGAAGAGTATTTATATATCTTCGAATCAGGAAAGTGGTATGTTTATAATGGGTATAATTGTAATGGACCGCTGGAGGATTATCTCAGCCCGGAAATCTCTTCAAAAGATGACATGATTTCGTTACCTAAGAATTTTTGTTATTATTTACATGGTTATTTATCTGGGCTGTCATCTACCCAGCGAGAAGATAAAGGACTTGATTCTATAATTAAAACATTGGAGGGTTATTTAGATGTTTAGAGTAATTATTTGTGGTTCTAGAGAATTTGATGATTACGATCTTCTTAAGGAGAAGTGTGATCTTATTTTATCAAGAAAAGCAGCAGACCCAACGGAAAAGATTGTGATTGTTAGTGGATGTGCTAGAGGTGCTGATAGACTTGGAGAAAAATATGCTGAAGAAAAAGGTTATGAAGTTTTGCGTTATCCAGCTGATTGGGATAGATATGGAAAAAGTGCTGGGTATAGGAGAAATAAACAAATGGCAGAAGTGGCTAATGCATGTATAGCTTTCTTTAGTTCGGTTGCAGAGAATAAAGGAACTAAGAATATGGTATCTCTTGCAAGGAATATGAATCTTCTTGTAAGGGAGGTAAAAGAAGAGGATTAAAAGCCTTATATATGTAATAAAAATAAATGTGAGAAATAATATGAAAACAGTAAAAGTAATTGTAGGTACCTCTGTAATTATTGGAGGTATATATTTAATATATAAAGCAGTTAAGAAGACGAATAGTGTAATAGATGGTGTTTCAGAAGTAAAAAATAAGATGAACACTTTTATACAAGATCAAGCAATTAACTGGATGAAAGATATTAATAAGAACTTAGAAACAAAAATAAAGGAAAAAGAAGACAAGTTACTAAACGATAAAGAAAAGAATTAACGGGTTCTTTTAAGTTTGTAATATTGTTGTACCCTATTTAGTCCATCGGTCTGTGAAGATAGATGGATTTTATTTTTCTTCCTTTTTGAGTCCTTTAAAGCCTTATTAATGTAGAGAAAGAAACTCCTTAAGCTAACAATGAAATAGCTTAGGGAGATTTTTTATTAATAAACTTAAAAGAGAATAAAAATGGAAACAGGAGAAATTACAAGACAAGCAAAACAAAGCTTAACTATCTTTAAAAAAACAACTTCATGAATGTCAGTGTAGAGAGAATCGATTAAAAGAATATTATGAAAAGAAGTGGCTGACAAAGAAAGAGTTTTTAAAGAAAATAAGAAAGCAGAGAAAGAAAAGAGCAGAATTTGCAGAAAAGTATCTCACTAAATATAATGAATTTAAGAATCTTGGAGAAAAGATGTCACTAGAGCAAGAAAATTATGCTAGGGATGCAGATATAATAGTAAGTAGTTGGTTTATAATAAATAACTCACCAATCATTACCTAAATTATTTATCTTAGCTGGAATGGTATCTGTTATAATGAAGAAAATAACTAAAGATTTTTGGTTATTGAGTGAGAAGAAAAAAGAGAGGGAAATTTAATCCCTCTCCATTTATTTTTTTTATTTAAAGCTTACAACTGGGAACTTAGCCGCGTCATAAGATAAACAGTAATCACCTTCTGGACCAGCTACAGCATCTTGACATACCATAACTACTTGACTTTCATTTTTAGTGCCACAAACTGAAGCAGGATCAGCTGGATTAATCTTTACTCCAGCATGAACTAAATTATTAAAGTTAACAGTAATCTTACCGTCACCAAACAAGTTATTAGCATTAACCTCTTCTTCAGTCTTATTAGTATAATCTTCGCAAATCAAGAAACCTTGCCATGGAGCTCTAGTTTCCCATTGATCTACAGTACAGTTATTAATATTAACAACTACACCAGAAGCATTAGACTTATTACTTAATCTAAGAGCATTACTGATCTTTTCGAAATAACAGTTATTCAATGTAATAATAGCATTGTCTTGAGTACCGAATACTAAGATAGCATTATTACTGAATTCACCTTGGAATTTACAATTATCGAACAAGATATTTTTCGGAAGTACAGAATTGCTTGCTAGACCAATCTCAATACCGTTATAAACTTCAGATGCATCAAATACCATATCTTTGAATACGATAAATTCAGCATTATTTACGCTTATTACAGTATTTCCATTAGCTTTCGGGAATGAACCTGAAATATTTAGATCTTTGGCTTCTACATCACCAGCATTCAATTTAAGTCTAGCATTATCACTTACTTTAATTGATTTTAATGAGATAGACTTACCAACGATTTCAGCATTTTCATTAATAGATCCTGATACGATATAATCCTTAGAAGAATCTTTCAATTCACCAGCAGAACCGTCAACACTTACAACTTCAGTATTTGTTTTAGTAAGAACATCAACTTTACTTTGAAGAATTTGAACTGTTGCATTCAAAGCTTCAAGAGTATTGCTAAGACCAGCTACATCAGATACATATGCAATTTGATTTGCTTCAGGTACAGACTGACCTGCTTCTTGTACAGTTGGACGTACATCTTTCGGAGTATTGATATTAAATGGGACGCTAGAAGAACCAAAATCAGCTACACCCCAACGATTAAGCTGAACGAGACTAGATGTACCACCTTCTAAGTTACCACCTAAAATAACATCACCATTCTTAAGAACAATAGCTTTACGTTCTGGGAGATTAGAGTCAGCTACATCTTCATATTTAACAGCTTTTTCAAGTTCTGGACGTATCTCATTATTGAGTCCTCCGTTTATGGTGCTGAAACCGTCTGCAACATTCTTATTGATATTATTAACAGCTTCAACAAGATTATTGTTTACAGTTGCAATATCAGCTGCATTTTTTTCAATTTTTCCTTCAAGTTCAGTGAGATCAGCACCTTCACCGTTTACTTTTTCAGCTAATTCATCAATAGCTGCTTGAAGTTTAGCATCGCCTTCTTCACGATTAGTTACTTCAGCTGCAATACCATTATTAATAGTTTCGATAGCCTGAACAAGATTATTATTCAGAGTTTCGATAGAAGAAGCTACATTTTCGTTGATTTGATTTACCATTCCATCAACACGAGAAGCTTCTGATTCAATTTTTTCAGATAACTTAGCGTCACCTTCTTCACGGGCACTAGCTTCTTCAGTTACCTTATTTTCTAGAGCAGAGAGTTGTTCTTGGATATCACCTGGAACTTCTCCACCACCTGTAGACGCGATATCGTATACAACTCCGTCAACACTAATCTTAGAGATTTTTTCGCTCATAATTTATTCTTTCTTTTAATTAAACGTTTAATAAAATTTTCTTAATCATTTACAAGACCTAGGGTAGAATCTTTGTAAGTTACTGTTTCATCGTAGATCATCAATGTATCTGGGGATTTGAAACTTGCATGATAACTATTAGGAAGGTATAATACTCCATTCTTGACATAAATTTTATTATTTTTGTCTTGAGTATCTGGATCTGTACCATTTACTTCCTGAATAGTTTTGCAATAGACTTCATAAATCAGCGGAAGATTGTAACCTATATCCCCGAACGCATTGTAATCACTTCCAGGGTTGAATCCACAACCACAGTTGCAAAAATCATTCATAATATTTTAATAATTATTATATATTAAATAAACACTACACATTTCTTAAGAAAACAAAAGAACAACTACAAAATTTCTTTTATAATTGTTCTATGTCATGTATTAGGGTTTAGGTTTCCTAGGAGCGCAAAAACATCATTTGGAGAAAGAAAAAAGAAGGGAATTAACCCTCCTTTATTTTTACATTTACGTTTCCAGTTAAAATGAAATAATCTATATCTATATTCCAACAAAGACCATAATGTTCTATTACATCACTTAATTCAATATAAGTATGATAACCAAGATTATATATAGACCTTATTTCTTTTACTGTACGAGTTGCAATATCACCTAATGTTTTCATATTCTTATGTTGAATATCATAATCTACTAAAGTATTAAGTGCTCTACGAGAAAGATTTAAGTCTCTTATACTAGTTTTTAATAATCTCATTCTCTTTTCTTGCTCTTCACTTAAAGTAACATCAATATTTTCTACATTTTTGATTCTCTTAAGTTCAGCTAATTCTATGTCTTTGGTCATGTTCTCTTTTGTTAACTTTTCAAGTTTTTCGAGAACTAGTTTATTGTTATCATATAAAAATTTTATATTATCATTAATATATTTAGTAAAATCACTTTTTGTCAAACCATAAGAATCTGCTAATTTCTTAATTTCATCAACATTCTTTTCTCCTTTTCCTTTATTAATAGAGTTAAGAAAAGTTAAGTATTTCCATAAAATTTCATTGATGCGGTGAAAATCTGAGTTATCATTATAGTAATGAATATTGTCTATTAAAGATGCAATAATTAATTCTTTGCAGTGTGAGTATCTTCTATATCCAATTCTTATAATTCTTGTAACATCTTCTACTTCTTTGATCTCTTTTTTCATTTTTTCGATCTTTTCATCTAGCTGGCGTTCTAATTCTCCTAAATCAGTTGTCTTTTTAGATAAACTGCTTTCCAATAAATCAATCAGAGTTTTCTTATCTACATATGTCATATTTTTAATAACTCTGATAGTAATTAAACCAGATTTACCCCAGTTTGTAATAGTTTGTGTACTTACTTTTGCTAACTTTGCAGCATCAGTTCTTGTAATCCATTTTTCTTTTTTCATCTTCTTTTAAATTTTAATTTATACACTAATAAGGCTTTGAAGAAGAGCCTATTTTCCTTATAAATGATTATGAAATATTTTTATTATGAAAAGAATAAAACAAGTAATTAGAAAAAATCTACCTGAGACTAATAGTAGTTCGTCTCACTCTGTAGTAATCTGTGTTGATCCTAATTCATTGGTTGATACACTTCCTATGGATTCAGAGGGAGTTATACATGTTCCTAGAAGATCTGAATCATTTGGTTGGGAGTATGAAAAATATAATGATCCAATGACTAAACTTCAGTATGTATGTGGTATAATTTGGAAATATAAGAGTAATCGGAAGAAAGTAAAACTCTTAAAAGAAATTGTCCTAGGATATACTGGAGCAAAGGATATAGTATTTGACTGGGAAGAAAACAGGTCAAATGATGATGTTGTTGAAGAGGATGAGGATTATTACTGGGATTCTGGTGCTCCTGAGATAGATCATAATAGTTCTGATATATTTCCTGAAATTATGGAATCAGCTAGATCAATTAAGAATTTTATATTTAATTCAAGATCTTGGCTATATTTAGGAAATGATAATTCAGATGCTCCAGAGGGTTTCTATGAAGAAGAAACTGATGACCCAGAAATTATCGTTAGCGTTGATTATGGAGGAGATATAGGTAGAGTTGATTTTGAATATAATAAATCAGTAGGTTGTGATATAGAGAATTATCTGAAAAACGAATCTTTAATTTCAGATATAGTTTATAATATCAAAACCAAAAAATTTGAAAAAAATCTTGGAATGGAAAAGTGGAGAGGATTTCATAGTGATAATCAGCTTACTTTTAGACCTATTTCTCTTAGTGATAGAAAATTATATTGGATTAGTGAAAGTCTGGAAAAAGAGATTATAAATAAAACAATAATAAAAGGTGATGGTAAAAAACAAAAATCAACCTTACTATACTCACTTTCTACAAATGAAAATGAAATCTTTAAAGAGTTAATAAAAGATACTCAGACTTGGGGATCTCATTGGATTAGTTTACCATATACAGTAATGACAAAAGAGTTCGGAAAAGTACTATGATAACAGATGAATATTCTTATATAAACGGAAATTATTATGTTACTCTTAATAATTTATCAGGTACAAAAACTTATCGAGCATTAAGAAGAGGAGAGGAGCTTATTTCAAAGTTTCCTGATTCTATAGACTTGAAAATAACAAATAAGTGTTCTATAGGATGTCCATTTTGTCATGAATCTAGTATCTCTGAAGGAAAGTCTTTTGACCTACAGAAAACTATTGATGTTTTATCTCAGCTTCCTAAAGTTGGAATAGAATTAGCTATTGGAGGTGGAGATGTAACTGAAGATTCTGTTATAGATGATTGTGCTGTTTTATGTAAGTGGGCAGATGATAATGGATTTGTTCCAAGACTTACCATAAATTCTAGGTCTCTAAATACTGAAGAGAAGCGTAAGAAATTTCATGATAAACTTGATATGGTAAAAGTATTTGGAGTAAGTATTGATAGGTTTGATAAAAAGTTAATAAATACTTTAGAAGACGAATATACTACATATTTTAAAACAAAAGTATATCATATCATTGCCGGAATATTTCCCCCAGAAGATCTCCAAGAACTGATAACGTCTGGAAGACAAGTATTAATTCTTGGTTATAAAAATTGGGGAAGAGCTCTCGGCAATCCACCCAAGTATGATCTTAAGGAGTGGGAAAAGACTTTAAAGAGAATTTTGTATACTCGACAAAATAATCTATCAGCTACTATAGGATTTGATAATTTAGCGATAGAACAGCTTGGAGTACGTGATTGTATAACAGAGGCTGATTGGAAGAGAATGTATATGGGAGATGAATTTACTCATACTATGTACGTTGACGCAGTTTCAGAAATATTTGCACCTACTTCTAGAGATTCATTTAGAGTTTCTTGGAATGATATGAAAATTTTAGAATTTTTTAATACTTATAAAAATGATAAAGTTAATAACAAAGAGTAGATATTATAAAATTCTTGGAAAGGAAATTTATAAAGACTATGTAAAATATTCTAAAGTAGTATTTCCTGAAGAGAGATGGAGTAAGTTTCTTAGTATCTCAGAGTCTTCATGTATATATTTTCTTTTGGAAGAGGAAAATAAAGTTTTTGTATATATTCCTTCCCTCGAAGTATTATTAATTCCAGGAATGTATAAAAATTCAGATGACTTATATAATAAAATTTTAGCTTCAGAAACAACATTAAGTAATTGGAAGGTAAGTTTAATAAAAGAACTGAAACCCTCTGAACATAAGCAAGATTATATTTTGAATACTTTTAAAATAGGGAACTTTCAATGTCTTCTTGATAGAAGTACTTCTGAAATTGTGTATACTTCTGGGAAATATAGGTTGATTAATTCTGATTTTCCTGAAGATTCAATGGATTTTTCGTTAACTAATAATCTTGGAGATCCAGATGCTTATTGGAAAAGTACATATTTAGCATTTCCAGAGAAATCAGAGATAATGTTATCAGATAAACCTAAATTACAACTAATTGAAGATTTAATTGCAATTATATTAAATGAAAACGGAAGAAATTATCAAAGAACTGATAGCAAGAGTTAATAGTACTCTTAGTTATTATGAGAAAGATTATGTCAGTGTTAAGAGAACTCCATATGCTGAGCGAGAGAGATGTGTTAGCTTTGAACAATACATAGAAGCTAGGTTTAATTATGAGTGTTCTAAGATTCCAGAATTATATGATGCAGTAATAGCAACAGACGGACATTTATTTTCTTGTACAGAATTAATTGATCCTGATACAGCAAAAAGAAGGTTTACTACTGCATCAGTTGTTCTTGTAGATCCAAAAACGCTGATAGGAGCAAACGAAAATCTTATTAATGAGATATACAGGATTCATGATTATCTTGGAGGATCTTGTATAAAATTCAATAATGTTAAGAAAAAAATTAAGTTTACAATTGAGTAAAAGAGAAAAATTATGAAGAAAAATTCTTGGAGATTAACAAGTGATTTGATAGCTTATTTTCCGTGTGACTTATCAGTTTCAGCAGGGAAGCGTGTTTTTTTAGCCTCTCCTGAAAAAAAGTCTTATAAAGCGGCAGTACAAAAGAATATCGAATCTGCTTTTGATGAAGTGATTATTGAATCTAATTCATTTAAATTAAAAATATCTAATAATCTTAGTGTTTATGTAAAGTGTGATGAATTTCCTGATCCAGAACAATATTACTTAGTTTGTAATATGTATCGGACAGCTTTTGGAGTTCCTATGATTGACAATATAATTACTCAGGTTAAGAGTGATAAAGCTAATTTTGGAGACACAGTATTTGAAGCAGTATTTTCAGAAGATTCTCAAGAAAGTGTTTATTTTATGACACCTGAAATGGCGGAATATAAAAGTGCTTTCGAAGAGATGAAGCGTAGAATGAATTGTACTTTAAATAAAAAAGTAAAGAAGTGGATTCCTGGTGGAAGATATGATACATTAACAAATACGTATTATTATCTTGGAGAATTTAAGAGTAGAAAAAAGAACGAGTTAAATTCTGATTTTCTTGGAGATTCTTCAATGGTTCCAGCGTATCTATATGTTTCTGAACTTGGAGATGAGAAAAAAATCTCTGACATTCTAAAAACCAGAAAAATTGGTTCTGGACCGGAAGATATTCAGATTATGTACTCTCTTCCAAGCGCTGTAGATTCTGGAAATGTTTTGGAGAATGATATAACTTGTCTGAAAGATTATCAAAAATATATCTTTGATAATTCAATGAAGGAATATACAATTACTTCAGATTATGGATTTTCTAGTTATTCAAATCCTAAATATATTCTTGATATTCTTTCATTGAAATCAAGTGAATCAGATTCTTATGCAGATCTTATTCCTGAATCTGTTTCTGAAATGATTAAGAATATGTTACATGAAGTTGTATTATGTTCTTGGGATTTGAATAAGAATAGAGAAGACATTTATATTGGTGAAGGAAATAATAATGATAAGAATGCAGAAAACTTAGTAAGGAGATTTTATCAAGATTTTAAAGATGGAAATGCAATGAGAAATTTGTATTACAGAAAACTCTTTATAGATCTTGGAATAAATATAAATGAAATAGCAGTAGAGGTAGTAAGTCAAGGTAATCCAGAAAGTTTAATACTATCTGGAATTGAGAATTATGTATCTTTAGGAAGTATTTATTTTAAAAATCACTTTACAGATGCTTCCAGAAAGATTAGTAGACAAAGAATTAAATCAACAAATTATACTCTAGAGGTAGTTAAATTATCTGATTTATTCTCTGCTACACCTAATTTATTATTGGATATTAAAGATTTGATAGAAAACGCTAGAAATAATTTTGGATTAGGTGTAAGAACTTTTTATGATACTAATACCGGTACTAAAAAATCTCCGAAAATATATACAACAATTGAAGTAGATATTTTAGACTTGATTAAGTACTATGGAGGTATTAAAAATATTCCAGAAGTTATTGTAAATGAAATTATATCAAGTAAATTTTGGAATCTTCAAGTGTTAATTGATAAAGAAGGAGTATTAGAGTGATATGGCTAAGCAAGAGAATTTATCATTTACAGGAGAAGTTGTTGAAGAGCTCGGGAATTCTATGTTTTCAGTAGAATTAGATTCTATGGAGCATCAAGTATTATGTACTATATCAGGTAAAATTAGAAAAAATTATATAAGAATTCTAGCAGGAGATAAAGTGAAAATTGAAGTAAGTCCTTATGATTTAACAAAAGGACGGATTGTTACTAGATTATCTCTTATAGAAAATAGTGATAACAAAAATAGTAGTAATAACAAAAAGAAATCAAAAAAGAAATGATTAAGTACAACGTAACAAACAGTATGATCGGTAATATTTATCCGATTTTTTTGAGTAATAACAAACTAGTCGAAGATCCATCATACTATCTGTACAGAATTGTGAGTCCTAGTTTAAGTCCAGATCTTATTCCATATATATCATTGGAAAAGATTAGTGAAAGAACAAAAATTGGAAATCCAAAAGAATTCTGTGATAGTCAAAAGAAAAAAGCTATTCGTGAACATTTAGATGTTATTTCTATGTGTCTTGGTAGTCGTGAAGGTCTTGAAGAAAAGGCAGTTGAGTTCTTGCAAGGAATTCTGTGGAGAGATAAACCAGTAATTGATAATGGTTTTCCTGGATTTCCGTTGATTGAAATGGAGAATGGTAATAATATCCAGAAATCAGTAATTATTGGTCTTAGAGATACAATGAGATGGAAGTATTATAAATTGTATCCTGGAAATTATGTTGATATTCTCTGGACTGCTAAGACTTATGCAGTATTTAAACTTTGTGGTGAAAAAGGAAAAGAGGAAGTTTGGATTGAACCGGTCGGATTATATAGTAATACAGATCCGAATATGAAAAATCCTCTTCCAGTAAATCTTGAATCTTTAGACTATCCTACCGATAGATGGTCTATTACAAAGGGTAAACTTTCTGAATTGAATCGAGCATTGAAAAAGCTTGAATGGGAAAGTTTTAATAGAAAAGAAATTTGCGTAGATTAATTATCATAATAGTTCTAGTCCTTGGTTGGAGTGTTAGCCCCTCCAAGGACTTAGATTCTACTCCATTAGCTACATTTTATTATGCTAGATCGGGAAGCATTACAGCAGATGGAAGTAAAGTTCATCCTGAAAAAGTTAAAACAGGTGAACATAGATGGATTGCAGTCTCTAGAGATCTCAGAAGGAGTGGGAAATTTAACTTTGGAGATACAGTTCTAATCCAGTCTAAGAAATGTCCAGGTTTAAATGGTGAATGGATAGTAAAAGATCTTATGGGTTCTAAGCATACAAATAGAATTGATTTCTTACTGCACCATGAAGAGATTGATTCTTTGAAATTTTGGATGCCACATAGAGTAGAAATAGTAAATAAAAAAGATAGTCTTAATCCTTTGGAAACATTGGATTGAGGCTCTTTATTTTTCTCCTTTGAAATTCTTATATATGATGTATAATAAAAAAAAGAACTATGAGAAAAAGAAACAAAATTAATCAATTAAGTGTTTTTAATCAAGTTAAAAGAGAGATTAAGCAGTTTAGCAAAGCATATTCACGAGGAGAAGCTTTGAATGAACTAATGATTAAGTTAAGATCTCTGGATGATACTTTTAGAATAAGAGATATGAAAAAGAAATTTCTTTATGAGATATCTAGATTATTTCGTATTGAAGGTATTATTTTCGACCTTAAAAATATAAAAATGAAAGTTGAAAAAAGTTTTACTTTTCAAAATTCAGAAAAGCAAGATTTATTAAGAATGAGAATAAATCCCTCTTTTTATTCCTTAAAAGCCTTATTAATGAAAAGAATAAATAAAAATAAAGATTATGAAAAAATTAACAAAAGAAGAAGCAGCAGAATTAAATGAATTATTCGAAACTAGTAATTTTAAACCAGAAATGAGTGGTCTTAGTTTATATACAACACTAACTCAGATAAATTCAAAGACAATTAAACCAGGAGAAAATAACCTTAGACTAATATCTATTCGAGGAACTGAGAAAATTTCGAAAATGATTGGTAGATTTATTACGAAGAAAAATAAAAAGCTAATTAAGATTACAGCTTATTCAAAAAGTGGAAAAGTTCTTAAGGAGTTTGATTTTAATTGTTCTACCTTATATATAGAGAAAGGAAGACAGTCAAAAGATATAGATGAAATTACTGGAGAGATTGGATTTATACCTTTAGTAGGAGATGTATTTGTTCCAAGGTCTCATTATATTGGATTTAAAGTACTATATGATAAAGAGGGGATTTAATTTCCCTCTCTTTTTTCTTTCTCCCTTGAGATTCTTATATATGATGTATAATATTAACAAAATAAATTATGGTAACAAAACAAGTAACAGGAATAGTAGTGGATAAATCTATTGAGAAGATTAATAAGGTAATCCATAAATGTACTAAGGGTTTATCAGCTGAATATGTAATTTCTAAAAGTCAAATAATTTCAATGCTTCGGAAAATTAGATCTTTCGAAATCCCGGATGAAATATTTGATGATAAATCTTTAGCTGAGTATTATGCAGAAGAATTACTTAAGATTGACTTTCTAGAAAATATTAAACAAATTTTTAGAACAATTCTTAATAAACCTAATTTTTCTACTCTTGATCTTAGTAATATTCGAATAGAAATGGAATATTCATGTTTTAAGATTAATTCACTTATGAAAATTTTGAAAGAACGAGGAATTAATATATGGGGTGGTTCTTATCCTGCCATAAAAATTGATTTTATTTCTGAAAATGGTGATTATATAGTTAAATAAAATTTATTATATTATGATTATTGAAGTATTAGCACAGAAATATCGCTGTGGTTGTGAGAAAGGAATGGCTGATTTAGTTATCCCTGGAATCTTGGTAAAACTTAATGCAGTAATAGAATGGGATTTTTGCAGATTTCCAGAAGAGATTAAACACGAGAAAAAAGATTCGGCCGATGAAAACTCAGAAGAAATTGAAGAAGTAAGAACTGAACTTAGAGATTTCTTAGGTGAAGATCCTGAATTAAAACCTGGAAATTGTTTCTTATATAAAGGTCAAGTGATAGCAGTTGATTCGGCCGATAGATTAATTCTCGTGGTTTCTGAAACTGGTTATGGAGCTCTTGATCGAATATATGAGGAAAACTTCAAGACGGAATTCGAAATGATCTTTAATGATTATGAGATTGAAGATGTTAAATGGGAGGTAAATGATACAGGAGAAGTTCCAACTGAATATGATGAAACCTATAAAGTTCCGTATAATCTTTATAACATCTGGAAAGAGAGATTTGTTTCGGGTAGAGGGTTCATTTCTCCAGGACTATGTTTGAAAGTAGTAATGAATTCAGACAGTTTCATTATGCCTCTTGAGTTTTATATGCTTGATTGGTCGATAAGGTATAAATCATCTCAACTTGAACCGGATGAAGTAGAGTATGCAACAAAACAACTTTTATCCTGGTTTTATGATAATTATAAAAGAGTTAAACCATTAGAAAGGAGAAAAGATGAACAAGAAGAGATCAATTGATTTTATATTAATAATTTTCATCTTAGGATTATTATTGATTTTTGGAGGATGTAGTAAATCTCCTGAGAGAAGAAAAACTTGGACAACTACTTCAGATTCACTTCCAAAGAAACCAACACAAGGACAAATTTTTCGTGATCGAGATAATAATTCTTGGGCTTATAATGCAGCACTTGGAGCATGGGTATTGGGTTCTGGAGGATATAGATATTACCCTGAAACAAATTCTTATACAGATGGATCAGGAAAAACAATGATTCCACCTAGATCTATAAGTTCAGGTATTTCAGAAGGAGTAAAAGCTAGAGTGTCTCCTAAAAAGAAAGTAGTTTTAACAAAAGAACCACAAATTAAAGAGACATCAAAAAAGAAGTATACTAGGAAGAAATCTAGAGCTCATAGGATACATAGAATGCGCAGAAGATAATAATAAAAAAGTCCTCAAGGATAGTAAAATATTCTTGGGGATTTAATTTTACAAAGATGAAAGTATATTTAGTACGTAAATTTTATTCTTTCGGACAACCTAAGTTCATTATTTACTTCTATGCAAAATGTGGAGATCTAAAACATGTTAATCTAGATCTTATAAAAAATAATGAAGATATTGATAATTATTTCAAATCTTATTATGGAGAACTTAATGATACTATTCAGATTGCAATATTACTTATTTCCTCTCCTTATAAAAGACTTGGGAAATCTATTAGATTCTCGGAATCATATAATGTGAGGTCGGAACGAACAGGACAGCATTTTGAAGACTATAATAGTTCTTATGTTAAGGTTATAGATATTCCTTCTGAAATTCTTTTAGAGAAATTTAAAGCAAAGAATTTATCTCCAGAACACATACAAATTTTTGCTAAGAAGAATCAATTTAAATTATTAAAATATATGAGATATAAATGGATAGAGAAGAATGGATTAGAAATTATGGATCCAAAGGATTGAAAGGTGATATCTTAGTTAGAGTTTCTTATACTGACAATAATGAAGAATATTGGGTATCTAAATTTTTAGAAATCAAGAATCTTCCAGTTTATAATTTAGCTCTTGTCGATAAAGAATTAATTTCTGAGAAAAATTTCAAGGATGAGCTGGAACTAAGAAATATTGACGATTATCTGAAGGAAAAGTATAAGGATTGTCTAAAAACAGAATCTGTATATTTTCTAATTGATCCTGGAACAAAATTTCTGAAAAAGCGCACATCTGATAAAGGCTTGTGCTTATTCTATGAAGTTAAATTTGATTCTGAAATAAATTTGAGAGATCTTGACAATACTAGGATAATATCAGAAAATATTAGAATTTCTAAGAATAAACTCAAAGATTTTACAATGGATTTAATGTTTGAGCTTGCGGGAGAGGCTGGTTTATTTTATGATAAGGATTATTCTCCAAGTTTATGCACTAAATTATGTTATTTTAATATTCTTAATATATTTAGATGCTTAGAAGAAACTCTGGATCTAGTATAAAATTTTTAAGTAAAAGGGAATAAATTTTCCCTTTTATTTTTCTCCTTAAGATAACCGGACAAATCCTTATTAATGTAACAATAAAACATTGATAATTATGAAAACAAACATTTATGAAAGAAAATTAAATTATGGAGAACAAGAAGCCATATTTAATAAGATGGTTGAAAAGACCGAAAAATATGTGATAGATAATAATATAAGAGCATTAATTCTTGGTATCTCAGGAGGAGCAGATAGTACTCTTATGGCTGCTGTATGTAATGAAGTTAGAAATAGATCTGGAATTCCTTTTTACGAATATTCACTTCCAATAAAGAATAAACCAGATGAACTTACTTCGTCTGATCTAACAGGAAATGCTTTTTGTGTTAAAACTTTTTATAGAGAAGTTGCACAGTATGATTTCTATAAAAGTTATATAGAAAATCTCTATAACTACGATTATTGTGATAATGATCGAGATATTCTTTGTGATTTATCTGGAAAAAGTATATCCGAGATAGAGGGGATGATGCCAGAACAAACAAAAATAGCCAACGGAAATATTATGGCACGTCTTAGAATGATGTACCTATATAATCAAGCTGGTATTAAGAAAGGTATTGTAATTGATACTGATAACTTAACTGAACATTATCTTGGATTTTGGACTATTCACGGAGATGAAGGAGATTTTAATCCTATGGGTGGTCTCTGGAAAACAGAAGTATACTCTATTCTTAAGTGGTTACATGCGAAGTATTATTCAGAATCTTATTTAGATACTGAAATCATAAATAAAAATTCGTACGATAAGATGGTAGCTCTAGAGAAAGCTATTAATATTACACCCACTGATGGTAATGGAATTTCTAGTTCTGATCTTGAACAAATTGGAGGAAAGGATTATACTGAAGTAGATAAAATTTTGATTCCTTTGATTTGTAAAGGTTCGGGAGCTATTTCAGAATTATCTAAAATTCATGGGATGGATACTGTAATGAAGATTTGGAATAGAGTTCAAGGATCAGAATTTAAAAGAAGAACTTCCAGAGTAATAAAAGTGTCCAGAGAAGAATTATTTGAAGGATTATGATAGAATTCAAAAGAGATCCAAGATTTTTCAGAGCAGTCATTAGAAGAGAAAAAGAAGATGAAGATCCAGCTTTTAGTTATTTTATGATGGAAGATACTTTTACTAATATAAAAGATAAATATGATATTAGTAGGATTGAGAAATTTCAAATAACTAGAAAAAATTATGTAGTCTTTGGATTAATAACTGATCTTGAAAATATTACAGAAGATGATCTAATTTCTGAAACAAAATGCACAATTAATAGTTCTTACATTCATTCGCTATACTTTAAAGAACATCAATATATTGAAAAAGATGATCTCAAGAAAATAACTATTAAGATTTCTGCCGAGTATATTGGAGATTTAATGTTTTCTGCTAATGATTATGTTAATGAATATCATTGGGAAATTTATTTGAGAGATGAAAAGATATTTAGAGATAATGAAGATATAATAAGAACAATTTTAAAATCAGAATTAAATTATGGAAGAAAAAGAAAAAAGTCTATTACTGATAATAGACCCACAGTATGATTTTTGTAACCCCAAAGGAACTCTCTATGTTCCTGGAGCAGAGAAAGCAACGAAAGAATTGTGTAAATGGATATCTGGGAAACGAAAAATCTTGGAAAAAATCATAGTTACACAAGATACTCATATGTCTTATCATATTGGGCATTCTATGTATTGGGAACAAACTCCTGAAGCATTTACAACTATTACTTCAGGGATGGTAAAATCGGGAAAATATACTCCAGCTTTTTATAATAAAGAAAATACTATCGCCTACCTTGAAGAATTAGAGAAGACAGGAAAAGTTCATACTATTTGGCCTGAACATTGTATCGCTGGTTCTTGGGGATGGAGTTTGCCCAAAAATCTAGTTGAGGAATTAAATTTATGGTCCCTCAGTAATCATGGCGCCGAATATGAGCTAATTCAGAAGGGAAGAAATCCACACTTAGAGATGTTTTCTGCCTTTTCTTATGCAAACGGCGCTAAAAAATCTGAGGGATATGAATTCCTAGATAAAATTGCTAGAGAAGATTATACCAAAGTTTATATAGCTGGTTTTGCAAAGGATTATTGTGTAGCAGAGTCGGTGAAAGATATGATGAAGGAACAAAGATTATCAGGAAAATTAGTGTTCCTAAATAAATGTATGGCTTCGATTGATAAAAATTCTGAATCTTTGAAAGTATATGAAGATGCTGTTAAAGATTTCGGTGCGATAATCGAAGAATAAAGGAAGAATAAAAAAAAGATAGGATTTAACTTGACTTTTAATTAGTCAAGACCTATCTTTTTATTTTTTTTTTATTCGCCGATAATATCAAGTATTTTCACATAATTCTTTGATATATCTTCAAATAATATTTTTTCTTTTACTTCTATATCTGGATCATCCGGTAATATTTCTACAACTTCAGCACCTCTAGATTTATAATGTTGCTTAATGATATCATAAGATGAGTATTTTTCTTGTTTAGAGAAAAAGTTAACTATTGCTTTCTGTAAGGAATAATTATCTTTATTATTAACTGGAAGTCCGGAAGTCTCACAATCTAAGAGAATCATTTCTCTATTTTCGATATCAATCATCATTGCTGCTATCGAATCAGTCTTAGATGTAACGGGAACTGTTAATTCAACCTTTTGCGGATGCCAAGTTTTATCACCTTCCTGTAATTTTTCTCTAGTACAATACCCCAACCATACAGGAAGAGTATCCATTCCTCGACCTTTATAATTGCAAACATCCATCACCACATATTTATATCCATTCTTTTTGCACTTATCTAGATCAACGTCTACATACTCTGCACAATCTCCTGGACGGTTTAATACATCACCAGAATGAACAGCAACATTAGAATTAAGTGAAGTATTCCATCCTATATTGCTAATATCATCATTAGACTTATATAAGAATGCATGAAGATCTAAGTCTTCATCTCTATCTTTCTGAATCCAATGAACAAAAAACCTAACAATATTTCCAGAGATTTTATATCTTGTTCCTTTGGGGATAGATACATTTTGATTTCTCATACCCTTCGGAATAGGTATTCTCTTAATTTCTGGATCGATATATACAATCTCGTTTACTAAATCTTTCTCAGTAATTCTAGAATCTATGTTGAGAAATATTTTTCGAATTATATTATCTTTTATAGTTTCTAAGAATCCAGGGTTAATTGGTTTTAATCCATCTAGTATATATAAACCTTTTCCAGGAATATTTACCACTCTAGGAGTACTTTCTGATTGATCTCTTATATCGTAGTAGCTAAGAATTTCTAAGAGTGTTTTATTTTTCATCCCTGAAGTATTTATAAAGATATCCATTATATCAGATTCTTTACCTTCTTCAAGAGCTCTTCTTAAGAGAGAATCAAATTTTCTAATAAATTCCCCTGGATGAGTAGAAATAAATTTAGCTATTTCTAGAATATCTTTACCAGTATCATACATATTCTGTACTTGAGAATTAAATGTACGATATTCTTTTGATAAACCCTTACTCTTAAGTTTTACAAAGAAATCAGCACACTCAGGATAATTTACTACATATTCCTTCGGATGTACACGTTCTGATAGTAATATCCAATGTCCATAGAAAAGTTTTGCATCTCGTATACAGTTTTCTACTCCTTTAGCCTCAATTATTTTTTCTATTCTTCCACAAATTTCTCTACGTTTTGATCTAGGAAGAGTATCTAATTTTCTCCATTCAGGATTATCAGTTTTTTTATTAGACCAAGAGCTAACTTGTATTTTCTTTGGAACATGTGGAAGACTTGGATCAGCTCCCATTAAGTACAAACTATATCTCAGAACATCATTAATCTCGGCAATTTTATATTCCGGCCGATGTTTAGCTACTATACACATTGTTTCTTTAAATGGTATACGTTCTGGGATGCTAAGTTCTGGATAATTCTCTAAGAACCATGCCAACTCTTCCCTAGTTTCTCCTGTTAGTGAATTTCCGGCCGACATCATTTGCCGAGGAATATCCATAAATTCAGAAGGAGTCATAATCTTAAGCTGTCGATCTGGCTCTTCATCAATTATTTCCTTCTCTTCTTTAGTTGTCCAAGGATTATCTCTTAGAAATCCTTCAAGATCACCAGAATAAACTCTTTTTTGATCTAACCACAATTCCGATTTATCCTTAGAAATTACTTGTTCTGGAAATCCTGGATACAAAGGTTTAAACTTTTCCCCAGAATGATACAATTCGTGGATGTATGGAAGTAGATTTGTATGGAGATTTTCCATATCACTAATCGTCATCCTACATATTACTTCGGGAGAAAGAAAATATCTATATCTCTTTAATTCTTGAAGAAGTGAGATTAATACTCTCTTACTCTTTTCCTCCATGTTTCTAGGATCTACTAACTCCTTGCTCTCTACTAATACGCATCCTCTATGAAATGCAATAATTTCCTTGTTTAATTTCATTTCTGCCATATTTTTTTGGTTTATAAATTAAATTTTCATCCACTTTTTTGCTCTCTCGAATTGTTTTATGAGATCATCTATCCAAGTACTAGCCGTACAATCTTTCTCAACTAATATCCATGAACTTGGAATGTCTGCTGAGTGATTCATAATAATAGAAAAACTAGTATCTTTTCTATCTTTCCCATCACCATCTAAGAAAAGTATTACCCCAAAAACACTCCCAAAGAAATATATCCTTGGAAGATGAGGTTGTTTTGATAGGTCCAGTTTATCATAATGATTTTTCCATGATCTATCTTTCAAATCATTTTTAATTAATTCATTTATTTCATCCATTTTTCTATTTGTTTATTTTTCTACACTTATAAGAGTTTCTCGCCTTCTACAGTTATGGTCCTATGTTTCTTTTGTAGTTCGTCAAGTAATTTTCTTTTTAGTGTTCCAGGGAGAGGAATTTGTGGAAACAGCAACGTCTCACTTCTATGTTTCCAAAGCCACTCATCTATCTCTTCGAAGGATTGCTCAAAGACTTCAAAAACTGGTTGCTCATCATAAAACCATTCATCTAAGAATTCAACTTTAAAATCATATAGTCTAAGGTGAAGTCTAAGTTCGTCTAATTCTGAACCCTCTCGTGTAGATATTATTTCTCCAAGAGGATTATGAAGACGATATTGATTTTTTCGTTTTTCTAAGTCTCCGGTATATCCAATTTTTACAACCTTCCTTATTCCTTTCCATGCGCCAGATCCAAATAAATATAACATTTTATAATTTACTCCTTTTTCTTCTTACCTTTAATAATTCCAGCAACCCTATCTCCTGCCGCATCCTCTATCTTATTCCGCTGCTTCTTAAGGTTATTTTGATATCCATAGGTTGCACCAAGAATAGCTCCTGCAATCGGAATGGCAGCTGCTGCAATTTCATCATGGGATAAATATGTAAAATCATCAAGTGACCTATGTGTACCATAGGTAGTCAATGTTTCAGCACTTGCCATTCTTGCTTTCTTTGCAGCTTCTTCTACTGTCTGTTTCATAACTTATTCGGATTTGTTTTACAATAATTTTCATTCTCTTTCAGTTTTAAAATATTATTCAAATGTTCGTCTGAAAGCAGATGCTTATTACTAAAATTACCCAACATTATACGAGGTTCAATATTTTCATCTCTCATAAATTTCTGTAGTTCGTATATATGAAAAAGCAAACCTTCACAATCTACTGCGTAGTATTCAACGCCATCGTCATTGTTGGCAGATACTTCATAACCAATCCATCCACCGTTACCCATATAAGTATTTATCTCAATATTACGGCAAAAGCCATAACTGATAAGTAATAGCCTTAGTACATCTTTCCCACTCATACACATTTCGATTTATCAATTTGTCCTATACGCTGTCTTTCAAATCCCTCTATCTGTGCGTCAGTAAGGTTGTTCAGCCATTCATCAGCATACTTTCTGTACTTGGCATGATTGCATTTATAAAACTCCAATCTAAGCCATTCAATAGTTATGTCCTTTTGTTCCATAATCATCTGGTTATAGTAGTTCTTTTATTAAATAAAACCATAAGTATCAAGGCAAAGGCGACTTTCAATAATCGCTTTTTACCAACAATTACAATGTTGTCTTTGGTTATTCCACTATCAGTTGTTATGCTGTACCATTTACTATATGGTGGTAAGCACCTATAAATATGAATTTTAGAAAATGTATATTTCATAATTACCTCCTATGTGTTTTATGGTTCTTGTTCATTCAACATAATTTTATCTCCTTCTCCCATATACCTAACGTTAATGATCTATGAAATTCGGGATTATATAGATCCTCCAATCCCTCCTTCCTAGATAATTCTTCTATTTCCTTTAATATATCTTCTAAGTATTTACTCTTTAATTCCTGTATCCCTGGAACTTCTGATCTCAAATATTCTCTAAATCCTATTATATACTCATCCTTATCAATTAAATATTTATCATCCAATGAGATCTTTTGAAAATTATCTACTATCTCTTGAGAATAATAAAACCATTCTCTTCTTTTAGGATAACTATATTTATTATATAAGAAATGAAAGTAAGATTCTAATTCTGTATCCCCTTCTCTAGTATCTAATAATTTACACTCCGGATTATGTAGGTAATAAGAGTCTACCCTAGAATCTATATCTTTAGTATATCCTATCTTCAAGAGATCTAATACTTCTTTTGTATCTTTATTATAATATGTTGTTTCTATTAAATATATCATAATTCTACTACCCCTTTCTACTTAATATATTATATATCTTTACTATTTTCTTTACCCCATTTATCTCTACCCTGGCAGAAGACTCTTTTATATTAAAATAATTCTCTAAATCCTTTGCTTTTGCTACTTTATCATAATTAATAGATTTATATATATTATCTAATTTTTGTTTTATTTCAAATAAAGGAATTTTATCTCCTTCTTTAAATTTAGAATATATATTAGATTCTAAAATATTTTGACTAAAAATTACTATTCCTAATTCTCTCTTTATTCTAGTTACATTATATCCTAATGCTTTTAATCTATCTGGATTCAATGATGTATAATAAGATTTAATTTCATCACTATCCGCTATCTGTCCAAGTACAATCTGAATTGCATCCTGAGATAACCCATATTCACATAATAATTTTAATTTATCATATATAGTGGTTAATCCTGTATATACCCTAAGAAATTCTGATACTTCTTGATTTATTATATCATCCTTACTATACATACCGGTCTCTCTAGATTTAACTATCTCTAGGTACTTAGAATATAAATCTTTATTTACTAAAGGATCTGTTTTTATATAATCTAATACACTGGATACACTAAACTTATCCCCTAAGGTAGTAATAAGATTTTCTAGGTAATCTAAGTACTCCTTTTTTGTTAAGAATAAATATTTTATTATTTCTATTACTTCATTCTTTAGATTAGTAAATTCTATCTCTCGTCTTCTGGGGGATTTAGGAAGAGATTCTAGGTCTATATTATCTATATCCTTAAAGAAATTTATTATATCCTCACTATAATAAAACCATTCATTTCCATATTCATTATATTTCAGACCTCTAAATTTATATTGTATTCTCTTTTCTATATCCTCCGGGAGATTAGGTATTTCATAGAGAACTTTACAGGTAGGATTATGAAGTTTATATAGTTGAAATCTTTTATCTTTATTATTATCTTCTGTATATCCTATTTTAAGAAGATGTATAAAGTCTCCTTTTTCATTATATCCCGCTGATTTAATTAAATATATCATAATTTATTTCTTATTTATAATTTCTAGTCCATTTACTCTCTTTCCTGGTAAATTTATAGTACACTTCTTAACTTCAAAATAATTCTCTAAGTCTGTTGCTTTTGGTGTTTTATCATAACTTATAGACTTATATAGATATCCAAGTCTGTCTTTTATTCCTGATAATGTTATTTTATCTCCTACCTTAAATTCATTATAAATAGTAGCATCCAATAATTCATCTGAAAAAGTAACTATTCCTAAGGCTTTCTTTATTTTAGTAATATGATATCCCATTCCCTTTAGCCTCTGAGGACCAAGAGTAATATAATAAGATTTAATTTCATCACTATCTGAAATTTGTCCTAATACTATATTAATAGCATCTTGGGATAATCCATACTCACAAAGAAGTTTTAATTTATCATATATAGTAGTTAATCCAATATATATCCCTAAAAACTCAGATACTTCCTGATTTACTATGTCATCCCTAGTTAATGTATTATGTACTGTACTAAATACTGTAAATCTATCTTTATAGTCGATTTGTTGTATCTTGAAAGCCCTTATCTCATTTACTAATACTAAATTATTAGGAACAGGCTTTAGAATAATATTACCATCAGAGGTATGAATCTTGTTTACAGATACATAATCATCTTTATAATTATAAGATTTAGCAACTTTTTGATAATTTTTAGCTAGATCAAATTTAACAGCATCTAAAGTAGTGTTATATGCAAGAAGTAAATTTTCTGTTGACTTCTTTTTAGATTCTATTATCTTCTGAAAATCTTCTCCAGACATCCTTCTATAGTCGGCTATACTTCTATAATAAAAAGTAGCACTATTACTCCACGGATTTTCAAGTAGTCTTTGCCTACCTAGTATCTGTGGTAAATCCTCGGATATATCAACAGCTAAACTATCTATATTACTATCACTAAAAATGAATGACCTAGCGCACTTTGAATAAAAGTCAGCCCCAAGGTATACAGTTCTTGTACAAAATGTAAACATCTTAGGTTTTTCATCTTCTAATGGTACATCTCCAATCTTGAAACTCTTTCCAAGTCTTCTTTGAATTTTCTTAAGATTATCCTCCGTATCTGAACATAATATATTACATTGTTCTGGAGTAAGATTATTCTTTTTTATAATAGATGTAATATGATTTACACTATTTACATATAATACAGCTTCATCTGATACTACTCTAGTCGGAACTCCATTTCTAAGAACTACTATACTCTCAAAATCATTATTAAGGTATTTTTTAATAATCTCAGAAGCTTTTTCCCCAACAGTTCTCATTACAAAAACATCCAGGTCAGGCTTAATTACTCTAGATGGATCTTCCGTATACCAATCTAACTCAAAATATGGTAAATCCTTAAATTCATCTAACATCTCCAGGTATTCATCCATCATTGGAGTAGCTGATACAAAGTATGCAGTTGGAGATTGTTTGAGATACTCTAGAAATCCTAATTCAGTATCAGACTTAAATCTCGAATCGTGAAGTATTGATTGGAACTCGTCGACTATTGTATAGAAGTATTGAAATCTATTCAGTTTTTCTAAGATATCTTTTACAATTCTATAGGAATCATATGTAACTAATATCTTGCAAGGTAATCCATTAATACTTCTAGAAGTACAATATTCATCTATCTCTCGGTATAATCTCTTATAGATTTCTGAATTATTATCAGATATATAATCAATTTCTAGATTTAAGTCAATAGATATATTTTTATCAATCTTAGAAAGGTCTTTATCTATATTAGACTCCTTATCCATTTCATTTACTACTAGATAAACATCAAACTCATGCTGATCCTTTTTATTCTTTAATAACATCTTTCTAGGACTACATAAAATAATATTCTCTGGTCCTCTAATACAATACTCTGTAAAACCACATCCAGGTAACTGTTTATTAATTATACATTTACCAGGAAACTTATTAAAATTAAATTCACTCCAATCTGAAATATACCTAATTCCAGATGGCACAACGATTTTCTTCCTAATCATATATTTATATTTTTTTAATTTATTAATATTTTCTAGAACTCAATACAGAGTTCAGTTTAATTGTAAAGGTATCCAAAACTGAAGACTAGGGATACCTTTATTTCATTAATTAGAGTTTAAAGGTATTAGAAAAGCAAAATGCATATTTAGTAATACATTATAAGATACGTACACTATATAATATTTAACCTGAAAGAAAATATGCATAAAGTGGTTCTTCTAAATAAGCGAATATAATGAGAGACCCGCCTCCCCTTCAGGGAGAGCGTGGTCGTCTTATTTAGAAGGTTCACGATACATCTTTATTAATATATCTTATTAATAATCTAATGAACCTTAAAAGAGTACCGTCCACTCGGAGCCTTTAGGGCTCCGGGGACTCTCACTAACGTTCGTACTTTTTAAGAACCATTAGAGATATATTATCTTTCTATCCAATTTCTTTTTCCCCTTTATATTTTCTATTATGTATTGGGATATCTTATTCAGTTTCTTGAAGGGGATATGAATACTAGGTTCCTTAGTCTTCGATTTTATATTACAAAAAAAAGAAAAGAGGAATTTATTCCTCTTTTAATTTAATACTTTTATATAAAGTTTAATACTTTCTGATATATACCACATACAAGATTCGATATATTATCTAGAAATAATTTTTCAAATGATGTTTGTTTAAGTTTATTATATGGAATACCACTAATTTCATTTGTAACTCTTGACAATTGTTTTAAATTTACGGTTATAGATCTTTTTAAGAAAAATTCAGTAAATCCAATGAATTTAATTAAGTTATCTACAAATTCCAACGCCTTTTTATTATCTTTTATAAAATTTCCAATAATTGTTTTCGAGTAGTTTATTGGAATTTCTCTCATAGATAAGTTATTAGATTTGAAACGATTAATTATACTATTAGTTATCCTATTAAATAGATTTATGTAAGGAATTGCGTGTTCATCATTATTTCCGAATTCATAAAACCTATAAGTAATTATTCCATAAACACGTTCTACATAAATATCTCTTGCTTTATCATAAATTACCTTTGCTTTATGATATTTAGAATCTATTTCCACAGCTATTCCTAAATAAGGGAAGAAATAGTCTAGTAAGAAATATCTCGTGTTTCTAATACTATCATCTAAACTAACTGAAAAAGAATTCAGGATACTATTCCATAAACTTACATTCTCAATTATTATTGGAAATTCTTCGATATAATTATACTCTTTAATATTATAATTATTATCAATAAAATTTTTAAAATTAATAGAATAGCTACTTTTATCATTTAATATTGCTTTTTCACGATTAAACACTATATCTATTAATTTATTATTAATTTTTACTTTTCTAGGAATAAAATACATTCCTATACAACTTGTATAAAATTTATCTCTTATTACGTAATTTCTAATCAAATTTAAATCCATATTACATATTTGTTATTTATGTCAAAAGGTTAAAAAAAAACAAAGTAGCAAGGGTCTCTCAACCTCCTACTACCTCTACCTAATATTGCCTTAAAGCCTTGTCCGAATACTCGACCCTTATCTTTATCGACTTCTTATCTGTTAACCATATACAACAAGGTAGCTACTTAGGATCTAGAATATTAGTAAGTAGCAATCTAATATTAATAAGATTCTGCAGTTAATCTTACATCCTATCACATATAAGATTTTCCCGGTTTTTCAGACGGTCGAAATTAAGTTTTTGCGCTTTCTATAGAATAAAACCCTTATATATGCAAGAAAAATATTAGAAAAATTTTATAATAGATTTGGATAGTATTTTTCTTTTTTGTTTATTCATTAATTGTTATTGGGAGAAAGTAGGTTTAGCGAAGATCCGGAAACTTTGTTAACTGAAATCTCCCACTTATCAAAACAAAACATGAATAAACCTAAATACATTTATTACTAACAATTCTATGAATAATACAATTAAGAATGGTATAAAATCTACCAAGGATCTAGGAATGAAGTATAGTAGTTACCTAGATGAAAAAGATTTTAATGAGATGATTTTAGAAGGGAGAACTGAGGATAAGTACCTAGAGGATTACTGTATGATTATTGATTATGCTCTCCTACGAGGATTAAAACGAGAAAAGCTTGATTTTTATACAGAGAAACATCATATTCTTCCTAGATGTATGGAAGGTGAAGATTCTGATTATAATTATGTTCTTCTCTCTGCATTAGAACATATAATAGTTCATATCTTACTGTATAGAATTTATCCAAATAATTCAAAAATAATATATGCAACTGATTGTATCTTACAATTAAACAGCAGGTCAACTTTTGAAAGAAATAAAGCTATAGATAAAATAGAAAATATTAAATTAATATCAGAATTAAGAACTCTCGTAAGGAATTTAAGAAAGCGTCAAATTGCATGTTACGTTAAAGAGAATGATACTATAGTTATAAAAAAGATATATGACAGTATTACAGATGCAAAATTAGATGGAGTAGGGGGAGGTATTGGGCAAGCATTAAATAATTCTAAAAACACTGCAGGAGGATATTACTGGATCTATCTTTCAGATTTAGAAAATTTAAATAATAATTTTAAAATAATTTTTTTATTAGAAGAAACCATAAAATACTCTAAAAGAAAAGTTAATGAAAAAATATCTAATTTAAGGAAAGAGAAAAGTGATGTTGTATGTATAGATCCAAAGGACGAATCTATTTTATGGATCTATAGTAAAATAGTAGATGCTAAGAAAGATGGTTTTAGTAATATTTCAATTAGTAAAGCTCTAAATATTCCATCAAAAAATAATATAGTTTTTGGATATAAGTGGGTATTATTATCTGAGTATGAAAAAATTTATCCTAATAAGGTAAAAAACTTTTATATTAAAAGAGAAAATGGTTTAATTAATCCCCCAAAAGCAAGAACATTACAAATAGCTTGTTTAAATATAAACAGAGAAGTTATGAAGATTTACGATAAACTATCAGACGTAGTAAATGATGGATTCTCGAAAACATCAGTTTGCACTAGTATAACAAATAATAATTTTTATTTAGGATATTATTGGAGTAAATTGAATGATCTAGAAAATATTAAATATTCTGATAATTACGGAACTGTAGAGAAAATAAAATCAAATGAGCCTGTTAAAGTGGTAAAGTGTTCAAAAGATGGAGAAATATTAGGCATTTACAACAGCTATCATAATATAGACAGCTTTGATTATAGAGCTATATTTAAAACTGTTAACAGAGAAAATAAATTATATAGAGGGTATTATTGGTATAAACTTTCAGAATATATTCAATTATTTCCAGAAAATTACAAAACTTATATTAATCATGAGTAGTAAAAAAGAAATTAAGGTAGTAGTACAAATTAAAAAAAGATTCGTTAGTGTCAATTCTCTGTACAAAGCAAGAGTGATGTATGTAGGGGGTAAACCAGTTCCCGGTACATACAAAAATCCGAGAGCTGTAGAAATTGAAAGAGAAATTAGAGATCAACTTAGGGCAATAGATTTTTCTGATTACATAGATTGGCTTAGGGAAACTCCTGGATTTAAACTTCATATTCAATTTATCTTTAAGAAAAATATAACTAACTCTGATACATCTAATTATCTAAAAAATCTTGAAGATATTTGGACCAGATTTGTTAAAGAGGATTTGGGTATTGAAAGGTATGACGACAATCTTCACGTTGAAATCTCTGCAGTAAAAAGTATTATTCCTAAATCATCCCATGAGTATGCATGTATAAGTCTCTCTGAATCTACTTTTAATATGAGACTTGATCAAGAAGATAAGCCTAAGCGTATTTTCTTGGGAGGTACTTGTGGTGAATCGACTTGGAGAGAAGAGTTAATTCCCGAGCTTGATAATCTTGGTCTTGAATATTTTAATCCTGTTGTACCTTCTTGGACTCCTGAATGTATTGAAATCGAAAACCAAGAGAAAAACGAACTATGCAATACTCATCTCTATATCATAACCCCCGAGATGAAGGGAGTATATAGTATAGCAGAGATGGTTAATTCTGTATGGGAGTGTCTTTCTAAGGGATCTGGTTTTGTATGGATTGGAATTCTTGACCCCGAAGATAAACCATGGGAATCACATCAACGAAAATCTTTGGAGGCAACTTTGGGATTAATTAATAATATCGCCCAAGGAAATTCTAGGATAAAGGCGAAGTTTATAAAATCCCCAAAAGAAATATTAATGTAATGAGAGTAAAAAGAAATAATACTGTAGCAGTAGTAAGAGTTTTTACTGGCAGAGATTTAATTGAAAAATTATACTCTGAAGGTTGGAAAGTAGAACAACGAGAATATGGATTAAAAGGAATTGCTAAATCTTTTAAAAGCGGTATAAATAAATTAAAGAATAAAGCTGCAAAATCTCTAGAAAAACAAATAGAGACTTCTAAAATAAAGAATCAAGAATTAGCTGATGAAGCAACAAAGGCTGTTAATATTGATAAAAATATTACAGAAAAATTGGTAAATAAAGCCAATGATGATAAAATAGGAGTAGTTATTAGTAAAGCTAGTGATATAAAAGGTTCCAATATTGAAAGGGATATGGTAGTTGATTCTAAAGCTATATTAGAAGGAGATGATATATCAGTATTACCTCCAACATTAAATAAGAGAATAAGAAGTACTGCAAAAGAGAATAGAAAAGTAGTATTTCATCATCCAGATTCTGGTAATGAAGATCTTGCTCATGAATTAGGTCATATTAAAAATGAAGATAAAAGTAGATTAAGTAGATATACGAATAGTTCAAAAGTAAGAGGTGAATTAGATAAGTCTAGAAAGGAGTTAGAGGATAATTCAGCTGTAGAGAAAGAAAGAGGATTGATAGTTGGAGCAAGAAGATGGATAAAAGGAAAACTTGTGGAACATGAAGAATCTAAAGCAAGTAAAAGGGGATTAGAATTAATGAAAGAAGTTGGAGTTAGTAAAGAAGAATTAAAGAAGGCAGAGGATAAATTAATGAATAAATCTCTTGGAACTTATAAAGAAGCTAATAAAATATACTACAAGTCTCCTATTGCTAGAAAATTAAAAAATTCACCAGAAGATTAAAAAAAATTAGGAGTATGTTTTTCTTAAAAAGAGATTATGTAGTATCCTTAGAGAAAAAATTAGGGATATTTAGTCATAAGTTATTCTATTCAAAAGATTATGTAAAAAGACTTGAAAGATTAGTAGAAAATTTAGATAATGTAACTTTTCATACTGTTCCAGAAACCAGTAAGGAAGTAAATGAGGTTATTGAAAAAATTAAAAATGAAAATCTGAATAGAGATATTATATATCCTCATATAATTAATAATGATTTTAACTTCGATCAAGAAACTCTAAATAAGTGTGGTTATAATTTTATTAGAAGTATAGAGTATTTAATCGAATTAATTAATGAAAAAGATGATTTATTTTTATATTGCAGTAGAGATAATAAATTTTATACTAATCGTTATCTTATAGATAGTCTTTCAGATATTATATATAATGAGGAATATCAAAAAGCTTTAAAACTAGAAAATATAGAGCCAAATCTAAATCAATGGACTAATTTTTTATACAAAAATTAGTATGTTTTACATATATGGAAAGGTTAAAACCTAATATATGAAAGAACATTAGAAAAATTTATAAAAAATATAGATTAATCTAATGTTCTTTTTAATTTACTCATTTTAAATTGGGGAGAATAGATCTGATAAGGGTTGCAAACTTTATCTTTTCGATGTCTCCCTTTTTAATAAATTTAAGATGAGTTTAAGGTTGTTATAATATTTAATAAAAATGAGTAAGTTAATTGTTAATCAAAGTGAAGTAGAATCTGTCACTGGTGAAGATATGAATAATAGTAGTATCTACTTACCTGAATGTGATTCTAATGGAGTACCATTATTAAGAAGAGTAGAAAAGTATCCAGATCTCTCTGAATCCGAATTTATACCTATTGAATATCCTGAAATAAAGAAAGGAATGTATAAAATTAATAAACTTGGACAAATACTTAGACTGAAGGATAATAAAATCTTAAATGGAACTATAACTGTTAAAAACTATAAGCAAGTTAGTTTATTGAATATAAATAATAAACCTAAATCTTATAGAACACATAGATTAGTTGCAAGTACTTTTCTTATAAATCCTGATTCTAATATATACGATGTAGTTAATCATTTAGATCATAACACTATTAATTGTAATCTTTCTAATCTTGAATGGACAACTATAGCTGAAAATAGTAATAAAAACAGTGGTAGATGCTCTAGTATTTCTGAAGATAAGTTAATGAGTTATATAGCATTAGATGATCAAGGAAATGAATTATTTGAGATTAATAAGTATAATAATAAAGGTTATGATTTAAATTCTGTAATACAAGCAGTAATAAAAAAGAATAAATATAGAAAATATTATTGGAAAAGATCTAGGTTATCTAAAAAAGAAGAGGCTCTTAGGTTAATAGGATTTTCTGGTAACTTAGATGACTATGAATGGCATGAACATTGGAAGTATCCAGGATTATATGTATGTAAAGAAGGATTTATAAGAAAAAATAATAAATTACTTTGTCATATTAATGAAGAAGGATATGTTAGAACTACAATATTTTATAATGGGGGAAAAAGAAATTTAAGTGTTCATAGAATTATAATGGAATTTCTTTTAAAAAGAGATCTCAAAGACGATGAAGTAGTAGATCATATTAATACTATTAGATATGATAATAGATTTGAAAATCTTAGAGTAACTGATTTGGAAGGAAATATGAATAATCCATTAACTCTTAAAAAATATAAAAAATTAAAAATTATAACTGATCTATTAGGAAATTTTTTAATGTTAGATTATATTAATGTAATTTATAATAAATTTTTAAAATTAGATAGTAAAAATGTTTCGGAAAAAGTAAAATCATCAGACTACTATAGTAAACGTATAACTATAAATAATAAATATTTTATTATAGATCTAAATAATATAGATAAAGTATTAAAAAATATGGAAACAGTAGTATATGTAATCTCTAAAGATAAAACAAAAGTAGTAGGTGCCTATATTAATTGTATTGAAGCTAGTAAATTTGAAAAACCTTCTGTAGATACTATAAGAGAACGAATAAAAGATAAGAAAATAGCTTTTGATGGTAATTATTATATGAGAGGATCAGAAGCAGTTAAGTTAATTCTTTCGTTAGGTTATGGAACATCCTTAAATTATAAAAAATTATGATAATAATATTAGATAATGGTTTTATTAATATGGCCGTTTAAGGTAGTAATATCTTAAATTATTAGTAAGTAAATTCGGTGAAAGACCTTAGAAATAGACTTCTAATCTAAGTAAATCCAATACCGAGCTAAGAATTAAAATATAATTCTTAGTGTAACGAATAAAGACTTACCAAGATAATAAAATATCTTGAAATTATATTCTGCTCTATATGAAAAGTTTATTATATAGTTAACATAACTGCATGGAAATAATACCCCTGGAAAAAGAAGTCCAGATGGGGTTTTACGAGAATATGCTTATACAAGAGAAATAGCAAGACTCATAAAAGAAAAATTAGAAAGCGAACATGGAATTGAGATTATTCTATTAGTCCCAGAAGAAGAAGATATTAGCTTAGGAGAAAGATGTAGAAGAGCTAATCAAATTTATACAAAACAAGCTAAGTGTGATGCTATTCTTATATCTATTCACTTAAATGCTTGTACTGATGGGTCTTGCTGGGGAAAAGGAGCGGGGTTCGAAGCTTACACATACTACGGTGTTAGTAAATCTGATATCTTAGCTGAATGTTTATATGAAGCTGCTGAAAAGTATCTCCCAGGAAAAATTATGAGAACGGATCTTAGTGATGGAGATAAAGATAAAGAAAGTGGGTTTTATATTCTCAAACATACTATAATGCCTGCTGTTTTAACGGAGAACCTCTTTATGGATAATAAAAAAGAATATGAATTTTTATTATCGCCTGAAGGAAAAGAGGCAATAGTTAATCTTCATGTCCAAGGAATTTTAGATTATATAAGTAAAATAAAAGAATAATGAAATTATATAGTAAAACAGATTACCTCGAGTATAAAACAAATCCACAGTCAGGAGATTACTTGGGGAAAATCTTATCTGAATGTTTTGAAAATTTCTTAGAATCGGATAAGGAAGTTAGAGTATCAATCTTAGAAAATATACTTAAATACAAACTAACCCTAGAAGATACGACTGAGGATTATCAAGCATGTTCAGTAGTATTATCTAAGAATTTTGATGGGATAACATATTCTTGGATAGCTGAACAATTCGGATATACTCTCATTTCAAATCCTAGGAAAATTACAACACTCGGAACACTTCTTGGATTTGAACTAGATATTGCTCATGGAAATTTACTGCCTGAAGAGAGTTATACTGGGGAATACCTAAGTTGTGCCTATGAATCTTTAAGACGTAGGTTAATTATGAACTCTATAGGTTGGGGTTGTACAGTGAGCAAAGAATTAGAGGATGCTAAGGAATGTATGGAAAAGCGAATGAAAGTTTTTGAGAGGTATTTTAGTGGGAATATTAAGTTTCCAGTATTTTCTCAACCTTTTATGAACTCTTCTTGGGATCCTGATTTCTATGGATTTTGTTATGGAGATGGAACTTACGGCGAATGGAACTACTCTTGGGCCGGCTTTATCGGGAGAGAATATCATGATTGGACAAGAGAAGATCAGATTTATTTCTCATGTCTCTACGAAGCCACTGATCAATATTTGGAACATCATTTAAATATGCTCCCGACAATGATACGGCCCGAACTTTTATACTTCGCCGATCTAAGTCTCTATTGTGGATGTTCTGGAATATGGGCATTTATGAATAGAGATATTTCTGGAGATGAAAAGAACTCCGAATTAAATAAACTTTACACCAGATTAACAGCTTTAGGGAAAATTGAAGGAGCTGGGATGGAAGTATATAAAGAAATGGCAGAATCTTTAGGAAAACATGCTGCTAACTATTATGACCTAGATGAGATACAAGAAATAATAGGTTATAGAATTTATTTGTAATAATTTTTAAAAACGTTTTTGATTATGATTAATGATGCATTATTGAGTGGAGCTGCAGGTGATGTGAATTCTCCCGCTGCAGGACTTCCAGTAACTGAAGTAGTTAAGAGTCTTGATATTAAGAAAGATGCTACTATTCCACAACCTCTTCCGACTGATAAAGAAATTAATATTACTGATTCAGAAGGTATTAAATTTGTTGGTGGAGAAAGTTTGGAATTAATTAAAGGTGAAGTTAAAACTATTGAAATTGTAAGTGAACCTGCTATGTCTAATTTACCTCCTTTGGTTTATGAATCCAGTAATCTTAGAGTAGCTAGATTTATCGAAGATGGTAGATTGATGGGATGCTGTCCTGGAAGTTCAGTAATCACAGTTACAGCAACTATTCCAGAAGATAATAGTATTTTCTGTAAAATCAATGTTACAGTAGTTGATCCTAATGCTCCTAAAACAAAGAAAGGCAAAAAGTAAAACAAAATTAACCAAACAGGAGGACTCTATAAATCTTCTTGTTTGGTTTTATAATTTAATATTTAATTATTATGGCAAAAATTATAGGTGATGAATTAAGAACACCCACAATCTCCGAAGTAAATAAAGTAATAAGTGATATAGATAATACTTCAGACTTAAATAAACCAATCTCTAATGCTACACGAGAGGCATTAAATAATAAAGCAAATCTAGAACATACACATAAGTACTCTACTATTCTTGATACTCCGACGGCTCTTAAAAATCCAGAACCACTTATTATCCAAGGAAATGAATATGATGGAAGTGTAAGAACAGAAATTAATATACAAAACTCTTCTAGTAATGTCATCGAGGGGGGTTATAAGTGAAGTTGCTTTGAGTGATAATATAGTAACAGGAATAATACCTTTAAATTTTAATATTACTCAATACGGTATTATTAAATTTGATAAATTATATAAAGATAGTATTTTTGACAACTATAGCGATGTTATTTTTTTCCAGCAATATCCAGAGAATTCTTGTTAGAAAAAATATAAAAGAGATAAACATAGGTATAGAAAATTATGTAAATACTGATACGCCTCCTTCGAATTTTTAAAATTCGAATATAATAGGTTTAAAAATATTAGATGGAGACACTGGAGAATTAAAAATTAGATTATTAAGTCGTGTATCTGAAAATATTGTAGGAAATAATATTACTATTTTCGAATCTTCTAAGGGAGATACAATTAGTTATACTAATAGTAAAGTTGATTCATCCAGATATACATATACTTGGCACTTAACATTAGCAGATTAAATATTATGGTAAAAATTATAGAAAAAATAAAAAAAGGAGAATTTATCGTCCTTCTTTTAATAATAACTTTAGAATTTCTTTTGTAGGTATATCTATCGTTAGATCTCCTAGTCCATCTATTCCTACTTCAATACCAAATTTTTCAAGTCTCTCTAATATATCAACATCATAAGTTATTTCATGAGATAGTAGAATAAGTGTGTCAGTTTTAGAATTTTTATTTATTAAATATTTATCAATATTTGAAACTTCTCTTTGATCTACAATTATTCCTATTATCTTGATAGTATTATCCAAACATATTGGAGTACTTATAATTCTTTGAAGATTAGGAAAGCTATTTGAATTTAGTTCAATATATACTTTACAATATCTAATATTGTTATTATCAGGTACCTCGTATGTTATGTATCTACTACCATACTCTATACCAATATTAAAGTATTTTTCTATTTCTTCCATGGCTTTTATTTATTTAACATTAATAAGGATTTCAATTTAAAATTATGGCAAAAAAGAGAGAACCGCAAAATCACCTAGAAACATTTTACTTCTCAGATATTCCAACTCAACCTTATCCAGTATATTCAATATCGGAATCTGGAAACTTATACTCTCTGAAAAATATAGTATACCCAGGAAAATCAGCTAAAAAATTTACTCGTGCAAAACAATTGAGGTGGAGATCTCAACAAGCTAGATTAGTAGATTTCTTAATAAACATAGATTATTTTTACCCATTAACTGTTTATAGGGAATTTTTAGTACCTATTCAGAATTCTCTTAGACTTCCTGGCATTTCTGGAGGTTTTTTCTTATGTGATTTCTATTTTCCAGAGTTATCCTTAGCTTTAGAGTTGGATTCTGACTATCATAACTTAGACGCCGATAACCTTAGGGACGAATACTTGGAACAGCTTGGAATAGAAGTCTTCAGAATATATAACTTAGAGAAAATTACAACACAGAAGGGTAAGTTTAAAGAATTTATAGCTCTTCTCAAATCTAAAGTTCCTGTTCAAAATCCACGTCCCTTTGATTTCCTCGGCGACTTAAGAAAAAGAGAACAGGGAGGAGATAGTTCAGGGTTATGGAAAATCGATTAAACGCTTCCTAGTACCCTCGAGAATCTTATTATTGATAGTATATAATAAAATAGAAACTTTATTAAATTAACAGATCATGAAAATTCAAAGAGAAGTAAACCCAGAAAGTAGAATGATACAAATTACAGTTACTACACCATTATTAGCTGAATATTATAACAATTTTAGTGGTATGATTCGGAATAATAGTAGTAGTATTTCTGAGGGGGTTAATGTTGAAAGAGTAAACACCGATTCAGCTATGGTATCTTTTCCACTTCCATCAGATTCTCAAATGATAAATCATGGAGATAAAGCATTAGTTTCTATGCCTCCAGAGGTTGTAGATAAATTAAATGATGTAATAAATAAGTTTGTTAATTGTGGACTTCGGAAAACATTAAAAACAGTAGAATTCCTTCCACTTAACAACTATGAATTATCGGGACTTCAGGAAGATATTAAATCTGCAATAGAGAATAAACGAAACTTTTGCATTCTCAGAGATTATAAAGAGTATCAAAAAATGTCGGAGGAGAGAAAGTATCAATTTACCCAAAAACTAATCAAATACGGTACCTCAGAATATGCAGATGTAGCTCTTCTAATTAATTCTGGAAAGATGGATGAACTTAGAAGATGGTTAGATCCGCAGTTGAGTTATTGCGAATGGATTTAAATGATTATTAACTTTATAGTGTTTCCTCCAGGTTTTTATATCAGAGGAACTTTTTATTTATTATAATATATGGAACAAATTAGTAATAATGTAATGGTACTGAATGTAGGAGATCAGATTCCTCCAGGTACCGAAGATGCACTAAAAATATTATTATTAGGTAGTATTGATCTAGGTCCTACAGGTGAGATGAATTGGCAGTCCAAATTCGTAGCTGGACTAGCTAATGCAGTAGACCCACAAAAAGGATTAATGAATTTATTTACAAAATATAATTATGTAATTCTTAATAACTGGTATTCCCCACAAAACAAAGAAGCTAATATTTTTAATCAAGAAATGGCTAATAAGTTTCAGTGGGAAAGAATGGCAATGAATGCTGCAGACTGCATCTTTATAAACTTCTTGGGGAGATCTCAGAGTCCTATCCCTCTTTACCAGTTGGGGTATTTAAATAATTCATCTAAACTTATTGTAAGATGTCCAGAGAATTATAAATACTATTCTTTAGTTAGAATGGCTTGTGATGCTAGTTCAGTTCCATTGGTTGGTAGTAAAATGGGAACTGTAAATCAAATTCTCAGTCTTATGTTTAGTTTTATCCCTAAATTTCAAGAAGTAGGAAATAATACATTACCAGAATAAAGAAAATGAAAACACTTATTATTTTAAAGGGATTAGCAAAAAATGAAAAGCTTGAATGGGTTAAATCTCAAGGTCTAGAAAATTTCTTTCTAGATTATTCTATTTTCAAGAGATTATATAGTATGCCTGAGTTAGATCGAGATAAAACAACTGATATCTTGGGGAGAACGAATATTAATCTCATCTTTAAGTCATGGTTTGAAGCAATTAATAATAAACTCGAATCTGGATGTCTAGTTGTTATCGATTATGATCAGGAGAAAACGAAGATTTTAGAAGATATGGGTATGATTTATGGTTATACTTGTTTCTATAAAATCTTTAATATCCCTCACGACTATACATCAAATCCAGAAAAATATAGTCCAGTAGGATTTAAAAAGAAGACGAAAGAAGAATTAGAGGCAGAAGTTATTACATTTTTAAATCTTCAGCTTGGATATACAAAGAAAATTGGAGGATACTCTGATGTTATGGATTACTGGAAGAAGAAAGAAGTAATTCTAGATATTCCAAGAAAAGAGACGATGTATTTTTTCTCTGATCTTCATTCCAATTATTCTCTCTATCAAAAAATTAATCTCCCTTCTGGAACAATAAGAGTACATTTGGGAGATTATATTGATGGTCCAGAAGAAGGTGGATCTAGAAAACTTATAGAAATGATTTTTAAGAATGCATCATACTATAATATATTCTTAGAGGGAAATCATGAACGTAGACTTAGAAAATTTTTATTCTGGAGATGGGCTGCAAGTAGTAACTCAGGAGGAAGTAGGGCTATTATTGCTGAAATGCTTTATAATTCACTTCCAACAGACTTTTTAACAACAACAGCTGACGAATTTAGATCTTTAACTCCAGGAGAAGCATTGACATGGTTGAAGAGATTAAATGATATCTTAAGAACCCATATAATTATTAAAAAAGACGATACTGTTTTTTATTGTACACATGCTGGAATTAAATATCTTGAACAACTTAGTCCTAAATTTATAGGAAATGTTATCTATGGAAATCGAGATATGGATATTTATGATAAATGTTTCTCAAAAACTATATGGAAACCTACAGGAAGATGGTCGGTTCATGCTCATTGTAAGTATCCATATGGCGTTGATTTCCTTAAATATGATGGAGTAGTTAATCTAGATCCATCATGTGAAAAAGAAATAGTTTATATGGAAAATAACATTAAAAATTTTTTACCATGCATCGTACAGTAACATTAACAGTAAAAAGTAAAGACTTAGGAAAAGTATTAAGTTCTTTAGAGATGAGTAAAGACTTCGAAGAGAATACTACATTAACTCTTAGTATTGATATTGAAGATACAAAGAAAAATTATCAAGTTCTTTGTGGGTCTCCTGAAGTTTTGGAATGGGATTTTATTGAGGAAGATAAATCAGAGGATGATGAAATCGTACAGGAAACAAAAGATAATTACAAAAAGTCAGTAAATCCTGTAACTGATATAGAAGAAGCGATAAAAACTGTTAAGGAGAGTCTTAATAAGGAAAAGTCTTTATGGCCTGATAATATATATTCAGTTGCCGTAAATACAGGAAAAACTCTTGGGTATCTTGAAGGGTATGTTAAAACTTATGATGATATAATTGAATTTATCTTAATATCTTGGAGATTATCAAAAAAATTTCCCAAGTATTCAGTAGATTTTGTTCAAGAATATATCCTCCCAGCAATTATCCAAAATCAAACAGATATTTCAGAAGTATCAAGCTTAGATCGAAAAATTCCTCTCCTAATTACATCTTATTATTCTGGAGTTAAAACAACAAAAGAAGTACTTAAAGATGTGATTAGAAAAGTTCAAGAATCATGGGAGATTATGAAAGAAACTGAAGATGTAGTTTCTTTAGTTACATTATTGTTTGGTGGTAAAAAATAGTAATGTCATGACGGAAGAAATACTTAAAGATATAAAAACTAGTTTAGGTTTAGATGATGTTGATGAAGCTATTCATTATATCAATCAATGTATTCAAGCTAGAGATAGGATTTTATCAGACGAATATTCTGATTTTAAACCAGGAAGCTTAGTTCTTGATACTAGAGATAATGAAATTGGTTTTGTAATTGGACCAATTAATATGTATGGAGATATTAATACGGATAGTTTTGTTAAATTATCACACAACGCTAAAGTAAGTGATAAAAATACTACAATGTTAGTAGTGACTCGAGTAATTGGAGGTTTAGAGAATGAAAGACGTTCTAATTTTAGAGTTAGGTATATTAAACGAGGCTATCTAACACCATTAAAGGTAGAAGAGAATAATCTCGATTACTCAACTAATAGTGTATCAGATCTTGATACTTTTTGTGGAAGTCAGTGTATTATGGAATGTACATCTGAGTGTAAACTATATAAATATAGAAGGAAAAAGTAATTAAAAACAGAATAATACTAGGAGGGAAACCTCTTAGTATTTTTTATCAAAGAATTATGAGTAAAAAATGGTTACATGGAGCTATACCTGCTCTACTAATTCATGGCTGTATAGGAACTGTTTATTGTTGGTCCTTATTGTATGATTATATAAAAGAATCTATTACTGGTAATTGTACTTGGGCATTTTCCTTAGCCATATTTTTCTTAGGGATTTCTGCAGCTTTTTTCGGTCCCTTAGTAGAAAAGAATGTAAAGAAAGCTGCAACTATAAGTTCTATCCTCTTTGGTTCTGGAATGATCTTATCTGGAGTAGCATGTTATATAAACTCTATTCCACTTCTTTACCTTAGTTACGGAGCAATTATGGGTACTGGAGTTGGAATTGGATATATCACCCCAGTAAAAACCCTGATGATGTGGTTCAAGAATAATAAAGGTCTTGCTACTGGACTTGCTATTATGGGATTTGGATTAGCGAAAGTAATAGCAACACCTCTTCTTAATTGGAGTATAGAAAGATGTGGAATATACTGTACTTTCTTCTCTTTTGGGGTTTGGTATACTTTGATTATGTTACTTGCTGCAATACTTCTTAAAAAACCAATAGAAGAAGGAAAAATAGAGAATACATCAAGACCCAAATTTAAATCACTTAAGGAATGGTTTGATAGGAAAAAACAACTCCTAAATCTACCAGCAATTACTACTATATGGTTGATTTTTTATTTAAATATCTCTTCTGGATTAGCAATTATAAGTTATGAGAAATATTACTATGAAACAGCTGGAATTGGAATAGTTCTAGGATTAGTATTTTCAGCTATTTTTAATTCTCTAGGTCGTTTTGGAGTTGCTTGGTGGTCTGATTATTTTAAAAATCGTGGAAAACTTTTTGGAATAATCTTAACATTCTCTGTTCTTTCGGGAATTACAGCTTTTATGGCTCCAGGTTTTATTCCAGTAGCTGTACTTTTATGTAATGCTGGGTATGGGGCAATGTTTTCAATAATGCCTTCTGTTCTAGCTGATAGGTATGGAATGAAAGACGTATCTGAGATTCATGGATTAATACTTAGTGCTTGGGCTTTTGCTGGTCTTTCTGGAAATCAGTTTGCTAATCTTTTAGTAGGTATTCCAGAGAGTTCATATAAAACATTAATTCTTGGAAGTGTTGGGTTATATTGTATTGCTCTATCTTTAAGTGCTAAATTGTGGAATAAAGACTAAAAACCTTATATATGATATAATAAATAAGAAGTTATGAAAAGTAATAGAGCGTTTGAAATTTTATCTACATTAAGCTATGAACCGTGTTATTGTGAAGTAGATGAATCTATAATTGATTATAGTAATGCAGTTAGAGCAGTAGAAGAGGCTGAAAATGAAGTAATAGATCTGCTTAAGGAAAGTATATTAGCGAAATTTCAAAATGGGTCTACAAAAGATACTATAAAGATTATACTTGAAGAAACTATAAAAGAGTTTAAGGATGAAAAGTAAAGAAGGAGATAAATATTTAGGAAAACACCTGAATAGTATAAATGACTTATTAGAAGAAGGTCATGATCCGAAAGTTAGAGATCTGGTAGTTTATGAAGATGCAAAAATACTATCTGATATTTCTTATTTTGAGGGTTATGATGCTGGGGTGTCGGATGAAAGAAATAAGGAAGATTATGAAGTATGGATGGTCGAGTTATTCAAGAAAATCGCTGTAGATGGATTACCAAAAGAATATAAAGGCGGCCATTCTAAGATATGTGTTTGTTTTGTTCCGGCCGTTAATGGAGAACTTGACAGATATGTTATTGGATACTATAATTATAAAAAGAGAGGTTGGATGACTTGTTTATGTGAAGGATGTCAAGAATGTTTCCGGCCGACTCATTATCTAGAACTTCCGGCCGCTCATAAAATCAGAAAAGAATATGATGTAACTGGGCAAACTAGATCAACAAATTCATTTCCTGAAGTTCCTGATGGTGTATATCAAGGAAAATTCGGTGGACATGTTGGAATGATAGAGTATTTAGGAAAGGTCTATAACTTCACATTCTTAAAAGGTATCGTTCAAGAAAATATTCCAAAAACAATAACAGTAATAGATGGATATGGATGGACTCTACTAAAAGATGGACCGATTGTACCAACCGTTTGAAACTATAACAAATTAAAAATAAAAAATTATGAAGAAAGAAAAATCAGAAGAAAAAGAAACATTAGAAGTTAACAAATTAATAACTAAGAAAGAAAAAATCAAGGATAATATTGTAGATATTATCGATATTGATGACGAAGAGACAGAGGAGTTTAAATTCTCTGGTGGAAAATTGGTAATAGATGACTCACTGAATGTAATTGGAAAGTGGGAATCTAAGAATTATACATCATTAGGAGATGGTGTTTATATGGGGTTTGTAAATAGCGGAGAACATGAAATAACGCTAATGGAAAGTAAGAAAAAGCACTCCAACATATTTGATTTTGGATTAGAGAATGGATATATCGCTATAAATAGAACTACACTCAAAGTAATCGTAAAGAATAAAAAAGGTTATATCGACTGTAGACATCTAACTCTAATCTGTGATTACCTGAAAAAATCTATCAATTCCAAAGAAAAAGAAATTAAATCTTTGGAAAATAGTATATCAAGAATTGAGTCACATCAAGCAACATTTTCTAGTGAAGAATCTAGGGGAACAGTATTAAAATCTCAGAAAGAGATATTATGTGAGCTCAATGAAAAATTACCCTCACAAAAGAAATTATATGAGGAACTTTCAATGAAGAGAGCCAAATTACTGCAAGAAGTTCAAGAAGAATATGAAAATTGCTTGAAATCTTCTAGTGAAATGGAAAAAGTCATGGAAGAACGGAAAAAATCTTATGATGCAGAGTTAGTTAAGTGTTATGGAAAAGAACATCCTACATCAGAAGATAAGAAAAATAAACACAAATCAGAAGAACTCGCCCTTCTCGAAAAATTATTGAAAGAAGGAAGAAAAACGATAGCTCTTATTAATTATAGAATTCCTAACTATGAAGATATGTTAGAAATTCTTAGCGGTAAGTCTATTAAAAGAAAATCAAAAAGAAAGGACGACGATGATTAAACTACTAAGATTACACAAGTTAATTTGGGGAATTCTAGTTATTATAGGAATTCTTCTTGAGATGGTAATTGTAGTACCAATCGTGTTTTTAGTGTTTATTTATAATTTTAGATTTAATCCAAGAAAAGTATGGGAAGCAATACATAGCGCAGACCTAGATTTTCAGAATAATTGGGGAGGTTATGCCTATCGTGATCATACTCCTTGGGATACGTTCAAAAGAAGATATAAATATACATTTAATCATATAGAGAACGAATCTAAAAGACAATAAAAAAGATAAAGTAGTAAGACATCAAAGCTTACTACTTTTATTTTCTATGTAAAAAAAAGGGAATCTCAGAAACCCCGAAATTCTTATTAATGTATGAAAAAGAATTTTAAAGAAAAAGATGATTTTATATTTTTAAATAAAGAACGAGTTCGGCTTACAATGTTAGTTACTACTAATTATTATATGGAATGCAAGATTAATACTGCATTGATCTCCGAACTTTAAATTTAAATACGTGGCGGCTCATGTTATTAGTTACTACTAAATTATAGATTTGTAAACTATGCGATTTACTGTAACGATCACCGCCACGTAATTTAAAAAATATAAATAATTCTAAACTACAAGAGAAATCCTGTAGTTTTATTTTTTCTTCTCTGATACAAATAAAAAAAAAGAACCTAGATTTTACTCTAAGTTCTTATTATTTTTCTATTCATTTACAGGAGGAAAGTCATCATTAATAACTTCTTCATTATCAATTAAACCCGCCTCTTTGTAGCAATTTCTTTTATTCTCCTTCATCCAGGCTACTAAACATCCTATTAAACCGAGAATAATTGCGATAAATCCTAATATCTTTTTCATAGTTTTCTTATTTATTTTTCATATATAAGATTTTTAAGCGGATTCTGTGTTATTTTTATTGTCTTCTGGTTTGTAATCTCCTGCAGTACCATGTTCTAGACTAAGAACTAACTTAACTGCTTCTGGTCCTTTTAAAATATATTCTCCCGTTTTAAGAGGTTTTCCTGATTTTATATGACTCTGAATAGACGTTTTACTAAATTTAAATCTTTCACTCATTTTATTTAAATCATTAAAGTAAGCACCTAATAGAGTTTTCTTATCTTCAGAAAATACATAAGTAACAGTCTCCATCTTCCTATTAGGTTACTATTATTCACCTTATCCTGTGATACAGAGGATTCTATAGCTCTGTTTTCTGTGTCTAATAGGTCGTCTAACATTTTTTAATAGTTTAATTATTATTTACATTTTAGATTTTACAAGAAGGGAATTTCGAAGATAATAAAGTTTCCGGATCTCTACTATTCCTACTTTTCCCTAATAAACCTAAAATGTTAGAAAACAAAAGAACACTAGATCGATTTATAATTTTATTTATAAATTTTTCTAATGTTCTTTCATAGATTAGTAGGTTTTTGGATTTTCAGGAAAGCAAAATAAAGACTTAGGATTTCACACCTAAGTCTTATTATTTTATTTATTATCTCAAGATATTACCTTTTTCTTCTTTCTTGATATCAAACTCTATTGTTGTATTAAATTTTACAATTGATTTATTACTTTCATCAATATCTACTACAATATTTTTTCCAATAGAATCAGAATATACAAGTTCATTAGAGATTGGATTTTCTATATTCTTCACAATCTCTCTTTGAAGATCTCTAGCTCCATAAGCAAGATCACATTGAGACACTACATATTCTTTCATCTTATTAGAAACCTCTAAAGTATATTCATTCTCTGAAAGTCTATCTTTAAGTTTTTCTAATTCAAGATCAAATATTTTATAAAGATTATTTTTATCAAGTGATCTGAAAAATATAATATCACTTAATCGATTTATAAGTTCTGGTCTGAATTTCTTCTTAATAGCTTTCATAACAATGCTTTCATCTTCTTTATCACTTTCTATTCCAGATACTTTAGAAAATCCAAGATTTGTCTTGTTGCTAATCTCTCGTGTTCCAATATTCGATGTAAAAATCACAATCGAGTTCTTAAATGATACTAAGCTTCCGTCCGATAAAGTAATCTGACCTTCATCTAAAATAGGGAGAAATACAGTATTAATTACATTTTCATGCATCTTTTCAATTTCATCAAAAAGAATCACACTAAATGGTCTTTTCCTAACATCATGAAATACTGTTTTATCTCCATATCCTACGTATCCACTTTGTGCTCCTATTAAAGAATTTGCACTAGTTTCTTGAGTAAATAAGCTACAATCAACTCTAATTAAGTTCTTAGGATTTGAAAATAGTGATTCATTTAATATTTTTGTTAAATAACTTTTTCCAGTTCCAGTTGATCCTGTAAATAAGAAAGATACTGGTTTATTTTTATCTTTCAATCCAAGGAACTGACGATTAAGTGCTATAGATAACTTTTCAACTGCTTCATTCTGTCCTATTACCTTCGCTTCCATTGTTTTTCTCATTTCTCTAAGTTTTTCTCGAGAAGTACTACGAATCTTATCAATAGGAATTTTTGACATTTTAGAAATTACCGAAGCTATTTCATCTACAGTTACTTTAGACCAACCAGAAGGATCATTAAGTTCTTGATCAATCTTAGATTTTTCCTTTTTAAGCTCTTCTTTCAATAATAATTCGGTATCTCTTCTCTTTTGAGCTTCATCAAAATCTTGCTTTTCTACTAACTCAATTTTTTCTTTAACAATATTATCAATTGCTTTTTCAAGATTATCAATAGAACTAGTATCTATATCTTTCTTAAGCTTAGTAAGAGATCCCGCTATATCAATAATATCAATATCTTTGTCTGGATGATTTCTATCATTAATATATAAATTACTCCAATTAACACAAGCTTCTATGGCTTCCGGAGTATATTTAACTCTATGATACTCTTCATATTTAGGAGCCGTTTTTTCCAAGATAATTTTCGTCTCTTCTAGAGTAGGTTCCTCTACTTGAACCTCTTGAAATCTTCTTTTAAGAGCTCCATCTTTTTCTATGAATTTTCGATATTCATCATCGGTCGTTGCTGCTATAACTGTTATTTTTCCTGCAGTTCCGCTTAAATAAGGTTTAAGTAAACTACTTGCATCGCCTGATCCGGGCGTATTGGATCCAGCCCCAAAAATTTGATGCATTTCATCTATAAATACGATTATTTCTGGATGTTCTACAAGCTCTCTTAGAGACTCAAGAAGCTTCTTTTCAAAATCTCCTCTAAAGGTAGATCCACTGACCATTCCCATGATATCTAAGGTACGAACTTCTTTTCCTTTTAATTCGCGTGGTACATTTCCAGATTCTATTGCTTGTGTTAATCCCACAACTACACTCGTTTTACCAATTCCAGGGGATCCAAGTAATACACAGTTACTTTTTTTTCTACAAGATAATATTTCAATAACTTGTGAGATTTCTTTTTCTCTTCCAATAACTGGATCAAATTGTCCAGATCTACATTGTTTAGATAAATTGGTTGAGTATTGATCTAAGAATGGTGTAGTTGAATTAGGATCACCTGAAACTAGAGGCTCATTACTTCCTTGTCCAGCCATTTCAAATTCTCGATCTTCCTCTTCGCGACGTTTTTCAGAGTCTTCGTCGCCTTGGTTATAATCGAGAGTTTTTTCTTTAAGTTCGCCGCCGTTATTTTCCTCACAATTATCTTCTTGGTCTTTTATTCCAAGTTTCGTATCGAAGTCATTTATCTTCCAAAATAAACTCGTGAGGTCTCTTGCATCGGCGTCTAATTCATTTACAAGATACTTAGCAATCTTACTGAACTCTGCTTCTTGGAGTGAACACATAAGGAAAGCTAGTGTATCAATATCATCAGTCATCTCAGATTTTAAATTTATATCTGTCAGTTTATCCAAGATATAATTAACGGCCGGAGACAAGACAATCGAATCAGCGCCAGTATACAATTCAGAAGGCGCTGTGAATTTATTGTCTTCTCTAATTTCGGCCATTACATCCATTACAAACTCTCTAAGATCTTCTTCTGTACTAGGTTTTCCGATAAACAGATCTTTTAGGTAATCTCTTAGTTCTGGAATATCACCTTCATTATCTAGATAAGTTATAACTATCTGAGAAACTATATGATCTAGCGATATTTCTTTTCCCATAAACGAAACTACTTCTTCATGAGCTTTCTCGAAAAACTTTTTTAATTCTTGAGATAATTCAAATTTTGATGAATCTTTCATTTTTCTATTTGTTTAATTTTTATTATGTTTATCATCACATTATTAAGGAAATCATCGGTAAATTTTATATCTATTTTTTGCTTCAGAGATATAATCATTAATATCTTCTTGAGTAATAGTTATATCTTTTATGTTTTTAAATTTGTTAGCCCAATTACTACACCAACTCCTCCAACTAGTATCACCTTCAAGTTCTTTTATGTACTCAAGAATTTCTCCTTCTCCTTTAATATTTCTTTTTGGGACCCACCCCGAACAATTCTCAAAGGATTCATTTCAATCATATATTGATTTTACTTTTATCGAAATTTTCTTTTTCTTTTTCAACCATTTAAAGAAATCTTTTATAGGATTTGGATACATTAACTTCGGAAACTTATAAATCTCATAATCTTCAGTTACAACTATATAAATCCTTGATTCTTTTCCTAAGGTCGGTGTCTTAAGAAATGGAAGATCGACTCGTTTGGCATCTATATAAACCTTAGTATTCCACCATCTAAAAGTATCTGGTTTATTTGTATCTTTTACTTGATATAACATAAAATCTCCAGAAATATCAATAGCATCTACAGCTAAACCTGTTTTTCCAGTAGAATCATCTATGACTACTTGAGAGTTTCCTTCTTCAAAGAGATCCATAACTTGAGATGCACCATGTTCTACTATATAAAGTGTTTTCCCTGTTAGATTATCAATAGTTTCTAAGTCTTTTTTATCTCCTTCTGAAAGTTCTACAAACATATACCCATCTGTACGCGTTACAGATCTAGTTCCAGTAATTCGGTCTAATTTTGTTTTCTTTACTAATTCTTCTGGTTTCATGTTAAATTATTCTTGGTTCATTAATAATTCCTTTGTCAATTAGATAGTTTCGATAAAGAAGATTTATAACAAATTCAGGTGATTTACAACAAAATTCTCTATCTACTATCTTTAGATTTTTCAATAGTTCAAATAAAGAAACTTCAGGTAAATATTCTTTCCTACAACAAATGCTATTATTTCTATCTGCAATATTTAATCTTGAATCTATACAGATTAATTTTTTCTCTCGATTTAGTATATTTATTATTTTTCTATTAGAGAGTTTTTTACAGATATACCCTTCTGTAACAAAATATAAAAATACCTCAGATAAAGAAGCTAGACGTACATCCTTTTCTAATTGAATTCCTTCAAAAAATTTTAACACATAAGTTTTATCAAAAAGATTTTTATAATTATTCCTAGATAAAATATATCTTGAGTGTAAAAATGGAAAAGTATATAATAAATCTTCTTTATTTGAAGAAGAAATTTCTAAGTAAGTGTATTTTGCTCCTTTAAAATTTATATAACTTAATAACATACTTACTTTCCCCATTTTAAATTTATTTTTGGTTCTCCAGTAATTTTTCCAGTATCTATAAGATAATTTCGAAAGATTATAGTTTTTAGAAATCCTGTTACAGTTTTAAATTTCTTTTCAGGGATAGGAACCACAGAAGTTAGAATATCCTTTCTAGTAAATGAGTTTAATTCGTACTCCCTGATTAATCGGGTTCCTGGTTGTTTATTCAACGATTCTACTTCCATTATAAATGAAAGTTGTATCATTGGATCTTTATAAAGTCTTTTTGACATAGAATTAAGATTTGAAATTTTTGGACGGTCAATTGAGGATGCTAAAACTAATCCTACTTTAGAGAAATCCATTAATTGTATTGGTCTTTCTTTTTCGAATTTTTCTAAGTATGGTTTTAATTTTACTTCGTCCTGTACAATTTCAAAACTAAATCCAGGTTCTGCAAACACTTCGAATCTACCATAATCTACATAAGGTATTGTAATTTTTTCTGTAGAATTTGATTCTGTAAGTACTGTATAATATACTGTGAATACATTTTGTATAACACATTGATAAACTTTTACATCCATTCTTCTATAGTATTATCGTTCCACTTCACCCTAGCATATACATCTGGGGCATTATCTAATCTCAATTCTAAATTTTTAAAATCCTCTCTGAATTCTTGAGGTAGTTCGAATACTTTATTTATTACCTCCTTCATAATTTCTCGAGCCTTTAATTGTCTGGCTTTCTTTCTCCATACTCTGGGACAAAATACGGCCGGAACATATATAAAGTGATCAGAAGCGGCGGATATATCTGTTATAACTACCTCAGAAGGATCTATCTCAAGTTTTTCATACTCTGGGGTGTTCCAGTATCCATATTCATTTTTCTTTGGTTCCTTAGAAAAACATAAATACTTATCTCCTTCTTTAACAAACCATAAACTTCCGCCGCTAAACTCCTCTTTATATTTTTCTAATAAATCAGCCGGTGTTGATAGTCCCGGATCTTCATCGAAATAATCTTGAAGAATTTGTTTTATCTCTCCAACTATTTTTCCAGGAGCTAATCTAAATTCTGTCATTATACACTCTCCTGTAACTGGAACTGTGAAATTTGCAGTAGGTTGAAGATTTTTTATTCTTTCAACTTCGGAGAGAAATGATTCAGTTTGACCTGGCATATTCCAACAAGGTTTATGGTTCATATTATCAGCTTCAATTAACTTCATTTCATCCGTCAAGTTATCTCCAAGAAGTCTGATAAGTTGACGAGTTTTCTTTGGTTTTCCTGTATATAATCCCCGAGAATAGTCATATAGCTGTTTAATACACATATGATTTTCAACTAAGAAAACGACTTTATCAATTACTTCCCCCGGATATTTAAGATTAGTTAGGATTTTTCTTGTTTCTTTTGCTGACTCTTTATCATGTCCATGAAATGAAAATGATCCATCTTCTTTTACTTGATAACATATTGGTTTAGAAACATCATGAAAGAGGGCTGCTAACCTAAGTTCAAGATTTGCTCCGCCTTGAATTACATGACCCAATACAGCAAGAGAATGTTCGCCCCAAGTTTTATCATGATACTTATTATTCTGTACGAAACCGATATTTAATTGAAAAATCTTAGAAATTCTCCACATAAGACATTTTCCAATTAATTCTATAATTCCCCGTACTGCATTCTTTGACATTAGAATCTTAGTAAATTCATCTCTAATCCTTTCCATACTAAGAGCTGAATATTCTGGAATATTATCAATCTTAGAGTATGTTTCCTCAGAAATAGTAAACATTTTAGTACAGGCAAATCTGATTGCTCTTAACATTCTAAGAGGATCATCTTTAAAAGTCTGTTCAGGATCAAGAGGCGTTCTTAAGATTCTATTCTTACAATCATCTAAACCTTTCCCTGTTGGATCTAATACTTCTCCAGTTAATAAATTTTTATACAATGCGTTACAACAAAAATCACGTCTAAAAGCATCTTCAGTGATATTAGTTTGCTGTACTGTATCTGGTCTTCTTGGTCCCTGATTATAAGTTTCAATTCTAGGCACAACACATTCTATATCTATCTTTTCATTGGTTCCTATGTCTAATGAAAATTTTCCCGTTTTAAATCTATTATAAGTAACAAAACCAGAACATTCAGGCTTTGTTTTTAGAAAATCTATAAAGAGATCTGTTCCCTCTGGATAATCAATACACAGGTCTATATCCTTTGGAGTTTTTCCTAGAACTAAATCTCTGACACATCCACCAACTAGATAGATTTTTTCCTTGAATTTACAATCTTGAACTATTTCTTTTAATAATTCAACTGCTTTTTCATAATCATTTTTCTTCATAATCGTTTATTGTTTTAATCACATATAAGGAAAATAAACTACCCTGGAAGATTTATTTTCTCCAAGGTAGTAAATAATTATTATTGTTCGGCTTTTCTATACACTCTTACTATAGTTGCTAGATTAAGAATTACTATAAATCCAGATATAATTATAGTAATTAAATTTATAAAAGGTATTTGAATGAAATTATAAGAATCCAATTCAATATGATTCCAATAATCTTTTTGATATCCACTAAGTAAACAATCTGAATAATTTTCTATGTTTAACTTTGTTCCAGGCTTAAGAGATTTTTCCAAAATATATTTTTCAAACTTCTTATCTCTATCCCAACTAAAAGATCCAGACCAAGTTATAGTATCATTTTCATCAATACCTATACAAAATATTGCTTCATTTTCTTTTCCTCCAGACCAGAATGATCTTTGAAGTTCTGTTTTATTCTTATAGCTATTTTGCCAAACTAAAAGAATAGGTCTGAACATAGGATCAAGGGAACATATATAACCAATTTTTCTTTTTAGAGAATCAGGAATATTGATACCATATACGAAATTTTGTCTAGGTTCTAAAATATTATCTGAATTTACAACTCTACCAATACTATATCTCATAAATAATCTTTTCTTCAAAGCTTCTGATATATCTACATCATATAACTTATAGATCGGTAAGATATTATTCATGTAGTTATAGTAATTAACTGGTTTTGAGAATATTAATGCAGTTTCAGGATTACTATTCCACTTAGATCTACACATATGCCAACTCTTATTCTGTGGATGTATGATATCTTCCTTGTTTTTCCATAATCCTTGAAAATACATAAAAGTATTTTTCGAAATTTCAATCTCTACTTCTTCACCAGTATCAAAATCATCATAAACTAGGTAATAAACATCTTCATGAGTAACATCTTTTCCATCTACTTTTTCTATCCAACTACTGTAATGTTTTATATACCTAGCTGAGTATTCAACTAGTTTTGTATCTACTGGCTTATTTAAAGTAAATGCAAAAAATACAATAAATATAGCCATAACTGAAGGTAAGACGAAAAATATATTCGGCTTATCTTTTTTCAATCGATTTTTAACTTTAACAAGTATAAATACTGTTATTAATAACAGTATTACAACAGTTATAAATAAATATTCCATAGGCTTTTTTAAAAACTTATTAATTTTCTTTTTCTAAGCAAATCTCCAACTACTGGATTCCATTCTATTGCATCTTTAATAGTCTTTTCTGGATAAGTACAGGTATGAAAGTTTTCTGCAAAAATGGTTTCTGTAATAATTATCTTTCCATAATCACCCATATCAGATTCAAAAAATATATTTAAAGAGTCTCTAAATATTCCATCATCTCCTGGAGTTAAAAAAAGATTATCAGTATCTTTTTCAATAGACCCTAAGAAAATAAGATCTTCTCTAGGCTTCTTAACTCCCATTGAGGAATCTGCATACCAAAGGTGATGTTCATATTTCCATGAATGAACCTCATATTCTCTAAGATCTCCAGGAAAACCACCTAACTCTGGAGTTCCTTCACTTCCATAAATTACATAAGGTTTCCATCCTCCATTAATATATTGAAGTTCGAAAAGATACTTTGGATAATCTTCATGGATTAAAATATCACCTTCATAAATTCCACTAGTTATAAGTTCACCAACAGATTTATGTGAAACTCTACTCCAAATAAAAGATCTCTCTTCTTCATCAACTCGACTATCATTAATTATAATTAAACAAGAACTGTCATAAGTAGATATTCTAAGGGATCCATACACGAAATTCAATGAATCATATAGACTCATTCCAATAGGTATTCCTCTAAAACTCTTGTCAATACTACTTCCATGTTTTTCTGCAAAGTATTTTTCAAGTAATCTACAACTCATTTTTTCTCTTTTCTTGTTTTAATCTTAATAACTCTTTTGACAAAGTAGGATCATTATGAGAGATGCCATCCAAGATATCATAATAAATACCCCAAATGGATCTTACAAATGCTAATCGTTTCGACACAAGCATATAAGTTCCATTCATTAAGGGCAGTTTAGATTCTTTCATAGAACTGTAAAGAGCACTAAGACGTAAGTATCTCTTATGCCACTTCAAAAGTTCTGGCATAGCTGTCTTTTCAGATAAACCCATTTCTCCAAGAACTTCTTTAACATCCTCTGGAAGTTCATCAAAAAACATATTATAACTTTTCTGCAAAGATTCTTTATCTTCAATCATAGTGTTTTATCTTCACTTAATTTCTCTACTACTTGATCCCATGTTAAATCACAAAGATCATCTATCCAGGAATCAATATAATATAATTTATCCGAATCTTTAATAACACCAAATAGAATTGGATCCTTTTTAATTCTCTCCTCTTCAGCTTTTTCATATTCTGTTAAACTGAATGATTTTCCGGTAGGATCATAGTACAGAATTACGTAGTTATCAAATACTTGTAAATTATCTGCCAGTACTTTCTTTTCAGCAACTGAATCTGGAATTACTCTTGTGAAATTCTTAATATAATCAATATCAAGTTGTTTTTCACATTTTTTCTGAAGAGTTACTAGATCCGACATTGTAATATAATGATTAATTCCAGAAACTGCTAGAACTGATTCATAAATATGTATAACTAATTCTGAAATTAATTTTTCGAGTTGAGCTTGTTGATTTAATACAGTAGCTTTATGAATTAAGCTCATATAAGCTTCAGTACGTTCTTTAAACTCTTTTTCTTTTCCAGCTAATATCTTAACTTGATCAAACAATTCTATTACATTTATTTCATACAGCTTTTTCGGTTCCTCTATCTTATCCTCAGTAATTGTCTTTTTTCTCTTTCCAAATAATTTTTCTAAGAAACCTTTCTTCTCTTTCTTATTCCCCGAAGAATTCATATTAGTATTAACATATTTAACAGAATCATCATTATTATTTACGAAAATTTGATTCCGAATTCTACCTGAGATTAAAGAATTATTTTCCTTCAGAATTTTTAATAGCTTTTCTGAAATTGATATATTAAATTTCCTAGCATTTGAGTCTCCAAGAAATTCCTTAACTCTAGATAAACCTTTTAGAATTTTATCTGTAGCTTCTATTTCTTTCTCACCTTCTAAGAAAAGAAATTGTCCTGGAGTTATTGAATCAGGATCTGTATTTACTATTCTATTAAAATTTATATTTACTTCAGATTCCTTAAGGTCTTCCTTTGAACTTAAAGTTACTTTTTCGGTTGTATCTTTTACTAGATTTTTATATTTTAATAAATTTTCATCTACTACAATACCACCTTCAAACAATGTAATTCTGTTTCCTTTTTCTAATAATTTCATAATCTATATAATATTTGTGAGTTTTTATTTCCTAGTTCACATCTAATATTTTCTATCAAACCCCTTTTAAGAGTTGGATGAAGACCCGACATTGATGTTATAAATAAACACCTTTCTTCAGGATCCTCTATAATACTAAATATTATAGGAAGCATATACATAAGAATTCTAAATCCTGATCCATGATCAATTATACTTAATAATCCAGTTGGATCATGATCTGTTATTATCCTCCAGTCTTCAGTTATTTTATTTATTCCAAAACCTAAATCAGGAATAATATTTCTTACTTTCTCTTGAACTGATTCAGGATATTTCATGAGTTTTTCAATAAATGGATCAATACCCCATTTAAGTCCTTCACCTGAATCAGCTATTATTAAATCTTTTTCAAAAAACTTACCTATTCCATAAGATATATTAGGATAGTCATAGGATAAATTAGAAATAAAAGAAGTAATAAATTTTGTTGATTTATAAACTTCATATAAATTTAATAAAATTTCTTCATCCTCCCCAGTTCCTTTAAATCCTGCTCCTATACTTATTTCATATTGATCTACATATACAGCTAATTTTTGATCTACAACAAGGGATTCAGATATAAACTCATCTAACGTAAAGATAACACTATATCCTATATCATAATCTTCAGAACAAAGAGTTATAGACATCTCAATAGGTTCTATAGGATCATATGGTCTAAAATCTACTTTACTAACTTTTTTCAGTAAAAATTTACCAATTCCTTTGAGAAATTCATCTAAGGATATATCTACTTTGTAATCAACATCACTGCTTATTAACTCTGTAAGTCCAGTCAGAGAAAATCCTATTGATATTTCTTCTTTACATGCGAAAAAATTTTTTAATCTTAAATCTTTTATTCTCATTTTAATTTTCTTTGATCATAGTTAAGGCTATTAGAGTTTTATATCTTTCTTATGTACATTTCCCTTAAAAACCTTATATATGGAAATTATTGTTAATGAAAATTGCTTTAGTCAATAAGTCTGGTCTGCGAAGATCGGGCTTATTTTTTTTTGGCCTGAGAATCTTATACTTGAAATAAAAACCTAAAAGAATGGAAAGATTAGAACAAATTTTCGAAAATGAAGTATTAAAAAATCTAAAAGAAGGTAAAATTAGTGGGAAATCTATCAAAGAACTTCCAGTATTATTTGAGAAGAGGAAAAGAAATGATAAATACACCCACTCTGAGTTATCATATATTATGAAACTTAATGACCTAGGAATACCTTATGGATTAATCGCTAAATCTATATCTAGAACTGAAACATCCGTTAGAAATAGATGTGTTAAGTTTAGAACAGAAAATGGAACTTATAATAAGGGTCATATAAGAAGAAAAATATAATCTTAACGATAAATTCTTAAAATATCTTGAAAAAGAAGATAGAGTAATGACTATCTTAGACGCTTATTCGGGGAGTAAGCCATTTTGGACAAAGTATGAAAAAGGAAGAGTAGTATTAACAAATGATATAAATAAAGATTATCCAGCTAAATTACATTTTCCTGCTGAAGATCTTGTTAAGGTATTATATGAGAAAGAATATGAATTTGACGTTGTAGATCTAGATCCATTTAATACTCCAATGAAATGTTTTGATAATGCAATTAAGATTTGTAATAGAGGATTAATCATGACTTTCGGGGATAAACGAGGAATAATAAGTAATAAAAACTTAGCAAAAGAACGTTATGGATGTAGGGTCTATGATGAAAGAAAAATAATACAACATTATATCAGAAGAGCTAAGAAATTTGGAGTGAAACTTAGAGTATGGAAATTTGTAAAATGGAAAATGACATGGAGAGTTTACTTTAAAGTACTAACCCCGAGTTCCTTATAAATGTATCAATAAAAAAAATTAAACAATTATGAAAGTAAGATTTTTATCTACAAAGTTTTATGTGAGCGAAAAAAGAAGAACAGTAACTTGTGTTATGACTGCAAAATTAGACGATAGAAAGTCTGGTCAAAACAATTTCCGATTTACATGGGAAGGGGAAGAGAGATTCTTAGAACCTTTCGAAGTTATAACAGTTGCCCGTTGTCACAAAGATGATAAATTCGATGAGACAAAAGGAAGACGTATCGCTGAATCTAAAGCTAAACGTTTAGTTTATTCAGAAGGAATTCAACGAGGAAGAATGATACTAAAAGCAGAAAATGCTTATCGGAAAGAGTTGGAAACATTTGTAGAAAATACAGTAAAGTATAAAGAAAAAGAAGTAGCTCATACATCTATTGTAATGGGATAAAAAAGAAAATAAGAGAGGATTTAACTTGACTTTTAATTAGTCAAGACCTCTCTTATTATTTTTATAGTCCTTCAGCAACTGAATTAAGAATCGAATCTAGGATCACCTTTTCAGTTGTTGTTTTTATTTTCTTCATTTTATATTCACCGGTACCTAAATAAATTATAGTATATTCGATAATATCTGAAGATTCTCTTTTCAGTTCAAATAAAACCATAGATGAATATACTAAAGTTATTTGATCAGGATAATCATTAGCAACGTACAAAGGATCTCCAAAAACATCTGATATTTCTTTAACTATATTCTTCAGATTTATCATAATGCTGCTAAGTAACGATATATATAATTCTCAATATCTTCATAGGATATAGTGATAAGTTCTTCAGTTGGAAGTTCACCTTCTGGTTCAGTTCTAATTATATACATAGGTACTTTAGAAGCATCAGGTCCTATCTCATCAGAATGAATTAAGAATACTGTTGGAATTCTTACTCCAGTTAGTTGTAGATAATGAGTCTTAACAACTGTAGAATAATATTGAAATGACCCTTTCCCTAGCTCTTTACATATATTTTCGAAAATCTTAGTAATTCTTTTATTTTCCATTAGTATCTAAAATCTCGATAAGATTTGTAAAAATAGTAATACCCTGGACCTCCATTTAAAGTTGGTCTTGGATCTACTCTAAATACTAAAAATTCCGGTGGAAGTGGTGGAAGCTGAATTGTATCTCTCCATCTAAACTTTATACGTTCTGGATCTCTTTGACTATCTAAACCAACTCCAATACCTTCTATATAACACAATCCATTATCTAAAATCTTTAACATCAAAGGAGCTTCATCTCCAATTGCACCTGATTCTACATAAGGATCATATATAAATATCTCACCAGGTTTTAGATTTTGATATTCCATAAGACTAAGATGATCATTTCCTATTCCTGGAAATCCAAGTTTCATTTCTGTCATTCTGGACTTCATTTTATTAACTTGATCTGGCCAAGTCTTAGAAAAACCTCTTTTTCTGGCGAATTTTATAAGAATATCATCATTTACCATTTCTTATATAATTTTTAATATATTTATAAACATCTGTAATTAACCCTGTAGTCTCTTTATCTTGAAATAATTCATCAGATATTAAATTATCATCTACTAAATCTTTCAAAAGCTTTGTTATATCATCACTGTTACTAAATGAAACTATATTTGTTATATGATAATATTGAGACTTATCTCCGATATATGTAAAAGTTAATTTGACATATGGAAGTCTTACTAAATCATATGAACCATCCTGATTTTGAGACTCTGAAATCAAACATTCTCCTGAAATATTAGTATAACTGTAAAGATCAAGAATTGTTTTTCCTGGAATACATTTAAGATAATTAAAATTCTTTACTATTTCGGTGTCCGAACTTCCTCCAGTAACCACTACATTATTATGCATCTTAGAATGTGTTTCTGTTTTCTTAAAGAATCCAAAAACTTTTTTCTCTGTTGTGTACTTTTCTTCATAAACAAAGTAGAACTTATGATCTTCAAGTTTTAATGATTCTGGATTTATTTCTATCTTTGTAACTCTATAATCTTTAATTGAGGGTAAGTCGTTAAATAATCTTCCTATTTCCATCATAATTTAACATTTTTTATTAATTTACTTGAAGTTCTATCATAAAATAAATCCTTATCAGTAAGTAGACCCTTTTCATATAATAGATTAAGAAACTCATTTAATTCTTTTTCTGTTTTAAATGTATATTCTTTTCTTCTTATATTATTCCCATACATATCGATTTTATAGTAAATTATAATATATGGAAGTCTATATACTTTATAAGATCCATCAGAATACATATCTTCTCCTATTATTCCATCCTTAACACCACAATAAAATACTGAATTTGGAAGTCTTATAGATTGTCCCGGTTCAATATTTTCATATTTTCTAGATTCTTGTGAGTAAATCATATCTCTCATATAATTCTTTTGACGACATTTGATAAACCCAAGGAACTTTTTTGTATATTCTGGATAAAATCGATATCTTTCTTCTAAAACAATTGATTTTTCAATTGATACTGAGATAATCAATTCTTTTGTAAAAATTAATTTTTCTAATGTTATCATAATAGTAAAAGTAGTTTTTCTGGTCGATCCCAATAAGCTTCTATTGCTGATTTCAAATATTCATATGCATTAGTCTTTGGGATGTCAGGATTGTAATGTAAAATGAAATCTCGAATTTTCATTCTATACATTCTAAATTTCTTCAACATAAAATCATTATCTCCACCTGGACACTCTGGATTTTGATAAGCTTGTTCCTTGTAAGACTGAATAATATTATACAATCTATCTCCAAGTTCAATACTATAACCAGCAGAATATGGTCCTTGGTTATGATTTTCTTCAATTAATTTTCCAGATTCCCAAGCTTCTTTTTTATACTCTACTTCTTTTCTAACGTTTCTAAGATATCTTTGATGACGTCTTTCTTTTTTTCTTTTACTACTAGTCATACTGTTCTTTTATATATGAATAATTTATCTTTATTACCATCTATTACAAACTTCCAATCTTTCCGAAATATTACTTTAAGGAAATCAATATAATCAGAAAAACCGATCCCAAGTTGAGGTTTCATCCCATTTAAGAATATTTTATCAACTGAAGATATTCTTATAGTTCCATAATAACCTTGTAAATTTTCACGAGGATCTCTTAATACAGGATTAACGGAAGCAACAATATTACTAATTTTATAGTCAGTTACTATAACTTCAATGCATTTCCGTGTAGTTTTAACATACTCCTTATATTCTTTTGACCCTAAAGTTCTCTTAAGATCATAGGCTGCATATAAAACATCATAATTAATGCTTCTACACAACTCTTCTCCATACTGATAAAAAATATCTATAAAACTAGAATAAGGTGAATCATCAATAATATCTAAGATCTCAGATTTTCTAGGATAACCAATAAAAGCTTCGAATTTAGTTTGAATACACCAACCCTCATTATTTAAAATCGAGAGTAAAGTTTTAAGTTGTTCAATATTAGTACTTTCACTCATCGAAAACTTGTTCTTCTGAAATTGGTAATACTGGAAGTTGCTGAATTTCTTCGGGAGTCATAAGGATCTCTGCTACCTTCATAATAACCTCCTCACACTCTTCCGATTTTACTTTTGGAGGAATTGTTCTTACTATCCTTCCAAATAATTCCTTAATATCTTTATATTTTTCAGTATCAGGAAGACTTAGAGATAAAGTTCTAGTATCTTGTCTAAGTCCTCGTACTGTGTGAATATATTGACATCTAGGACGATTATCAATTCTTCTATAATAAATTATGTTTCTAGCTCTAGCTAAAATACAATTTATTCTAAAGTCCATTTCTTGTTCGTTCATAATTTTTTATATATTTTTAATTACATTATTAAGGGATTCAAATCTTTTCGGATCACTATTTATAAATCTTCTATAAAATATTTCTTTTTCTACAGCGTAACCTAATTCAAAATAATTTATTAAAGAATAACCCATAACGATACCAGTACCAATATCACTGAAACGAATAGAAAAAACATCTCTTAATCTATTATTTCCATCAAAAAACCAAAACTCATTCTGTTGATTTACTCCAATAAAATTACCTAAGAGATCAAAATACTTAGATTTATATAATCCTTCCATTGCTTTAGAAGATAAAATTTCTAATTTCTGATCTGTCTCCCATAAATACTCTTTAATTTCAAGAGACCTAAGTTCTCCGAGAGTTGGAAAAAGAATATTAGTATAATTATTCCAATCAGCCCAAGGAATTAAAATTTCTAGGTCTTTTCCATACAAAGGTGGTTTTTCTGGATTTACTTTCAAACATTTTTCATACAACTGTAATCCTTTTTTTACATCCGAAGTATAAATTGAAATATAACTAATCATAATTACTACTAACTGCTATATATCTATTATTATCTAGATCTACTAATACTAAACATATTTTACCACCTGACATATAAAATAAATCACCTTCCCAAAATTCATTCCTATTAACTCCAACTTCTTTCCAAGCTTTTCTAAAGGATGTTATTAAATAATCTTTAGTATAAAAGTTAGTTATTATAGATAATTTAGATATATTAACAATCTCTATAAACTTTTTAGAAATCGAACTTCCTGAAATAAATCCAAAAGGCATAACTAATTCTTCTAGGTCTTTCTTTAATGATAGCATCCTCGAAACATTAAGATATTTCTCATTAATTGGATGTGTCGGTTCTTTTACTTCTCCTAAACTAAAGAAATAATCATATAGCTCAGAAAATTCAGGATAAAACTCTTCAATTATCTTAGGATCCGCTGTTATAAGTTCGGCCGTATTATTTTCCCATCGAACCTTACAATATTGTCTAAACTTTTTATTTAAATCTAATCCAGAACATAAGACTTTTAATAAAAACTCATTATCCTTCATTATCATGTATAATATAATTCGTTAAATATGGAGTAATTACAAAACGGCCGGAAGAAAACAGCGAAATATCTAAAACCTTGATCCTCCAATCTCTCTCAGGTGGTAAAGGAAATTCATCATTATTTTCAAAAGTAGTGTAATTATGTCCATAAGGTAGACTTCCTTTATAAAAGCTATCTAACCCGGAGATATTTACTCTTGCATCATTCCCATCACTTATAAAAGGATTACTCAAAAGAGTTTTAAAACTCTTTTCTAGGTTTCTTGTAAAATCATGTTTGAATGTTTTAACCTGTGTTTCTATTTCTCTACCGCCAAAAGAATACTTACTTGAAAAATATCTATATATCCCCTTAAGTCTAGTAAAAGAAATCTCATAACTAAATTTTCCTCCTGTTAAAGCAAAAACAGTTCGAAAAATATGAAACTCTGGATAAAATTCCTGAACTGCATCAGAAACTACAGGCTCAAGAGAATCATTAAAAGGTGTTGTAATATACTCTTGATAGAACTTACAGTATTCATAAAATTTTTGATCCAATGAAACCTCAGGATCTGATAGGATATTTATTATATTATTCTCTTCCATAATAAAAAATAAAAAGAGCTGCCTGGAAATTCCAAACAACTCTCTTGATTACTATTTCTATTTCTTTCTGATAACTTCGTCAATAATTCCAAAATCTAATGCTTCTTGTGCAGTCATCCAATTATCTCTCTCACAAGCATCTGCAACAGTTTCATAGGTTTGACCTGTCTGCTCTACAATAGTTTCATAAAGTTCTTTTCTTAGACGTTCCATCTCCTTAGCTTCAATAATAATATCTGTAGTTTGCCCAGATAGTTGACCTATGAGTGGTTGATGAATCATTGTTCTAGATCTTCTAAGTGCTGAACGTTTACCTTTAGTTCCACACATTAGAATCATAGCACCATAAGACGCACATAATCCAGTATTTATTGTTCTAACATCAGAATCAATAAATTCCATAGAATCAATAATTCCCGCACCAGAACTACAACTACCCCCAGGACTATTCACATACATAGTAATATCTGCATTTTCTACAGAATCTAGATATAATAATTGAGAAACTACTATATTTGCACTATCTGAATTTACATCTGTACCAAAGAAAATTTGACGTTTACTCATAAGCTTAGAAAAAATATCTAGCTGAGACATATTTCTTTCAGACTCCTCAAGAATATATGGATTGATATAACCTCCTCTAGCTTCTGACATTTTATGAAGTTTATCATCAAAACTAGTCATCTTAAAAGGATTCTGAGATTTATAAAAACTTCTAAAATCTTTAATTGTTTTATTTTCCATAATTTATAATAATTAAATGTTTTTATTCAATTATAAGATTTTGAAGCCTAGAAAAAGAAAAATCCCCAATCTTCACAGACTAGGGACTTCTATTAAACTTTAAAAACTAATACTAACAAACAAAACACATCTATATGTTTACCATTAATTAAGATTCTGAATCGCTGTAAAGAGCAAAAAGAAGAAGACCGGATTTCTCACAGTCTTCTTTTGGTTTTAACCTGGAAATTTATAAACATAAACAGGCTCTTTTTCGAATTCTAAGTCTTCAACGATACAAGGAAATGAATATTCTGAATGTAATCGTCGGATGATTCTAGGAAATAATTCTTGATCTCCTCGATTTTGTAAGTTATTTACAAACTTATACATCTTAGGTCTTCCATCAGCTGCTACAATCTCTAAATTATCTATCCACGTATTCCAGATTCTTTGAGCTTGTTCTTCAGAGAGTGCTAAGATGTAATATCCTTTCCATCTATAAACATTGAAATTTGTTGGGACAATTGAAAAAATTCCATCTGTATATACTCTTTCACCTAACCCATCAAGAGTTATGTAATAAATTGGCTTAGGAGAATCCAATTTTATAACTTTTTCAACATTAGTAACTTTGTACTCCTTTTCTCTTTCAATTTCAGGAAAACCGATAATTTCTGGAGATATTACAAGTTTAACCCCAATTCTTAAGATTCCATCTTCTCTGACATAATTAATTCCTTGTTTTTGTTTTAATTCTTTTTCCATGATTCTTGGATTTTATTGGTTTATCTCAAAAGTAAGGTTTTAAGACTTTTTCCAAGAAAAGGATCTATCAGTTAAATCAACTTTTATTCCTTCTATCTTTGACGATGAAGTTATTCCAGGGAGTCTTATTAACCTTCCAAATTTCTTTAGGAAGGCTCTATATTCCCCAAGTTTTAGAATATCAGTACCTTGCGCCGGTAATATAATAAATTTTGAATATTCTTCATAAATTTTAATAGCTGATTCCTTAGATTTAGCAAATATAAAATACCAACAAAAATCAATATCCGGCGCCTCTATTTCTACTTTATAAACTTCCATAACTCCTATAACATTCCCATTCTTTCTAAAATTGTTTCAATAGCCTCCCAATCAACACAAGAGGTATATATAGTTTTTATTTCTCCAGTATCGAAATTTACATACTCGGCTTCACCCCATCTAAGAGGTATTCCAAGAGCTGTATCATCTATCAAGAAATCTCCTAAAACTTTTCTTGCATATCCTATTACACCTTCTTCCTCTGGATTATCATTTACACAATACAGTGGAATTTCTCTTTCTCGAAACCATCTCTCAGCTTCTTCTAATGATGTTTCAGTTCTAAATTTTCCTCCAATATAATTATATGGATTATTTCTAGAATTATTCCGACAAGTCCAAAGAATCAATCTATGTCCAGCAGAAACTATCCTTTTTAAAACCCTTTCAGCTCCTGTATCAACCTCTGAAAAACCGGGTTCAGGAAGATTAGGAACACAAGTGCCATCGAAGTCTATCAAAAAAGTTGCCATAAATTTTCTATAGGTTTTGAGTTAATAAAAATCTTTTCAATCTCAGGAGAAATTGGTTTATTATGATAAAAATAATCAATCCAATTAGATATAACTATTTCTGCTGTAACTCCCCAAGGAACATAAAACACTCGAGATTCAGATATAGTATTCCTAAGTTCTTTGATAAAATCTTTTTGTTTTAAAATAGGTGGATATTTATATTTCCATCTACATAGAAAAAATTCTTTAATCTCCTTAAGTTTTTCATCTGTAATCTCTCCAGAATTATTAAGTGTTATTGGAAACCAATCGCTCATTTCACTCGTAAAAATAAGTATATCCAATTTTAATATTAAAATATATCTTCCTCTGTTATTTTCCATCTTTTGAATTCTTGTTCATAATTCTTTCTTTTCGGAGATCTAGGTCTTAGTTGTTCTTCAAATTTTTCCCAAGCTTCATTCTCGGAGGATGCAATAATTGTCATAAATTCTCTGAAAAATATAGGATTTCCTAATTTATCAAAATCAGATATTTCTTTTACAAAAAGATATGTCTTCATTTAACAAAGTGAGTTAGGTCATCAAACTTAACAGGCATACACTCCTTTCTGTAAAATTCCCACATATCTCCAGACATAATACCTCTACTTCCACAATGAGATATCAATTCGATAATATTTAATTCAGATGCAGTATAAATTCTACGTCCTTTAAAGAAATAAAACTCAACTGATTCTTTAATAGTTTTTATAAGTTGTGCTTCTTTGTAAATTATCTTAGAGGATTAAGGAGATTATCTTGAAAGTATTTATTATTCATCCAAATAATTTGTTCTTTAAGATCAGTATAAAAATCATTCCAATTATAACTTACTAACGAATATTTTTCAAGAATTCGAATAGCTACTATCGGAACTGGAGAACCTAATTTCAAATATTCTCCCCATACATCTTTATCTATTTTCTCTTCACCTGAACTCATCTTACTCTAATAACTAAAGTATTATCTCTAAATTCCTTCCAAGACTTAGCGTTTGACATCATAAATCCATAATTAATACACTCCTTTAGACCCTGTATCCAATCCTTTAAAGTAGTTCCAATCTCTACCCAAGTCCATTCCGAATCTGATACTTTTACTCTGGGCTTTTCTCCTGACGATCTCCAAGAATTTACATCTGAATAACCTGCTCGAAGTGCTTGCATCTCAGGGGTAGTATTTCCGAAGTATTGTCTAACTAAATCTAACTCAGATAATTCGATAGGAGACATATTAACTAAACCTCCTAACTCCTGAACTTCTTCGATAATATCCTGATCTGACTTTACTGTTCTTTTATAAATTGTTCCAGATGCTTCCAAGATCTTAGCAAACTCACGACCAATCATTACATAATCAGCACCAAGGGCAATAGCTTTTAGGATATCCGAGTGACAAGTAATACCACCATCTGCAATAACTTTAACATCCCGAAGTCTACCTTTTCCTGATTTTCGAAGTGAATTAATTGCGCCGAGAATAGATGCCATAGGATAATGAAACCCATACTTATCTTGATCAACTAAAGATCCAGATGATATTCCGACACGTACATAATCAAATCCGGCGCCACTATACACTTCGTAAGTCTTAGGGTTAGCTATATTTCCACCCATCAAGATAACCTGTTTTCCGTAGAGCTGTTTTAATCTTTGTCCAATTTCCATAAGAGCTACATCATGACCATTTCCAGAGTCGATGCAGATATGAAATTGTTGAGTTGAACCTCTTTGATCTATATTTATAAAATTTTCTCTTACCTCCTGAAGACTAAACGCACAGAAGATAAATCCACACGCTTCAAGTCTAGTTCCAAGTTCAACAGTTCTAGGGAGGATAGGCTTAATTCCAGAATCTTGCCATACTTTCCAATTATCAACTCCAACAATAGCTTCCATCGGACTTGTAAAAATAGGTAAACTTTTTGGCACCCCCGTAACTTCCTGATCATCTAAAACAAAATAATCAAGTTTTCCAGAGTTAGTCCATCCTAGGTTAAGATTATCAGGAACTAACATAACATCTGATAATTCTAAGTACTTTTCCATATTCTTTTATTATAATTTAAATAATTCATTCAACCTTTCCTCTTCGTAGAAAAACTTCTCTAAGAGCTCATCTTTACTCTTATTAAGCTCCTCTAATCTTTTTTCTATGGACTTTATATTATTTTCCATTTTTGTAATTCTATTTGACATATTTCTAATTCCAATACGTTTAAAAACATTAAATTGTTCTTCTAGCATCTTCTCTGAAAACGCTACACAATTACTACAATTTAGTATTATACGTTTTCCTTTAGAATCTTTAAATTCTCTATTATAGTGATCCTTATATACTTCCCTAACAATTGGCTTATTATTAAAAATATTAAAAGAAGGAAGATAATATATGTATATCTTCTGAGTTCTCATATAATCATCATAATATTCTTTATATTTATTACGAACTTCACAATTATAGATAACTTTATAATAAGATATAGAGCGATCTATCGTACACTCCCACTCATACTCACCAATTTTCTGTTTATAAGTATAAGTATCTGGATTATTTTCGATAACTTCAGAAAATATTAATTTCCCTAAATCTTCAGTAATTTCTAATTCTCGTGTAAGAAAAACAGGTGGATAATCCACAATAGAAAAATCAAACCTATCAATGGGAATAATTGGTATTCCCGGTTTATATAATTTCTTAAGTTCTTGTTTATTAATTAAAGGATTATTAATTACAGTATTTATATATTCTGCTGAAAGAAATTCCTCACTTTTTGGAGAAAAATCGTTAAATAATTTTTCTATTATTGGATCGTCTTCTATACGATCCATTGTTAAATACTTATTATAAATTTCTTCTAATGTTAACATTTATAATTTTATTTTTATTACTACATATATAAGAAAATTAAAGGTTTAGTAGTTTCATCACCACTAAACCTATTCCAAATTCAATCTAAAAAAGCAAATTCATCACTTAACTGACAAAGCCACTCTTGATATTCTTCATCACTCATAGTCCTTTGCTTCTCTTTTGCTACTTCTACAATTGTTTCTCCGAAGTTAAACGATTCTTCATATTCTTCCATAATTTCTTTTTTAAGTTTATTACATATATAAGGCTTTAAGGAAATTATATACGGAAAATAAAAAAAAATTTACTTATCACAAAAAATAAATTATATTTTTATTTCATATATAATATTTTAAGAAAAAAGAAGGGAAATTAATCCCCTCTATTAAAAATATTCACATTTACTTCTTTAAAACCTCCTGCTGATAAAACAGCATTACTACAAGCAAATCTATCCTCCTGTTTTAATTTTTGATACATTTGAAGTATTTGTCCTGTTGGAGAATCATCAGTTAAGTGTATCTGATTTTCCCTTAACATTTCATTACTAACATATGTAATAAAACGGAAAAATTTTGTATCTTTCTGAAAAATTCCTAAGGCAACTCCATCATTCAATTTTCCTTCTAAATTCCATTCTCCCTCTTTTTGAACTTCAGGAATTATTGTTGTAATCATTGCAGAATTAGATCTTAGATAAATATCTACAATCTTTTCAAAGTCAATATTATCTATTTTTAGATATCTTTCGCGATACCTTCTCATAAAATGTGCTTCGAATATTACAATATTCCTCAAATTAACATCAAGTGATGGGAATAATATAGCATTCTTTTTTCCAGTTATTCCATTATTTACGATAGTATAAATGGTAGTCCCTTTTGAAAATTCTCTTTTATTAGGCCATGCTTCAATAATTGCTCGATATTGATTTCTTGATACATTAATAATCTTCGTCTCCTTAAACGGAACTGGAGACTTCGTTTGTTGATAAATCTTTAATATTTTATGTTTATTTTTATCTATTTCTCTATTAACTACATCTAGTATAGTCTGATAATCTCTTTTCAATTCTTTAAAGATCTCATCACTGTTCATGTTCATTGTAATCATAATTTTATTCCTTTCTTTTAAATTGTTAATAAATCTCTTTTGATTGGTTTAAAAAAGCCGGAGACTTTATATCCCCGGCCAAGAATGGAAAAAGAATTATACTAAACAAGAAAACCCTGATAAAACACTTTTCCAGGATCTTATATTCTTCATTTCGGTTGATGTACATTCAAACATATCCACTCCAAGTCTTTTCTTTTTATTTGGATCCGGACCTCCCGTTTGTAATGTAAACCGAAAGTTGTCACTATCTCTAAGGTGTTCAATTTTCACCATATAATAAGTTCCGTATTTTTCTTCTTCATTCTTTTCTGTAAATCGAACGAAAGATCTAACTGTATAATCTTTATCGTTCTCTGATACATAGAGCTCTTTAAGCGAGCCTTGTATGAATTCAAGATCAGCATCTTCAAGTTTTACTGCCAATCTAGTCATTCCATGAACTCCTATACCCAAGAGTTCTGCATTGTAATTTTGTTTGATCAATTCTGCATCTAAACGAATTCCTGACCAAATTTCTTTTAAGTTTTTCATTTTCTTAATTGTTTTCTGTCCTCTAATTGCTTCGGACGTTGCACTTTTGTTAATTTAATTGTCTCTAAACCTCCTCTTCTGTTACAAAGGAGGTAGTTGTTCTAAATCTTGAATCAGATCTCTTGTTTCTTTAATTGCTTTTTTGGGTTTAAATGGAGATAATAATAAATACTCCAACTCTTTCTTCAAGTTATCTATTCTTGTTTTAGCCAGTTCAGGATCCGTCTCCATAACTTCCCTGATTAACCAATAATTAGCTGGAATTTCTCTACCATCTTTAACCCATAAGTCATCTAAACATAATTTTCGACCTAATAACTGTTCAAGACAATCTACACATAAATAGGTATGTCCCCATTTATCTTTTGGAATTTTATTATTCTCTATAACTAAATCCCAAAGTTCCGATTTTATCATATACCAATCAGCTCGTTTCCTCAGACTACCTTGAATCTGAAGCTCTTTTTGACAATGACTACATCTAAATTCTCTTTCCATTATATTTTTATTGTTATTGTCTCTTCAAAGTAAAAAAAGAGAACTAACTGACATTATTACATATCAATTAATTCTCTCTAGTAAGATATCTATTTATCTTCATATATAAGGCCTTTAAGGATTTTGAAATGGAGTAATTTTTGACTCTATTTTCCTTATTAATGTATAATAAAAATATAAAAAATTATGATAGAAAATAACAAATTACTATTTTTAGGTTTTATTGGAATTACAGTAATAATATGGTATATATTATTTTATGTATGGTTAGTAAAACGAAGAAGAGATCTAATTTTTGTTCGTGATGTTTGGATAGATGAAACTTCCGAAGTTGATATCATCCTACAATCTATGAAGGTATATAAACTTTCAGAATGTGTTACTCGCCAAGAAAGATATTATCAAGAATTAATCAAGTATAAGAACGACAAAAGGGATTATTTATTTTTCCACCCTATTGGAGATAAGAAGGGTCAAGAAGAATTCTATAAGAATACGATAATAGCAACAGAGTTAGTTTTAGAGATTGATTCTTTAGAACCAGGTGATCAAGTTGTTATTAGTATCTCTGGAAAATTCTACTTAAGGAGAGTATATAAACTTGATTTCGAAAATAATATTATATATTATAAAGAACCAGACAAAACAGTAATCTCTGAAGCAAAATTATATAGTGTAGTATCTAAAGTTAAATTAGTATTTGGCAAAGATTTATTAAAAGAAGTATTATGAAAGATTTAATTAAAGAAACATTCAAGGTAACGTATGTAAAAGAAGGAATGAATCAGACTAAAAACTTAATCTCACAAGAAGATTACGAAGAAAAAGTCAAACCAATTCTGAAAGAGATTCAAGAACTAGAGTCGAAACAATCTGAGTATAATAAGAAAAATAAAAAGTATCAAGAACTCGAGAGGGAAATCAAAGTACTTAAGGGAAAACTTAAACCCCTAGGAGAATGGTTTACTTCTGGATCACCTCTTGGAAAAGCCTTAAGGAATGGTGGACTTTTAATACTACCTTCACAACAAGGAGGTACTCATAAAGTAGAATTCACAAAAGAAGAGATAGTATGAAAATTCGAGAATCATTACTTAGAAAATCTGCTATATACGGAGTAGTATTTCAACGTTCAGAACCAAAGAGATCGTTTTTTAATCCTGGGAGACCCTGTAAAGTAATACTATATGTAACAGGAGAAATCAGACCAGTTGAATTTAATTATGGAGATGATGATACTATGGGATATGATGTATATAAACGCTTGAAAGATGAACTGAATATAACCACTGGAGATGATGTTATAGAAATTATGAAGTTTATGTTGGAGGAAAAGAAAGAATGATAAAAATAGGTTGTTTATCAGATATTCACGGTTATGTTTATGATTTACAGACAAAATGTTATCCAGAAATCGAACTTCTAATTATTGCTGGAGATTTATGTCCCACAGATGAAGTTATGTATCAAGAAGAGTGGCTTGAATATAATTACCAGAATATATTCATGAATAAGAAAATATTTCCGGATCTTCAAGAAATTATAATAGTTCCCGGAAATCATGACTACTGGATTGAGAGACACTATGATGACTTCCTCACACTTAGAAAGATATTTGGATACTCTACTAAAGTTCTGGTTGATGAAGAGTATGAATATATTTCTGGAATTACTGGAGAATCAGTAAAGATATATGGAAATCCTAGAACTTCTTTATGGTTACACGCTTTCCCACATAAACCTGGAAATATTGATATCTTAGAAATTCCAGGAGGAATAGATATTTTGGTAACTCATGAAGCCCCTAGGATATATCAACTTGAATGTATAAAACAGTCTCAAGGATGGTATGGAAAAGATGAACCTGGGAATCTAGCATTATCACAAAGAGTATTAGAGATCAATCCAAGGTATCACGTGTTTGGTCACATACATTACCCGGAAAGAGGTGAAGTATCTGGAATAAAATTTATGAATGTATCTCAACAAACTAGAGAAAATTATACTCCTAAGATACATATAATAGAATATACAGAATAAAAAATAAAGAGAGGTCTTGACTAATTAAAAGTCAAGTTAAACCTCTCTTTTTATTTCTTAAAGATATTTTTCTAGAAATTCTTTTAATTCTTCCTCTGTACTATTTACAAAGGAAAATATTTTTTGTTTGGGTACATATTTTCCTTTAACTTTTTCTACACAAAACACTACTAGGTTAGTTCCAAAAAGTTCTAGTTGATCCATTCCATCATATCCTCCAAAGAAACTTCCTTTTTTAGTTTCATACAGATCTATATCTGGATAATTCTTTTCAAAATAATTGTAAACTTCTTTCTGTGTCATTTTTCTTAATTTATTTTACTATTTACACATATAAGAAAATCAACCGTCCAAAAATTCGACCGTCTGAGAAACCGGGAAAATCTTATAAATGTATTAGAAGACACAATAACAAAAAAGACATCATAGGCGTCTCAAGAAATGCGTAATGTATAGCTTGAGCTTGTGAAGAACTGAAAAATCATGTAAGGTTTAAATCTCACTAATCTCTTCAGAACTTCTACGTTTATGAGGTGCAAAATTAAACAACTTTAAACGACACAACAACACAAGAAAATAATTAACTGAATCTATAGATAAGATAGTTTAGCGGGTCAAAACACTAAGATAATTTGTTTTATCTTAGAGTCTCAGGTTAGAATCCTGATCAAGTTCTCTAGATTTATAATAGTTAATTATTTTATTTTTTTCCAACTGGATTCTGTATTAAAAATATTTTCCATCTCAAAAATGCTAAAAGCCTTATATATGAGATAATAAAAGTAAATAAATACTCCTTAAGCATGACAAAAAGCTTAAAGGAGTTTAATTTTTTAAAAATAAAGATTATGAAAAGAATTAACAAAATGAATGAGTTGTGAATGTAGTAAACAGTAAAGTAACGGCAGAATTAGTTAAACCAGAAATTACAGGACATGCTACATCAAATTTTGAAACAACCTTCCCTATTCCAAAGGTAGGAGAAGTGAAAATGAAGATTGACGTGACAAGTACAGTAACGTCATCAATAGCCGCTCAAGAAAAATTGGATGAGTTGGCAGAAAAAAGAGCAAACCGAACCTTAGAAAACATTGGAAAATTTGTGGGTTTGGTACTTGAGAAATCTCCGGAAATATTTGATATGTTCCAGAGTTTCGCAGAAAAGAATGAACAATACAAAGAAAAGTTCAGAGAAAAACAAAGCTTGGAAGAATGGGATGAAAAAGTAAATAATCTCATCTTCCTGCTAAGACAAAAACCTAGTTCAATGACGAATCTAGAGTTTTTAGAAGAGACGTTAGAGAATGGGGATTATGAATCTCAAAAAATCTCTAAATGGGCGATCTTACAGTTTAATAAAAATAACCTTGGATTGCTGAATGAAAGACAAAGAGATTCATTAGCTAGTATAGGTTTTATTGGCTATTGAAATTTAAAAAAGGTAGAAGGACGAGAAAAAGTTCTTCTACTTCTTTTTCTCCCTTGACTTTCTTATATATGTATTATTAATAAAATATATTATGGGAACAAATTTCTATGCAGTAATCCCAGTGAAAAAAAGGGATAAAGAAAAAGCAAAAAAATTAATTGACGAAAACAAATTTAGTGAAGCAGCCGATCTTTTAAAGGATATAACAAAAGAAATACACCTAGGTAAAAGATCGGCCGGGTGGAAGTTTTTATTCAACGCCAATCTCGGAAAATATTATGAACTTACTCGCGAAGGTATAAATAAGTTCTTCGCGAAAAATAATGTTATAATAAAAGACGAATATGGCGTTGAGTATACGGCCGAGGAATTTTGGGAGAGTGAATTAAAAGAGTTCTTGGATAAAGGATATGACTTAGAGAGCTACTATAATGACAATCCAGATGAAGTTAGTCCATATTTTAGCTACTCTCGATCAATACCTTCCGAACTAAAAAAATATAACCCAAATAAATACGGGGAATTTTATAGTGATGGTCTAAGATTCACCATCACTGAAGATTTTTGTTAACGCCATAAAAATAAAGGATATAAGTGTAATAAAAGCTTGTATCCTTTTTATTTTCTCCTTTCAAAGCCTTATATATGAATAAAATAAACTTAAAAGAAAGGAAAAGAATATGAAACAAATTTTACAAAACGTAGTAAATTTCGAAAAACCTAAAGTTGTATTAACTAGATGCAACACTGAAAAAGAAAAACATGTCCCGCTACTTATGGAAATAGGGGGATATATTGTTGCTATGAAGTATGATGAAGATAGCAATATATATGGAACAGAGACAGTTTATTTTGATAGATTTGGAAAAATAGATTTAGGAATACAAGAAATTATAATGGAATTTACTCCAGGAGAAACAATGACGCTGGAGGAATTAGATAAAAGGCTTGAAGATTATAGCAATTATGATCTAAATGGTATCTGTTATAGACTCAGTGATTATTATAACACTTATTATGGATCTGTACATTTTATCCAAAGATTAAATGAATTAGGAATAAATGTTAAATACCCTGAGAAATTATACAACGAAAATACTACTCTAGGATACACAATAATAGTAAAGAAAGAATCTGATATGTTAAGAATTACTGCAATAAGTAAACAATATCATAATGTTGGAAACTTCGAAGAATATCGTAGTTTATTTTACTATAATCTCAGTAAAACAGTAGATTCAGGTAAACTTATAGAAATTGTTACAGATAGAGTAGTAAGTTGTGCAATTTATGAAAGAAACCGATTAGGATTCAAGTATAATATAAAAATAAATGAGTGTATGGTACGACAGGTAAAAAGGAAAATAACTGACAATGATAAACTCGAAAAACTAATTAAGAAATCTATCAATGATGCACTGAAAGAAGAGGGAAATTAAATCCCTCTTTTGTTTTGTCCTTAAAGAAAAAAGAAAAGGATAGCACATATACCTATACCACCCTTTTCTCCTAACCGTCTCAAAAATGCTAAAAGCCTTATATATGAGAGAATAGAAGTTAAACTATAGAATCCTAAAGTATTGAAAGAAATTGGATATAATAGTTCTATTCTCTAATATCTTTAACTAAAACTCAATTAAATATTTATTATGAACATTGAGATTTTTAACGTAATACTATTCATACTATTCGCTGTAGTATGGATAGCTGGGAGTATCGTAGTGATATCCCTGGTAGCTTCAGTCTTAGTAAAAATATTACTGAAGGCTTTGATAGCTACTTTCAATTTGGTTATTAATTAATCAAATACACCCTGGGCAAAATGTGCCTGGGGTTTTTCTTTCATATATTAGAATCTAAAGGACTGTAGAGAGCAAAATTGTCCTTAAAGTTCGAAGACAAAGGAGCTTCCCATTATCCATCCCCTCCGATCGCTACCGCTGAGGGGATCTAAGGAAGAAACTTTGAATAAGATATATGGGAATGATAATAGGTTTTTCTCCGATTATTTAAATTTAAGTATATGGATTTTTATTCATATTTCCGCCTTCAAGAGGCGGATCTTATTTTAATATTAAAAAGTGTCCTTTTTTTTTCAGATTTAGATTTATTTACTATTTTATATTTTTATGATATCTAAAGTGACAAAACGCATGTATTATCCTTTTAAACTCTAATTAATGAAAAAGGGATCCTCCTGTGTCTTCAATTTAAAAAGACAATTTATTAAAACTGGATTCTGTATTGAATTAAAAATAACAATCAAAATATTTAATATTTATGATCAATAAATTACCTGATATCATAGTACCCAGAGGTATTAGATATATTTCAGAAATGGATAGTTTATTTAGATTTTATAAACTACCTGTAAAGTGTATAATAAATAAGCAACTTCCAGGTTGTGGTTTCACTGAATACTGTATTAATGGTCCTGAGAATGTAATACTTTGTTCTCCTAGAAAAATGTTACTTAAGAATAAAAAAGATCAACATGAATTTGAAGTTTATCTAGTTGTGAATGAATTAGAAAAAGAAATAGAGGTTGATAAAGATCTCTCTAAACTAGATAAATCTAGATCATTTATGGAAAAATTAAAAGAGTGTACTGGAGAGGATAAAAATGATATTTATAATCGATTAATGAGAGAAATTAAAGATTATATTAATTTCCGAAAGTCTTATGATAAACCTTATAAGATTCTAGTAACATACGATTCATATAGAATTGTAAAGGATATCCTAGAGAGTCTTGGAATATTTCAATCATTCTACACTGTAATAGATGAATTTCAAACTATCCTACATGATGCTAGATTTAAGTCAGATACCGAATTAGGATTTCTTTATTATCTTAAACAATCTCATAGTGCATTATTTGTATCAGCAACCCCTATGTTAGAGGAATATTTAAATATGTTAGATGAATTTAATGGTCTCCCATACATAGATATGAATTGGGGAAAAGAAGATCCTAGTCGAATAATTAGACCGAATCTAAAGGTGTTATCTATGATGAGTGTGGGGACTAAGTTACCAGAAATTATTCAATCCTACAAGGATGGTAATTTTGAAAGAGCTATTAGGATGATTAATGGATATCCTAGAGAGATAATATCAGATGAGGCAGTATTCTATGTAAACT